GCCAGTAATGGGTTAAGTGATAACAGGTGTCTGGAAATATAGGGGCGAATCCAATGAAATTTGTTAAAAAAGCTTTAACGTTTATAGCTGTTATTTTAATCTTTAAAGCTGTATTTTACTTTTTTTACAAAGTCAATCGGTACGACAATAAGAATCTGTTAACAGAGAGTTCGTCTGTACAGACCTCGCACACAGAAAGAACCACATCCTCTGCACTGCCTGCACCAGGCTATCATAGGTATGTTATAGGATACGATATAAGTGTTGAGTTGCCTGAAAAATGGTCTTTATTGTCTCATACTGAAATCAGTGAGATAAAGAATAAATCTGCTACTATCGCGGGTTCTCCAAGCTCCACAACACTTGCAGCAAACGCTAACAAAGATGCCAAATTTAATGATGGCATTTTTAGAGCAAGCATCACTGATGCTAATTTCACTTCTGACGATTTAAAGTCGGCAAGCCCGGCTGAGTTGGACTCTGTTTGCAAGGAGATAAGCAATAATATGAAGGTGTCCTTGCCGAAGATAGGGGCACGTTTAGCAAATGAAGCAAAATGTTCAATCTCAAAAATATCCGGCAAAGATGCTTTTTTGATTAATTATCAGCGTATAAATGCAGATAGTAATACTGTGTGGGATGTTTCTATCTATCAGGTTCCCATTAATGGGAAGTCGTTTATATTTACAGCATCGCGCAGTACAGATGCACGTAAGGAAACCATAGAAGAACAAGAGCATATCCTTAACAGTATTAAATGGGATTGATTCTAAGGAAAGCCTACTTAACAAGTGGGCTTTTTTATTCTGGTTCCGCTGACTAATAAATTTATCAGCAGTAATGATGCGACTTCATTCTTCCTGAATATGCAGATCATTTTCGATCTTCCACAGATCTATGAATCGCCACGGATAATTTAGACACTTCCGAGCCGTTGATAATACTGGTTTTCATATTCTGTCGGTGACATCTGATCGCTGGAACCATGCCGACGCTTACTGTTATAAAACATTTCGATGTAATCAAAAATATCGCTGCGGGCTTCTTCCCGCGTTCCGTAGATCTTTTTCTTTATCCGTTCGCGTTTCAACCAGCAAACAGTAGATGAAAACTACAGATATACCTGTAGCCACTGCCATCAGATAGAGTTTGATCATGTGTTTTCCTATGTGGCTATTGTGTGTAGATGATAAGTAGGTGCTTATATATTTTCAAGGTATAAAGGCGTCCATTCGGACGCCTGAAAATTAATCTTCTAATTCATCTGTCGGTGATGTCTTCTCGCGCCTGTCATCTATTGCCTGTAACGCAGCAATGATTTCAGCTAATGGCTTCTCCCGGTACATCTCGACGATCTGTGATTTGGTGTATTTCTTCTCGCCAATTTCCACACGCCCGCTGGCGCTCTTGGGCAGGTATCCTTCCTCCAGCATGTATTCGACCAGAGACTCGACGACGTCCAGCCCGCGAGTCGGGTCGAAGTAGAATTTCCATGAGCATTTGCCAAACGGAGGCGCGACTTTGTTTTTAATGCACTCGGCGCCAACGTCCTGTCCGATCTTCTCTTTGCCATCCTTCATGACGGATGCACCCAGACGGATGCGCACCGACGCGTAGAACTTCGGAGAGTCGCCACCCGGAGACGTAGTCGGATCGCCAAACATCACACCAATTTTGGTACGCACCTGGTTCAAGAAGATGATGCACGCGTTGTACTTACGCGCCCAAAGCGCCAGAGTAGGGAAGTTCGCACTTGTCGCGCGCGCCAGCGCCGTGTTGTCGTTCATGTTCAGCTGATCTTTGTCCTTCGCAGTGCCTTCTGCCATCTTGTCGAACTTCTCAGCCTTCGAGTTCGGAACCATCGACGCCAGAGAGTCGGCTACGATGCAGATAGGGGCTGTTTCCGGAATAAGCTCTTCGTCGCGCACCAGCTTGAGGATTGTGCCGATCAGCTCTACGGAGTCTTCGAAGGTATCCGGCTGTTTGTAGACCCACTGACCGTCGTCTTCGTCGGCGTTCAGTCCGTTCGCTACCGCCAGACCAACGTCGAAACTGTTTTCGTGGTCAAGGAATACGGCCAGACCATCCTGTTTTTGTGCTGACACCATCGCAGCCGTCGCGAGGAATGTGTTGTGGCTGATAATCCCGTTAGACCAGAAAGAGTGTGTTTCCGGCATCGCTACGTCGAACGTTGGTGCTTCACCTTCCTCAATAGCCACGACTTCGTCGTAGAACAAGTTAGAGTCAATTACCGCTGCCAGTTGTGCAAACAGATGCTCGTTAAAACGATTCTTTCTGCCAATGAAGGAGACATAGATTTCTCGCAGTTTGTCTATTCCGACACGATCGCCGCGGCCAATAACGTGATCTACCAGAACGTAGTCTTTACGAGAGGTCTTGGTGAGTGACTCGTAGAGTGATTTCACTAAGCCGCTGATGTGCGGAACGTAGCCTAAATAAGTGCGGTCAAAACTAATGTCCCGTTTGGTTGCCACTGCTAAACGAGCCGGAGACTCGAACCCAATCGTTGACAGGAAAAGGTCGTAGTTAGAGCCACTGAATGACAGCCGGTAATATATGTTTTTATAACCTGCGACGTGTTTTTCAGAGATAGTTGACGTAATCCCCAGATTCAGGAGCATGAGGCGAATTTGCTGTAGCAGCAGCCCACTCGCGCTCACAACCTCAATGCAGCGACCATCATTGACGTGGCATTCCAGCTCAAAGTAGCCGCGAAGGAATGCAATTTGAGCCTCGCTATTGGCGCGACGCACACTCAACGGAACCTGCTTGCCAGCAGCTTTCTCATACTCCAGACCATATTCTTTAAAAAGCAGCGAACGCACCTCTTTGCTAAACAGCACATGGTCTTCCGAGCCGTTATGTTTTCTCGTAACTGGCATCTTGTCTGATACCAGCGAAATGAGGCGGTAGTACTCATCCTTGATGAATGGATCTGTGTTAGAAACATGCACAGAATTTTCAGAGGCCACGTATCCGTCAGCAATTAAATAGCCCATCAGTTTTGCGATATTGGCATCCAAGTGCTGATCGCCGAATTGATGTGTGCCAACCATTGAAGGAATCGTGTCGCCTACACTGATTTTTTCAGCATGTCGCCAGACGACATTACCTAAGTCGTCAACCACACGGATTGGGTGACGGAACGTAGCCTCGATATAACCGCCTGATGCCAGCTTAATACGCTTGAATTTGCGACGGTTGTTCCATGTCAGGTGTGAGGTCTTCTCTATCACGCCATTTTCATTGATGAGTCCAACGTTATGCTCTACATCGCGAGTAGTGCATGTCGCTTTGTACCCTTCAATCTCAAACAACTCTTTCACTGTTACCATTCCACGCTCCGTCAGCAGCATGGTGTCTGCGGTAACACATTTCCCCGCGCTTGGTGGCCCGAATACTTCTACGATACGACCACATGGGAAACCGCCATCGTAACGACCGGAAATAGCTTTGTTTAACGGAGGAAAGCCTGTGTCAATCCAATGAGTTACTTTCTGAATTTCGTCGTTGCTACCGATTTTCTTTTTCAGAGCAAGTGCCAGTGCGGATTTTCCTTTTGCCATGATCAGGCTCCTTTTGTTTCGTTGATTCGTTTTAAAGCGGCGGATTCGTCGAATACAATCGCATCGTGATTAAGGAGTCTGGATACACGAGCGAGGATTTTTACGACCTGCTCGCTGACTAATCCAAACTCGCGATCTGTCGCTTTCATTCCGGCAGCGCCTAGAATTGACGGCAGTGCGATGACAGCGTACTCACCGTGATAAAAGACAATCTCTTTTGCCAGTTGGGTGGGGGTGGTTGTAGCGCCATTAATAATCGATTTAAGCATTAGCAATACCTTTCGAATGGAAGAACAAACACTTCAAGGTCTTCAAGGAACGAACGGAAATTCAGCTCGTAGCACAGTTGCTCGAATGCTTTCACGTCACGATTGCCTTTGATTGTTTCGATTTCGGTAGGCGGAAACTTCGTCTCAATCAGGTTCATTAGCGTGATGTTTCTCTTGAACGCTTCGAGCATTCGACAGCCTGTTTTCTCGTTGAAGGCATTCTTCGCTAGTTTGTTGAAGGCGGTCTTATGGCGTCCTTTGTCAACCACGATTGAGCCGTCGTTGATGCCGCGTACCATCGTTGCGACACTTCCCCATTCATGCAGCAGCTCTTTCGCACCGCCAGCACCAATGCCACCAACACCGCTAATGTTGTCCGATTTATCGCCTTGTAATGCTTTTGCTTCCAAAAATGCGCGAGGAGTAGCGAATCCTGTCAGCTCCGCAAATTGCTCAAAATTAACCTGCTTGTTTTTGGCGTCTTCGCGCAGGCTTACCCAGCTTACGTTTTCGCGAACTAACTGAAGCCAGTCGCTATCGCCTGTTAACAGATAGATGTGTTCAACGGTTGGCTGCGGTGCCATGCGGGATACCAGCAGCCCGGCCAGATCATCCGCTTCTGCATCTTTTGCAATGAGTTGGGTAACTCCAAGCGCGGTCATCATTTTGAGGATGTATGGCTTCTGGATAGCAAAGCCTTCCTTCATCTTTTTCATATCAGGATCGTCGTCGCGATTTGCCTTGTAGTCCGGGTAAAAGTCGCGACGCTTGTCACTAAATCCATCCCAAAGAATCATAGGTCGGGCATGGAGGATGGAGGCATAACGACGGACGTTCTTAACAAAGCCGAAAGCAGCCTGTACTTCCATTTCGCCGTTGTGCAATTTGTCAGATTGTTGGTGGTAATAACCCAGGCTATTGCCATCTACGAAGAGATAATTCACCGGTACATTCCTTCCAAAAAGTAAGGCGTCCGTAGACGCCTTACTGGTCACGTAATGGGATTACAGAGAGTCCAGCTCTCTCAGTAGGTCATCCAGACCTTCATCTTCCGTCGCAGATGCGGTTGCTACAGATGTCGCTGCGACTGCTTCAGACTCTTTGACTGATACGGCAACGGCAGCGGAACTTGCCTCTGGTTTAAATTCAGTTTCAACGGCACGGAGGATTTCTTCATCAACCAGACTGGTTGGTTCAGAAGCCGGTGTGTGCGCGGTTGCTACAGCCGTCGCTCCTTCTGTATGACCAGTGACAGAGCCAAATCCAGGTAGTGCCGCAGCCGATGTTTTCGCGGTTGAGGAAATTGCTGGTGCAGATGCTGCGGCAGTTGGTGCAGCGATGCCAATCAGACGACCCATAGTGCGAACTGTCGACAGAAGACGAGTTTCATCAGCCTGATTTGCGTATGCGATCAGATCATGCTGGGTGTTCCAGAATTTATCTTCGATATCGCCTTTGTAGACTTTACGCTTAGGCGAGACGTCATATTTGGTATCGCGACCAGAGCCAGTACGTTTAATCAGGAATGCGTAGCCTTCCTCTTTGCTCAGTGGATTGCCGATATCATCAGCGATGTCTTCGGTGATTGCTTTGCAGATATCATCGAATACAGTAGACGGCAGCTCGATTAACTGGCATTTCTCAGCATCTGCGAAATCCTCACGAGCAGAAAGAATGCCGTTGACCAGGTAGCGAGGAGTGGCACGCATTTGACCGATGCGTTCTTCCATTGCTTTGTTACCCTTGTGACGAGCGCGACCTTCCATCACCATTTCGCATAGCTGACAAGCGCGACCATGAGTATGTTGCTCACAAATATAAGCGATGGTTGCTTCTTTACCTTCCTCGTTCTGATACTTAACGTAGTGCATACCGAAAGTCTGGAAGAACTTACCGTTTGGGTCGTCCTTATTCGGGAAGATACGGATATAGTTGACGCCATCTTTTAAGCGAGTCAGATCAACGTTGTTACCACGTTTGGCGGCAATGTCTTCACGAGTTTTGTTAAGCAAATCAAGTAATGTCTTAGACATGTGTTTCTCCTTGTTGTGATTTGGCCGATGGCGCTATGCGCGTTGGGCTTTCGTTCATTCGTGGCTCTTTCGAGCTGTTAAATGATAGATCAGCACTTACTTATTATCTATCAAAAATCAACGGGGAGTAATAAAGCGTTCAGAGCCTAATCGCTCTAATTCAACGATGGCCATCTTTGACGCCTGAACGATCATGTCTCGGCGATGCGAAAAGGCGGCGACAGCATGTTTGTATATGTCTGCGATGTGCCGTGCTTCATCCAACTTCTGCCGTTTAGACAGATACTGTGGGTTTGTTTTAACCTTAGCGTCCAGTACAGACTCGTTGAACTTAATGCCGTTCATACTCAAGTTCTTACGCTCTGTGTCGTATAGCTTTGCTTCAACAGCTTCAAGGTTAAGTTTTGCCTCTGCGACATCTCGATCTGCCTGCGCTAGTTTTGACCCATACTCCATTAAAAGCCGTGGCTGTTTACGCCATACTTCCTCAAGGTTGTCGCGGTCGAACTCCAGATCGGCCATGATTTTAGAAAAAATATCAGTGTTCACTCTAATAGGTTCCTACTTATAAAATCTGTATCAATTATATCAAACAGAGAACGGGTTTATGGCGTCATGTCAACTTTGTTCAGGGGAAGATATTGAGATCACCGAAGATAATTAGTTGTCTTATTTTGGTAAGCTGTGCTGACCATCTTTAGGTCACATACATGAGATGGATGGGGTGTGGCATGAACGGATGAAATTCAGTCGCCGTTGACAGATGTCAACACTGTGAATAGAATACCATTATCGGAGGCGAATGAAGCAACATCCGAATAAGCATATTCAAGCAGCCATTGACTATGCATTAAGTAAAGGCTGGATCTGGGTAGCTGCTGGTGGTGCTGCACATTGTTTTTGCAGACTGCGATGCGGTAATCCAGAAGGTGAACACAAAACTCACCAAATGAGCGTATGGTCGACTCCGGGTAATCCCGAAAACCATGCCAAACAGATCAAACGAATGGTTGATCGTTGTAAATGATTTCAAGGCGGCATTAGCCGCCTTTTGCAGAAACTGTCCAACTATCTTCAAAGGAAAACTATGGCGCTTTATAACTTCACTCTGACGCTCTCAGGCGTATCGTATGAGACGGAAGGACTGGAAGACGCGCTGTACCAAAACGGCTGTGACGATGCGCTAATTTGCGCATATGGAAACTCCGTCTATGTAGAATTTGACCGCGAAGCACAATCACTTGATGCAGCTATCGCATCTGCGGTCGACAATATTGAATCAGCCGGTATCGGTGCAATTGTTGAATCCGTCGACTCGGCTCTTGTGGGCTTAAGCGATATCGCGGAACTGACAGACCTGTCTCGCCAGGCAGTGGCGTTGCTCAAAGACGGTAAGCGCGGAAGCGGCGACTTCCCTTGCCCTGTACAACGCATAAAAGGCCAGTCTCCTCTCTGGGATTGGGCTGATGTGGCTGAATGGCTCATGAATAACGGACGACTTAAAGAGGGCGATCAAATTGTCCAAAATGCCCGAACTTTGAGTAAATGGAATCTGGCGCTTCGAAACAGCGTCTCGAAAGATTTCAACGAAATAGAGCAAATTGCGGAGAAACTGATTAAACGCCGCAAAGATATTGCGAAATGCGCATAATGATGCCCGCCAATTGGCGGGCATCTGTTCTCTGTAAAGGTGTCTGGCATCGTCTGGTTCGTTAACGTTTACTAAACCAATGGTGACAAAAATTAGTTATCTTTGAAAAATAAAGGTTGCATGAAAAGAAGGGGTATGCGTTAATAGCATCGTTGGTTTGCAAGACAGACCTTATGTAAGCAGTTTTAGTAAAGCAGTCTCAGTTCAGTGTTATCTTCTGATTTCCCTTCTTCGTGAGTCTCCTCCTTAAGTGCCTAAGTAAGTCCCAATCTATACAGATCAAATTCTCGCCGCACTATGTGGCTCACAAAATTAAGAAGGTAATATCTATGTCTAATAAAATGACTGGTTTAGTAAAATGGTTTAACTCTGATAAAGGCTTTGGCTTTATTTCTCCTGCTGATGGCAGTAAAGATGTTTTTGTACATTTTTCGGCAATTCAGAGTAATAATTTCCGCACTTTGGAAGAAGGCCAGCAGGTCGAATTCTCTATCGAGAATGGGGCTAAAGGCCCAGCAGCAGCAAATGTCGTTGCTCTAAGCTGATTCAACGCTGATGATCCTCATTTCTACAATAACGAAGACGGTGTAAGCCTGAGTGGATAGATTTGTAGGATTGTACAAGTTGAATAAATTAGCATGGTAAGGCCATGCTAATTAAATCGACACAACGGCCAGTTTATTCCATAAAAGTGAATTGCCCATTGTGGCGAAATGCGGGGTTGCCGCATGAATAGTCAAAGGCAGAAGCTAACTGCCGGCATGGCAAAACAAAGTGCGTAAGAGGAGTGACTTCCTCAACAAGCGCCATAATTCTTTATAAACCCGCCAACAGGCGGGTTTTCTTTATTACTTATTTATTGTCTCCGCGATATCAGCCAGAATGGCCTCCAGTCGCTCTCCTTCTTCCGGTCGGAAGTACAGGATATTCGGGTTAAATCCGTAGAAGACGGTTGCATCAAGCTCTGGGAAGTACTCCTTACGACCAATCAGATCTGATGGTTTACTCTTATTGTTAAATAGTGCGGTTGAACGACTACCACACGTCAAAATGTAGGTTGGTCGTACAAGATTAATTTCTTCCCGCATAAAGTCTGTGAACTGGCCTATCTCGTCTTTGGTATAGTCTTTCTCTTTGTCCTTAACCTTCTTACAAACACCCGTGACATAAAGATCGCCCATGCGCAGATCTCCAACTGTCAGTAGTTTTGCCTTAAAGTCGTCGTATCCGTTCTCCATGAAGTAGCCGGTACGAGCGTCATTGCCGTTCGCATTGTCCAGAATGATCATGATTTTGGGTTTAATACCAATAGTCGGGCGTATCAACTCCTCACCCAAGCCCATTTCAGCCGCCATACGTGTCATGAGTACGTTGATTTCGGCAGAACGCTTAGGATTCATTTCGAACGGACGTGATGCTTTAACAGCGTCAATGATGAGATTGCCCATCAGCTCAGCCTGGTCGCGCAGTCGTTCAGGATCAGTTGCTGGCAGACTGCCTGGCTCAATTGACGCAAAAGCCCCTACTTTATGAAGCGACTCGCGTACACGACTGTTACATGCACGCTTCTCGACCGCTTCATCGAATTGTGCCACTGACTCGAATTTGCCACCAACTTTCTCACGCGCACGCATAATTGCCTGACAACCATTTTCAGAACAGCCTTTCACAGCAGAGAATGGCGCATACAGTGCCTGACTGCCGTCTTCGAGTGTGCGGATCTCAATTCGGTTAGATGACACATTAACGTCTGGTGGCAATACGCGAATGCCATAGGTCAGCGCATCCTTCACCAGCCCCTGATGCTTATCCTCGCCCAGAATGGTGAGCGCAGCTGCGAAGAACTCAGCAGGGTAGTGCGTCTTTAGCCACATAGACTGATAACTGATTAAAGAATAAGCAACGGAGTGTGATTTATTGAAGGCATATCCACCGAACTTCTCAAAGGCGTCCCATATTTCTTGGGCTTTTTCCTTACTGAGACCTTCTTGTTCAGAGACGATCTCCACGTAGTCTATGCCGTCACTAATAGCCTCGCTGTAGCTTCTACGCTTACCGTCTGAGCAATCCAGTTTTGCGTGTTTGTGAACCTCTACAGTACCTCCATTTTTGAGTGACAGTGTCACCCAGCCTGCTTGTGCTCGTTCTACAAAATCGCTGCCGATCGCTTTCATCTTATCCATGTTCTTTTTACCGATAGCGGAACGCAGAGCGTCTGCTTCGGCCATAGAGAACCCGGCAAGTACTCGGGAACTTTGCATGATTTGTTCCTGATAGAGCAAAACACCATTAGTCTCCCGGGTGACTTCCTCAAGACGCGGATGAATTGAATGTGGAGCCATGAAGCCTTTGGCCACGGAGACATAGTCGTCCAACATGCCGGATTGGATCGGGCCAGGTCGGAAGAGTGCGGTCGTGGCGACAACGGTTTTAAAGCTCATTGGCTCAATGCCACCGCCTAGATCTTTAAGCAGCTTGCGCATGGGGCCGGACTCCAGCTGGAATACGCCCTGTGTATACCCTGCAGCAAAACCATCCAGCACCTTGCGATCTTCAAGAGAAATGGCATCAAGATTGATATCTTCACCTGTGTTCTCTTTTATGTAGCGTTTTGCACTATCGAGCAAATCGAGAGTTGCCAGGCCAAGCACGTCCAGCTTAATTAGGCCCATAGCCTCGCAGTAACGCTTATCAAATGCGATACAACGCGCGTCACCACGGCGCTCAACCGGTGTACGTTCTGTCAGAGGAACACCTGCTACAATCATCCCTGCCGCATGTCTACCAAAGCCACGCATAAGGCTTTGTAACTTGCAGGCTGCATTGAATGCATCAGGATATTTTGTTGCGTATTTGTCGAGACTTGCCAGTTGTTCGCGCAGCTCTTCCAATGGAAGGCTATCATCCTCGACGTTCTTCAGTTCTTTTGATACCGCCATATCTGCGGACTCCACACCATAAATACGAGCGGTGTCACGTAGTGCAGAGGCTGCGCCCAGGTAGGTGAAGTTCGGAATGCCTGCAACGTAATCTTCGCCGTAGCGTTCATTCAGATACTCGATCACCTCATGGCGACGTGCCTGGCTGAAGTCCAAATCCGCATCTGGCAAGTCGAGACGCTCAGGGTTGATGAAACGTTCAAACAGAAGACCGTGACGGATAGGGTCGACGTTGGTTATGCCTATGCACCATGCCACCAAAGAGCCAGCGGAGGAACCACGACCAGGCCCGACAGGAATGCCAGTTTCACGGCTGTGATTCATCAGATCGCGTACCATCAGGAAGTAACCACAAAATCCCAGGCGAGTAAGCGTGTCCATTTCGTACTTAAGTCGCTCAACATAAACCCTGTTCTCAGAAGCCGGTGGTGTGTATCCAAACTCTTTTGTGGTAAGACGTTTACGCAGCCCTGCAACAGCCAGTTTCATCAGCGTTGCAGGTTCGTCGTCTGCCATCTTGGGCAGTGCTGGTGGCAATTCATGCCAGCGCCATGTACAGGCTTCGATAATGGAGTCCTGCGTTGTTGAGGCCATTGCAGCTGTTACCGGCACATCCATGCGAACGGAGAAGGCTTTAAGCGCCTCAAGGAGATGGCGGCGACCATTGACGGCGTTATCTCGCTGGTGGGGTATACGCAGACGATGCGGCTGGTCGATTTTTATGTTGTTCGTAACCATGTGCGCAATGTCTTTAATGTCTGCATCGTCGATCGATTCGTAATAAGCGGGATAGAACGCTACTGGCTCTATTTTCAGTGCGCTGGCTACTTTCATCGCTCGGACGTTAATCTGGTCGTAGAATGGGGTAGGGTGCGGATAAACCACGCTATAGAAGTTGTCTTTCCCGCCCGCTGTAATCAGTGAGCTTATGATTTTTGCAAAATCGTTGCGTTGGAACACGCTACCGATGTCGGAAGTGAGCAGGATGATGTTGCCTTTGGCATATGTAGAAACCAACTGTTCGAGCGAGAGACGCGGTACAAAGTAGAACTGTTCTCGTGTGTTGGCCACCGTCATTAGTTCGCAGATGTCGCGATATCCTTGCTCATTTTTAATTAGAGCGGTAAACGAGTAGTTACGTCCCCGCTCTAATGATTCCATACATCTCATAGATTCTTTAGCAAGTTTAGCCCGGTGCTCGTATGTGGGATCATCAACGATATTTAGTTTCACACCACAAATAACCGCCATGTCGTCACCAGCGGCACGTTGTAGTGGAATAACACTCGCAATATTCATGCTATCTGCTGAAATTACAGCGGTGTAGCCAGCTTCTCTGGCAATCTTCACCGCGTTTTCTGCTTTTAGAGCCGACTCCCCAAGTGAGAAGTCAGTTCGAACCATCAGTGCTTTCATGTGTTTTTACCTTTATGGTTTTTTTGATTTTGTCATTGGGGAAGCCTACGAACTTCCCATACATCGAAATCGCAACTTCTTTTGCTGATTGGTGACAATCGGGCTTGTCTGGACATACCAGACAAGCCTTACCAGTTTCAGAAGCAGCGATAAGAGAGCCGAAACATCCTTTACGCACGATCAACCAAATATTTTTTGAACAACTTCACGAGCCGCTTGTGCAGAAGCTGAAGGGAGTTTGTTAATGAAAGAACGCTCAATACCTGTCACAAAGTCGCCTCGCATCATTCCAATCTTGGCCGACAACAAAAGTTCACGAGGGCCAATTGGCTGACTGATAAGGTGTTCTTCGTATCCATCGCGAACGATACCGGCAAACTTAACCATCTTTTCTGCGTATTCATCCACGATACCGGCATTTATCAACATGTTGATCTCTGCCTCTTTGCTCATGTATTTCACATTCGAAACGATGCCAAAACGCGAAAAGTTCGCGGCGTTCTGGATGTTTGTACCCTGGTACAAGCCGGTTTCATCACCAGATCCGTTCGTGTTGCCAGTGCCAATGAAAGCAAACCGTTCATGCGGAGTAATGCGACGCCATTCTGGAGTCGCCTCTTTGATGACCAACGCTTCACCTTCCAGCACTGGCTGATACACGCCAAGAATCTGTGGAAACGCAAAGTCGTATTCATCCGCGAGGTAAACCCAGCCATGCTTCATTGCGAGCGCAAGCAAGCCAGGCTCGAAATACGTAGAGCCATCACGCGCCAGAATTTGCCCCGTAACATGTGCCTCTTCCATTGATGCTGTATGTTGGGCACGGATCAACGGACGATTGAGCAAAGCACATAGTTGTGTAGGCAATGACGATTTGCCTGTTCCTGCATGACCCCACAAATAGCCAGGTATGCCAAGTTCAAGCATCATGAAAATATCTTTGATCAGTTCGAAGTCGCCATATACGTAGCCTTTCTTCACTTCGGGAACGAACTCTGGATACGGCGTATTGACGTTGACGCTAACCATGAGCGGCGTCCCACGTTTTGTTCCGAGTTCTTCCACCGTTACGTTTAGCAGTTCGTGAGCTGCGACCAGATCTGTCTTGTACTCAACTGTGCCTGTGTAGCCAGGGCTACTGGTCAAGCCAGAAGATTTGGCCATTTCGCTTTTTTGCTCGGCACGTTTAGCTTGAATTGCATCAAGTGCCTTTTTCGATAGCGTTGGTTCATCTGGAAACTGCGTTGTGTACATTTTCAGTACGGTGTCAGGATCGGCATCTTTTACTGACTCAGGAATGCCCTCGCAATTACCATTGGCTACATGGGACTTAAAATAGTGAAATGATTTTCCGCACCACTTGCAAACAAGGTAATCAGAAGGATTTTTTTCATTTTGCAGTGCAGTAGTAGTCATGCGTTTTTCCTTTGTTTTCTAATGAGCGTTCAACTTCTTATATAAATATATCATTATCTATCGTAAGTGGTTACTTATCGTTAAGGCTGTTTTGTTCACTTTAAAATGATACGAGATAGTTCAGTAACTACAGATGAACCAAGACTATCAACGCTCGTTACCAGGGCATGATTTGAGTAAAATCTCTCCGGTGCGTCAGTCATGATGCCAATTGCCATCAAATCAATGTCAGTCTGCGTTTCAATTTGCTTCGCAACCGAACGCAAATGAGCGTCAAAACCTCTCCCAACAGCCCACGGCTCGCCATCGCTCAGAACAAGCATGATCTTCCTGTCCTCCATGCGACCGGAAAATAACGATGCAAGGCTGGCTATGCTTTCACCATCCACGTTATTAAGAAGTGGGAATGTGTAGCCTACGCACCCCATACGTGAGCGAACTTCGCGAGAATTTACCTTTTCATTCCAATTTTTGATGATAGGTAGCATTAAAGATTCAAAGCGAGAGAACTCATACTTGACAGCCTTAAGTTCTCCTGCCGCCATATGACTACCAAATGTAGTGAAGCCGGTGATAATGTTGGGAACATTTATTCGATCAAGGGCATCGGCGATGGTATATGCACTTGCAAGAGCCAATTGTATCGTTATACCCCTCATTGAACCTGATAAATCAATCACTTGTTGAACACAGGCGTTAACGGCTTTAGATTCTTCTTTTTTACGAAACACGCGATCATCATTCATTGCTAATCTGTAGATACTAGAACCATGAATGCGCCCCCGACGCTGGCCCGGTATAAACTGAACTCTGTTTCTGCTTGCTATTGCTCGCTCCAGGTCTTTTGCCAGCGTCGACGAAACACCTGACGAAAGATGCTTTTCAATATATTTGTCGAAGAGCTGGTTGCCTTCAGGAACGATGCGATAGCGGCTGATTGGACATCCTCCTAAATCAATATCGGAGAATGTTTTAATAAGCCGTTTGATATGGGCTTCTGCCTGATCAATCGAGCCGATGAAGTCGTATGAGCGATTGTATGGCCTGTATTCGCTTTTCGAGCTTTCTGTTAACTCGCTTTTAATCGTTTCGGATAGAGCATCTTCTGTCATGCCTCCGACTTCATCTTCTATGCTATCCAGCTCCTCTAAAGCCTCTTCCAGACTCATTTTTGACGGAGTTGGAATATCTGAAGAGCCGTCTTCTGTCGTTTTTCTTTTTTCGTGGTCAGCGGTTAATGATTCTGACGCCGCGTTATCAGAAGCATCAGAATCTGATACCTCTTTATCATTTTCTGTATCATCGAATATTGTTTCTGATGATTCAGAATTATCTGAATCATCGCTGTCGTTATTATCATGTTTGTGCTTACTGTGTGATTCTGATTTGATAGATTTGTGATTATCTAACGCTGAGGGTGTCTCATGATCTTCGTTGTCTTCATTGTTTTCTCCAGAGGCATCCGTCTGGTCAGCGTCTGAAGGATCGGAAGTTTTTCCCGGAGCTGACTCCTTACCTTTGCTTTCACTTTCAGTGTCTTTGAGGATCTTAGCTATGGTCGCAGCCACCTTTACACAATCCTCGGTGCAAGACATGTTACGCACGGCCACATCGATACCATGTTCTTTTAATAATGAAATTGGTTTCTCAATGACAGGCCAATATTCATCCATGAAATCTACGAACGGTGCTTGGCCATCCCAGGCTCTTACAACCGGACAGAGAAAGAAGTTTAGAAAAAGCGCGCGCTGATCTTTGCCACAATAAGCAATAGCCTCTGAAGCCTTTGGTTTAAAGACTTTTTCGATTATAAGGCGCTGAGTTGCCATCAGATTACGTCTTGTTCCGTTAAAGATCTGACCCATTTTTCGCTCGATGAACACGTCTTCTAAGGCATTCCATAGCGACCAGGAAGGAACGCGTCCTTTTTCTCTCATTTTGTTGGACACACGAATATCGGTAAACAAAATGTGAGCAACCTCATGATCGAGAAATCCGCGCACAGCATTCATCAATGCCGGTGTTGCGTTATCCGGGATTGATGGGATGTTTACGAGAATTGGCTCTCCATCATCGTTATAGCGTACATAAGCGTCGTCCCCTCGTTCTGCAACAGGGATGTTTTTACCTGAAAGGAGAGCGACTACTCGTTTTACACTGTCACGGAAGTCCTGAACCTCTTTGATGGAACGTTTTTTAGACATGGCTAATCCTTTGTTATGAAAACAAATTATTTACTAGTGTGTTTAATGTAGCACTGCGCGAACAGGGAACTAAGCCATTCGCGCAGGGAGAAGAGGGGTTAACAGATTCTGACGGCTAAAGACCCGGAGCCGGTATTGAGAAGCGTGAAGCGTTTGTTGTTAAGTTCGAATATAAATCCAGTTGTGTCATTCACACCAACCTGAATCTGCTCATTCGGTAGATCGGTGAGGATGTCAGCTACACACTCATCAGCTAATTTCTGTACGTGTCCGATCTCAAGAGCGATTAGGCTGGAAATAGTGGTGTTCATTCAATCAATCCATTCTAACTTATACTATGGTAAGGAATACTACTAAAATTTGTATCAATACTGAATACATTCATATCATATGCAAGTTGATTTTCTTACCTGTTTTGGGCTAATTTTTCTCCGTGCAATGGCCTTTAACCGGTCTTTTAAGTGCCTATCGAAAAAAATGATAATAGCTTTACAACCCTAACCTTTGATGTAATATCGGTAAGCACTTACCAGAGAGAATTGAACGCGCAAAGGTTGTAACCATGTCTGATAACAAGATTGAATTTATAGAAAGTCGCTACGCTGCTTTTATCGCAGGGTTGATTGAATCCTCACCTATGAGCCAGGCCCAGATAGCCAAAACAATTGGGTATAAAAACGCCAACAACCTTTCTTTAATTAAAAGCGGCAAAATTCCTTTGCCTATCGATAAGGTTCGTCCGCTGGCGCTGGCACTGGGTATTGAGCCAAGTCGTCTTATGATGATGGTGCTGGAAGAACGCCAACCCGAACTCGCAGCATTTTTATACAAAGAAGGCACTGCTCCTCTTAACGAGGACGAAAAACAGGTTCTTGCTGCATATAACGAGCGATTCGGTAAAGAGAAAGGCGCATCACAAAAGGTTGTTGAGGCCATAAAGTCTCTATGAAAAATTTACACGAATAAGCTCTGTTGATAGACGATCTCCCTTAAATTTGTGGTCAATTTCGTCTAAATCCGGTTGCTCTACGATTGATGCGATGTACGTCGAGAAACTTTCTAAGGCGTCTCGCATCTCGTCCATATAATCGTGCCGGTCGTAGACCCGATCTATCCCCTCAAGACTGTGGTTCATGATTTTACGTGATACCTCCTGGCTTATGCCTAATGCTGGGAAGTAACTACGCGCAGTACGGCGCAAATCTCGGGGTGTAAATGGCTCAAGCTCCATCAGTTCTGGTCGTTCCAGAATACGACGTAATGCCTGGGCTATTGCCACTTTAGACATAGGAAGGTCTTTCCCGATTTTTTTATTCGAAGGCACGAGCCACTGGCTGTCTTTACCATATTCGAACAACTCTTCAATACAAGTGCGCATTAATGAGCTTAAAGGCAGAGAATGCTCACGGGCAGATTTGTTCCTCTTGCCTTGATTCCAAACCCCACGCTTAAGATTGAACTCACTTTTTTTAGCCCGCAGTACTTCGTCAGGTCGTCTTGCGGATACAAGACATAGCCTGGCAGCCCATTTTGTACCAGCACACACATTGAAGTAGTCCCATATATTCCAGAACACCCATACCTCTGCGTCGGTCAGCTTCCGCTCGCGAGGTGTGGGCTTTGCGCCACCGGCAACTTTGTTAAGTGACATATCGTTTAACGGTGACACGTCTATCATCCCCTGGAAGGCGCACCAGCTAAGGAACTGCTTCATCAGAGAGAAAACGCGGCGGCCCATAACAATTTTGCCATCCAGTATTAGTGGGTTGACCAGTTGGTTCACCATGAACCTATTAATGTCACTTACTTTTACATCGGCAATGTGCGGCAAAACATGTATCAAAATACAATGAACAGCGATCTCTGGCCGACGTCTGGTTATCAGCAGAGATAAGCGAGTGAATAACATGAATGCGTCCGAGAATCTCATGTCATTGCTAACCTGCGAGATCATAACGGCCTGCATTTGAGATGCTCTTTCGAGATACTCTATCGCCTCTTTTGAGGTGTTCTCCGCAGCGCGTGCTCTGTCAAAGCTATTTTTCATATGACAATCACCGAGTTACGCCGATGCACTGTATAAGTAAACAGTATATTAGGCATAGATTCTTATAGGATCAAGAGTAAAAGTAACTCATTTTCAGCAATGATTCCATACATAGTAGGTATGGAATCATTTTGACGTTGTTTTTTGAATTTTAAGGGAAATGGGAGTGAGTTTGGTGGGAATAAAAACGGCTCCTGTGAGCCGTTAAAATCAGAGGGTGCTGACGTATGCAGCCAGTTCTGTGTATCCGCCAATCGGCTGGCCATCGATCAGCACCTGGGGGATAGTCTCTACCGGTTTACCAACAATTTCACTTAGTTTTTCCTTGTCGATACCGGCAGTGGTGATGTCGATGTACTCATAATCACCGTAGCCATGTCCCTTTAGTTGCTTCGCCAGCTCGACCGCACGTTTGCAGTATGAGCAGTTATCTCGTCCGTAGATAGTGATCGTCATTGCTTTGCCTCATGCCACTTTTGCTTCAGGAGATAGCCTTCCAGGGGCCAGATTTGATCGATAGCATCTTTTCGAGCGTACTCGCGACCAACATCAAAGTTGAAGATTTCTGGTCTTACGCACGCAGATTTTCCCGTTACGGTATATCCATTTTTGAGAACCATAACGCAGAACGTTAAGAGTTTTAACGACTCATGACCTTTGTCGATATCTGTTTTTGAATTGTAAACAGAGATGAAGTTATCCCCGTGGCTGGCATCATATGCAGTGAAATAATGTTCACTTTGAATGAGTTGTTCAATGTGTTCAGGGGTGACTTTTAGTGGTGTGTTATCTTTGCTGGTCATTATTTCTTCCTACAAAGTTCGTAGACTTGACTCTTTCAGTTGCAAAAAAGGGGCCGAAGCCCCTTTGAATTTTGCGCTGAAAAAAAGTGTTGCTAGGATGTTAGCAAGCTATGGTTAAGAACGTCTGCCGTAATTGTCTATCACAGCGTTGAGCGGTCTGGTTTATGTTAGCGGAGTCTTAATCTGGGTGATTAAAAGGCCAAACCGCTCAACGCTGTGTCTGGCGGAGAGTAATGGAATCGAACCATCATCGCTTGCGCAATGGGACGGTTTTCAAGACCGCTTGAGCACCATGCTCCCTACTCTCCAGCTATTGTGATGGTCGGTGCTGAACTCCGACACAGGGTTGTAGCAAGCCCCGCAAAGCGCGCACTACTGTAGTTGCGGCACATCAGCCTGTGCATTCATCACAACGGTAAGATCACTACCTTTCGACCAGTCATTGTGCACATGAACGACGATTAACCGTAATGATCTTATCGTTGTGTTGTGAAGCCAGATGCTTATCTTCTGGTTGCTTCAAAGAGCTGCACTTCCTCACAACGGTAAGAGCACTGGTCTGACTCTATCGATTTACGGGCTTGTGGGTCAGTATCGCCGATTCGCCCAATGCTCTTACCTGTTGTGTTGGTGCCGGTTAACGGGATCGAACCGCTGACATCCTGCTTACAAGGCAGGCGCTCTACCAACTGAGCTAAACCGGCAATTTGGTGGGGAGTGATGGAGTCGAACCACCCGAGTCGCAATGACAGTAGATTTACAGTCTACCCCGCTGCCCCTACGGACTAACTCCCCTAAATTGGCGATGGTGGGTGGATTCGAACCACCGACCAGTTGGTTAACAGCCAACTGCTCTACCGCTGAGCTACACCATCAATTCAGCACTGCCAGTATTTATTACTCAACAGTGCCAATCGCGACGGTTTAGTTTCTGCCAGGAAACGCACCGCTACTTGCACTTTTCGTTAGTGCCAGACGCTTTCGACTTCGCTCAATAGTAGAAGGCAAAATCTTTAAGTAGATGATGTTTCTGAGGACAGCACCTACTTTGTAATTTATACAATGTGATGTATGGAATCATTTGTTGTGAAAACAGGCACCAATGGCAACAGTGGTTAAACCTACACAACAATCCTGTCTTCACAACGTTGAGGCCACTACTCCGATTGAATGTTTGCCCAACATGTTACATATCAACGCTCGCCGGTATCTCTGTGAATAGAACCTTAGAATTGATAAAAATGTAATGGCCTCAACGTTGTGTGCTGGCTAACCATACCAGCCGGGCTACGTCGCCGCTTTTTAACCCAGTATAAACGACATAATTGAACAAAATGACGTAACAGGATGGGCGGTCAGTGGCTAAGAATCCGGGAGTCATATGGAGTTGAAAATATACCAACCGCCCATTCTGTTACTTCATCGGAGGGAACATGAATGTTCCCTCCTGCGTTCTGCAATCACACTCGCTCAGTGTGTCCCATTTCGGTAACGAGGCTGGAAACTGACCTCGCTGGTGTTTGGCTTATTAGGCTACTGCCAGATAGACTTCTTCGTTTGCACTTGTATTTAAGTTCAAACAGTCGCGTCTCAACGAAAACAAAGTCATCTTATACATAAAAGATAAGTAAGTAAATACTTATCACCATGTTTTTATTCGGTTGTGACTTTTTTGATCAAGGCCACTCTACGACTAGGTGTTCTTGTGATGGTGGCAGTGAATCGTTTCGCTTGGATAGTAATGGTTTCGTTCTCCTTAAGTTGCCCGTAGCGAGTTTCCACCAGGGTGCCAAGACGCCACAGACCATCATCGATACGTTTATGACTGGCAAATTTAATCAGCAGCAGTTTTACGACTAACTGACCTACGTAAAAGGCGAATGCGACTCCGGCCGCTAAGAAATAGGTGGCCAACCACCAGTCCCAAGAAGTTAAATTGCTCATTTTCTAACCTTTGTTTCATGAACTACCCGATACACACGCTTTCCGATGCACAGTGTTTTGGTTTTAAGTTCCTGCTTAATTAAATCACGACAGATGCCGAAGCCGATAAGGAAGCCACCCATAAAAGCTAATGAGATGTATGGAATCATTTTAACGCTCCTGATTCTACTAATTGCTGTAGCAATACTTTCCCTTTATCAGTTAACTGGTAGTTGGCCGAACACCACGTTTCAGAAACGTTTGCAACCAACCCTAACCGCTCTAACTTAGCTCGCGTTTTAGGCTTCCAGTACTCAGGGAACTCCGGCCACTTACTTATTTCATGAAGCGTTTCTTTCTCCCGTTTACTTAATACGATCATTCTTTATCTCCGATTCGATCTTCGGTATCGCGTAAGCAACGCGGCCATTTCAGTCGTGGGTGGCGTAAGCTGCCATCCGGCGTTTTCTCGTGACAATGAACCTCGACAATACGACCACGGTACTTCTCTTTGTTGTTCCAGATCTCGTCCAGATATTTATGCTTAATGCCGCTCGCACGAACAATCACACCGTTTTCAAGGCGAATAACAATTTTTCCAAGCGTGTTGGCAAAACCAGAGTCCGGGTCGCCAGGCTCAAAGTCGATAATTTCACCATCTTCTGAATCTTCGTCTTTTAACTTCCACCAGCTGCGGGTACGTTTAAACTCGTAAACAGAGTTCGGATCTTTGCCCATCTCCCCTTCTTCGTTATCGTCCAGGCGTTTCATGAAGCGTTCGATGAAGTCTTCGTGGCTATGGATGATATAGAACGGATGCAGGTGAATGTCTTGTGCGTAGCCTTCACTGCGATCGTTTTTAAACAACGCCACCAGCATAGCCAGGCGCTCTTTCAGCTTCATACCTGTCTTTGCATACTCTTTGGATTTAGCCTGTGCCCGCCATTCCGGTAGGAAGAAGTCGAAAACATGATAAATAGCGCCAATTGCCTGCACGTTCTTTTTGCGCAATGCAGATACGGACTGGTTAAATGAACCGGCTGTTCCTTCACCATCGAAGAAGATGTGTTTGTGGCCTGAAAGTTTGCCTAATTCGAGCATTGCTGGCTTTAGGTGATCGAGAGACGTGATTGGATTACCAGTACGAGAAAGGAAGTTAACCTCTTCCTCGTCAACAATAACCTCACAAATTACTCGCAAACCATCGAGCTTAAGGCTGCCAATCATCGGCCATTTGGCTTTAGGATTTGGCTTGAAGGGGTATTTGTCGCCTTTTTCTTTATACGGTGACGCCAGCTGCACCTCGAATTTCGGAATGGGATTTTCAAAAACCTTGTTGCATAGGCTAATCCCAACACCTGCTTTCGGGTCTTTTAAGAGGAAACGACGGAACACGTCCTGCCCATCGGCGCACATTGACGCCACGATAGACTCAACAGCTGCTATTGCTGCGTTCCCCGTCAGCTCGCGAGAGGCCAGCTTATTCAGTATATCAATGGCTTTTTCGTCACTTGGGACGGACTCACTAAGCGGCTCTGCCACTTTGTATTTCTTTACCCCAAAACGGATGAAAGGGTTGAGCATCAATGAAACCATGCTTTGCTCGAAGTCATCCATGTTGGCCAATGCCTCTTTTTTTGCATTGGTTCCCATAGCTTTCATTTCGTCCAGCTTATGCTTAAGTGCGATCAACTTTTTCATTGTTGTTTTGCCTCCATATGTTGATCGATTTGCTCATGTGTTTCTTTTGTTGTTTCTTCAAGCAACGCCGCATACACGTCAGTGATCGCTGTTTGTGATGTGGTGCTCTTCTTAACCATGCTATTAATCGTTACACTGTCACGTTTTCGTTTTATAGTTCTGGCTTGTTTATTCCGTTCTTCAACCTCCTTAATGAGCGCGGTCATATCTTCGAAATACAGAGATTCTCCTTTACGAATCTCTTCAACCATCATTTTTAACGCCTTGCATTTGCCTGCTTTAATAGCGGTTGCGCACGACTGGAAAGAAGTTCGAGGAAGACGGTTTTCTTTGAAGGCAAGAATGGTGTGCTGGCAAACGGAATAGCTGCAATATGCCGACTCACCGTTTATCTTTACTTCCTCACAACGAAGTGAATAACCGTTATTTCCTGAAATAGAAGGGATTTTTGACAAATCAGCTTTCACAACTACCGCCATAAATAATCTTGTACTTACCTATCGTTATTTGCGTAAAAAACGACGCGCGGAGAGATTACCAACTTCCCCAGCTAACCATCTTGCGCTGATTGCTTTCTAAGCGATAGGGGACAAGAAGCTCTGTGACATGATTGGTGGCGTATGATTTGGCCTCTTGCTCTATCATCGGTAATTCGTTAGCAATCCTGACCACCTTCCAAGCAAATTCCGCCATTACGCCATCACATGCCTTCCCAGCATCAATAACGATATGCACCAGATCCAACTGGCTTTTGCACATGTCGCAAAGAGACGCATACTCACTCTCTCTGATTACATTTACGGCATCATTAGCCCCTTTATTAAGCAAGACTTCCAACAGGTTTTTCGGGGTAACGAAATCTGCTTTCAGAGATAATGTCTTTTCACCACTTATCGAACGCAAGTACTCTTCGTAGTTATTCTTCATCAAACCGCTGCTGCGCATTGCTAGAACTGCTTCTTGAATGGCCGCTTCAATAGTTTCGTCGTTTGAAAGACAAAAAACGGTATTTGTGTAGATCACTTTGCCATCCATCCATGCACCAACCTGCACTTTAAGACTGAGCGGGTTTTCTTTGCTAATAAAAACAACTAATGCAGAACGCCGTGCACAAGAAGGTTCACCCCATACGTGTAACTCAACTTTCAGATAAGGTAGCCCTGGTAGCGGGATCTCAACCAAACGAGTGGCGATATGATCCATTGCTGTTTTTACCGCTTTTTCAATGATGTCTAGTCGATTGCTCTCGCTGATTTCTAAACCAGTTTTATCAATGATGTCGCAGGCTAATTTCTGAATTTCGTCTTTCATACCAACTCCTAGCTAACAGATGAAAGTATTCTTACAGAAAGATAAGTAATCATCTACTTATTTTAGCGGCACTTGTTACGATAGCGCCTTAATGCCCAAAACCTTGCTTTGCAACTCCAACTGTTTGGTATACGGTTTTGCCCGATAATAGGCTTTGATAATTTGTTCTGGCGTTGCATCGCCTGGGTCGAGTCCTTCCTCGCCCAAACATGCTACTTTGACATTAAGACCAATACTGGTCAGTCGCCTGGCTGCGGCCATAGTGTTGCGTATAGCTTGCTTTTCACTATCCCACATCATGATCACATTACGTAATCCACGCGCCTTGAGCGTCAGGAACGCGCCCAACTGATCTTCTGCATCCTGAGTGGTGTTACCAGATAGATGCATCCCGAACGTTCCTATCGGTTCCACGTAATCACGTAATGTTTCTTCATCAAAAATAGCTCGTTTAACTCCCATAACATCGAACGCCCCCTCACAGACAACTACAGTCTGTTTGCCGACCGCATTATGGCCGTTGTAGAGAAACTTACCTGAAGCTGGAAGCTGCATAGGAAAGAGGTAGCGACGTTCAGCTGTACCGGTAATGTCTCGCCCCTGAAATGTCTTCATTACCCCATCCAGATCGTAAACCGGTATCAGTATTCGCATATCGAATATCTGTCCTTTAACCTGATCTGTATACGGATCTACATAAGCGTGCTTGCCTTCGACGCAGTATCGTAGGTCAAAATACTTTGCCATTTCAGGCGATATGTTTCGTTCAACCAGATAGTCTGGAAGACGGCCATCTATAGGAAGTTCGTAATGACGAGGGAGTGCAAGTGGTCCCTCTAACTCGACTGTGCTTGCAAGCACTATCTCTTCTTTCTTTGGTGCCCACCCCTGGGAAAGAAGGGCGTTCTGCACATATTCCTCGAACTGTCGTCGTGATTTGCCGCTGTAGTGCTTGAGGAAGACCAGCTTATTGAACTGAATCTCTTCGGGATGATCACCAGCGAAGCATTTACCGACGCCACTGGTCAGATTGAAATATACCTTCCAGTTGGAGCTGCCACATACCGGACACTCCTTGATATTCACTTCACGACCGCGAGTACTCACGCCTCCACGTCGATAAACGATACCTTCAGTATCCAACCATTGTTCAAAATCTAATTCGGTAATTAGCTCTTTCAGCTCGCTCACGATAATTCCACTTTTAACAGGCAATATTGTGACCAACCTAAATGTTGATATAACATAAAGGCTCATGTGTTTTTCTTTTGTGGTTTGGCAAAAGAAAAGTTGTTTCACCAATGAATCAAGCGTGGAGGTGTTCTCCACGCTTATTTTTTAGGTAACGTCTAAGATTCGCTCAATGAAGCGCATTTGTTCGAGGTTTTGTTTAACGCGAATGCTGATCCCTCCCTGCTGGTTACGTGAACCAGCAAAGTAGAGACGAGCCTCTCCTTTCGCTTCTTCTTCTTCTGTTTTGTTGATCGTTATTACCAGGTCAGCAATACGTACTTTTTCGATGTTGTCGGCAGCGTGCATCATTGTGGCAACTTCTGACGCGCCACCTTCACGGTTTGTCTGCGATGCCGTGATCCCAGCAACGTTATGCTTGTCATAAAGAGCACGTAAATCGGTGTAGATACTACGAATGTTGGCGCGATCATCACGAAGGTCATAACTGGCACGCATCAAATCTGCGTAGTCGACAACAACCATGTCAGGTACCATGCCGTTGGCTTTCATGCTGTTAAGCATACGGTCCAGATCTGCCGGTGACATACTTCCTGACGGACGCTCAACCACCCACAAACTACCAATCCCCTTCGTGGCTCCCAACTCTGCCAACTTACGATGAACCTCATCGCGCCGTTCCACCAGCTTGGACATTTCTGTCTCCGACAATCTTGCATCAAAACGGTCGGATAAAATGGTGGTGTGAACCTCCAGCGAGAGATACAGAACATTGTAGCCAGCAAGCGTTGCGTTTATGGAAAACTCACCCATTGCGGTCGATTTACCGGATTTAGCGAACCCCATGAAGAGCACCATTTCACGCTTCGCCCAGCCTTTTTGGTACAGCAACCTATCGAGCAGAGGGAGTCCAGTTGTAATGCTGTTTGGCACATACTCCTCTGAAGCCTCATATTCACGCGCTTTCAATCGCTCACTTGCGGAGGTGTAGTAGTCATAGATTCCGGTCGCTTCGTTCGATCCAATCTGCTGAACCTTGGCCATGATTGCCATCGCCCCCTGAAAGTCGCCCTTCTCTTTCAGTTCAGCAGCCTTAATCAGAGCATCATCAAACGCTACGCTTTTTGCGAAGGTTGATACCTGGTCAACCATGTACGAGGTATCAGACAATTTTTCTGCAAGGATGCGCTTAAACGCAGCAACAACATCGGCGAATAGTTCCTCACGGATAGTCTTATCGCGTTTCGCACGCTTAAGCATATCCAGAATCGCAGATGAAGAGGGCGCGCTCTTGTACATACGGTAATAGCCCGAAACCATATTAACCAATATGGCATTGGCCGCATTGGCAAATTGGCTAGGTACAACCAGATCTCCAGCACGAGTAAGAAACTCGTGATCACGACAAAAATAGGCCGTCAATCTGTTCTGAAAATCTTCATCAAACTCTTCGGACAGCCCGCGTCCTGTATGGCAAAGTTCGGTCATGTGCTTTCCTTTGTTTTTTAAACAAATTGTTTTCTAGTATTAGTTAATTAGATAGGGGATCAATAAACCGCCGTGCTTCTTCCAGTTCTTCTGGAAAGTGGGCGGAAATAAGGCGCTCTGGAACGATTTCCATTAGCCAGATAGCGGAGAAAATTGCGCGTATGCGCTTGCTGCGGGGGATGGTGCGTAAACGCTCCAGAATCCACTCAAAATAGCTTTCCTGAATCGGGTTGAACTGCATGTCTCCCATATGCTTAAAGCTAACCAGAGAGTCATCCAGACGGGTTGTTGCGCGTCTGGCTAATTTCTCTTCAAATATCTCAATCAGTTCTGGCTGCCACAAATGCTGTGGGCGCGGCAGCTTGTCCCACAGCCGTCGTGCAGCTGCGGAAAGAACGGTGGAGATAAAGTAGTCGTATGAGCAGCAATAGCGATCCGCAAACTGGCGTGCTTTCCATAGCGACGTTTTATTGGCAGTCGACAACTCCTGATAAGGCAGGCGTTTTAACCCGGTGGTGAACGGAGCTGTTTCAAAGTGTTCGCGACCGTGCGTCAGCATGATATTTGAGTACTGACGTTTGTATGCCTCCGTAAAAAGACAGGTGGCCATGAGAGGATGCATGTCGCGGTAATCAAACCACTTCGTCTCGAAGAGTTCAGCCTCGTCTTTACAGCGCGACAAACCAATGTTATCAGCGACCCACTTGTCCATAACAGCGGTATTCCACTCTGTCATGAAGTCGTACTGGTCGTTGTCGATGGTATCGAAAAAGATTTGGCTCATGTGGCTCACCTGGTAGGTAGTTACTTACTTATCACAATGAGCGGATGATAGCGACTGGTGGCAGTTTTTGGAAGTGGAAACGGAAGGGAGTTGTTCTGGTGGTGTCTTTTAAAAGACCTGCTTCCGTATATATTTAATAAGTTACTTATTATTTATATATACAGAAGCAGGCATAACTTGTCGTCTTAGACGCCCAGAAGCTCTACACTTTGAGCCTGTTAAATTGATTAAAAACTTATGTGTAAAATAGAACGCATTAGTCAGTAGCAAAGAGATGCAATAATGGACGATTTATCGGTATACGCGAGATCATTGGATAAGGCTAAATACTATGTTTACTGTCTCTATGATACAGAAGACAAGATGAAAAGACCGTTTTACATAGGAAAAGGCAAATCGACTCGTTGTCTCGATCACATCAAGTATCCCGATGACTCTCCCAAATCCATGCGGATCAAAGAACTTTTGGCTAATAAAAAATTAGGCATAGATATACTTCGTCATGGTATGGATGAAACCACAGCCAAACTTGTTGAGGCGACATGCATCGACCTTATGGGGGTCGGAGAGCTTACGAATAAGGTACGAGGAAGTGGTTCCATGATGGGCAGAATATCACTGGACGCCTACCATCACTTAGTGCTGCAAGAGGAAACTGAAATTGCTCCTGAGCACGCCGGTCTTGCCTTCCTGCTAAACAGCACCTACAAGTCAGGAATGTCCGCTCTGGCATTATATGAAGCTACGCGTGGCGTATGGGCAAAGGTTCCAAGAGACGAGAATCTCAAATATGCCTACGCTACATATGGTGGGCTGATAATGGAAGTTTATCAGATTGAATGCTGGGTCAAAGCCGGTTCTCAGCAGTACTTTACAAGGGATATAGCTCTTGGCCCCGACACAAAACGTTATGAATTTGTTGGCAGAATAGCCGATGAGCATATTAGAAAACTGTATGTAGGCAAATTAATCAAGAAGCCACCAAGCTACGGTAGCCCTTTTGTGAAGGTTGGGGTGGTTAGGACTGAACATAGTGTTAGCGCGGCATAAAGCTGACACTGTAGTTATGCATTGGCGCAATGTACGCGCCAATGCATGATTTTTAACCTTTCTTCATCAACTCTCGTTTGATTTCATCGGTACGCATCGTGACATCGGCAGCGGTGATCGCCTCATTCAATTTCACGATGTCCTCGATTTCCTGCGGTGACTTCTCTGCCAGATGGAAAATGGCTGCTCGAATCACGTCAGAACGAGTGAACTTCTCGAAGCGAGGGATGAACTTCATCATCTCCAGCAGTTCGAAGTATTCGTCCTCCAGTGACATTGTGCGGCTTTTAATTTTCTCTTTGCCACGAGTCGGGCGTCCCTGTGGTCTGACTGGTTGGCGCAAAGGAGTTGTGTTCTTAGCCGGTGCATCAGGCTCTTTGCGCTTTGCTAGGTCACCCATTTTCATGGACATTATTCTTCTTCCTCCAGACTCAACAGATAATCTACAAATTCTTCAAACTCGGCTTCCGCCTTTTTGTCGCGCTCGCTACCGGTCATTTCAAAGATAGAACGACCAGACTCTTCCGCATCATCATAGACGTTGCGGTTATACAGATTGACTGGCGCAGACTCGATTCCAAACGTCTCAACAATCTCTTTAGCCGCCAGAATGCGAGACACTTGTGATGGCAAAGCCGGACACTGGTTCATGACCGCGCGGACCTTCACTTTATCGTTTACATTGCGAACATTGTCGATAATAGGATCGATGTCACGTAAAGATTTCAAATCACGACGCTTAGGACGCAGCGGGATAATGATAACGTCAGCCATCAGCATCGCTTGTCGCTGAATTTCGGAGTCGAAGCCACCAGCATCTACCACTACAAACTCAGCTCTACCCTGAAGCGATTTTAGGTGCTTAATGATGTCATCCTGAACGTATGCAAAAGGAATCAGCTCAAGGTCTTCGTTCTGTCGACGGTCTTCACACCAGCTCGTTGTCGTGCGCTGAATATCTATATCGGTAATATAAACCTTCTTCTTCTTTTTGACTTTCAGGCAAACGGCAATTTGCTGGGCAACGGTGGATTTGCCAGGCCCGCCCTTTGTGCCGCCAACCACAAAGATCTTGGTCATTGGAGAGTTCCCTTTGCGTATATAATTATCGTCTGAAACAACTTGTTTTCTTATATGTGATATAGCCTAAATGCCTACGGCTGCGGTGTAAAGGTTAAATGGTAGGTTGTGATTAACAATTGGCAATCATAGCTTGTATTTGTCTGTTGAAAAAAGTAACAATGACCTCTATATTACAAGTACGGTGATATGCCGTACACAATTTGATAATGCACACGTAATGGGCTATAGCCTTTTAAAGTAATTTTTGAGTCGAAAACTCAGTTTGAACAGAGGAGATTGATGGCCTTCCTACATCACGGCCATCAGGAGGAATACATGTCAGCACTAAAAAAGCAGCGCATCGATTTGAGATTAACCGATGACGATAAAAGCATCATCGAGGAAGCTGCCGCAATGTCTAACCAGAGCATTACTCAGTTTATGGTTAGCAGTGCATCTGAACGTGCCGTGAAAGTTATAGAGCAACACCGTAGACTAGTTCTGAATGAAGAATCCTGGAATCTGGTTATGGACGCTATAAGCAATCCTCCGGCACCGAACGACAAGCTGAAACGAGCTGCTGATCGTCTGAAAAGCATGGAGTAGTTTACTCGTGAGCAATACAACGATAGAGATTTTCTCTGGAGAGAAAGATTATGATCTAAACGGTTTTGATTGCGGCGAAGAGTCACTAAACGCCTTTTTAGCCAACCACTTAAAAAGGCAGCATGAGGGAAAAATTCTTCGTGCTTATGTGCTTTGCACTCAAGAAGAAAGGCCAAAAGTGTTAGGATATTACACTTTGTCAGGTAGTTGTTTTGAAAAGGAGTCCTTACCTTCAAGAAGCAAACAAAAGAAGGTTCCTTATCGGAATGTTCCAAGTGTTACTTTGGGTAGGCTGGCTTTGGACAAGTCCCTTCAAGGTCAAGGATTTGGCTCAATGCTTGTAACACATGCAATGCGCGTTGTGTACAATGCATCTCTTGCTGTAGGCATTCATGGACTTTTCGTTGAGGCGTTAAATGACAAAGCCAAGGCGTTTTATAAAAGTTTAGGCTTTATCCAGCTGGTTGGTAACAACGAGCGTTCTTTGTTCTATCCTACAAAATCTATCGAAAAATTGTTCGAAGAATAATGTGTTCCCCTCATTTGAGGGGAACTTCGACATCACCAACCACAAACCCTCTCTCCCATCGTATTGTGAAAAAGGATTTGGCGTTCGGTTTCTTCAGTCATTACATCATTATTGCTGATATAGATAGGCTCAGCCCCATCGCAGAACAACACGCTGGCTGTTTGTGGTTTAATGACGCACCCACTTATCATACAACTCACGATGAACGGCAGAAGCATCTTTCTGACGTATTTTACTGCTCGTCTCATTCACCACTTTCACTGTGTTTTGAAGTCGTTTTCTGTCTTCCTGTTTTGCCTTCTCTTCCATTGCTCGTCGCGCCGCATTCCCGCCCATCGTGTAAGCGCCGACAAGAACGAAAAGAACGGCAGCCAGCGTAATCAAAGCAACTTTTAGCTTTGTCATCAGGCTGCCTAGCATATTAGACCATCCCTTTCTGGTGTTTTCTTACCTGCGACCAGGCAATGAATCCTGCCACAACAATAGTGGCAATACCGAAGATGATGCGTACTGTATCCCCGCTAGAGATATGACCTTGTGCTTTATCCATAGCAGCGGAAACCTGCGGCATAACATCGGCCAGCTGCGCCAGACCAATACCTGCTGTAACAGTTGCGCCTGCGGTTTCTTTAGTTACAGGAACAGCCTTCACGGTTTTCACCGGCTTAACAACGCCAGCTCGACGCAGACCTTCCTCAATAACTTCTGCCGCATACCAGGTGTTCAGCGTTTTTAGCGGGCCTCGGCCATTCTCGTGGCGAATGATTGCCTCAACCAAAGGTCGAAGGATGTCGTAATCATGCAGATCGATGATCATGTCTGCGGTTACACCAACGGCTTTAGACACCTCATTAATGTAGGCGTCAGTATTGTTTTCATTCGGCGGTGCCCAGCGTTCAATAACTTCACGAATGGTATCGATACTTGTGCCGTCTTTTGCGCGACGTTTATCGTGGTAGGTAATTAGAGTCACCGCCAGCGCACGAATCCCCCAAACAGGGTCTTTAAACGTGCAAAAGCGCGGTTCGTCTGGATTCGCAACCAGACCTTGCCACGGTGATCCTTTATCAAGATTACCGGGGTTATTATTACGAATGCCTCTCGGAGTTTTCATCCTTGATCTCCTGTTATTGCAGTCCACTTTTTACGCCATACGCGGCTAACCCCAAAAGCAGTGCGGTAATAATGAACGACGTTATTTTAGAAACAATGCCGCCAAAGAACCCACTGGAGATGGTGTCGAGCCGGTTAAGAAGTTTGTCCAGATTGGAGTGCTGAATGCTGTGTTGTGCGGGCGTCATATCGCCAAAGTAGGTTTTGAGCTGGTCATTGACCTCCTGACCAATTTCCTCGCGTATTTCTTTACCTAATTTGCCTACGACTTCCCGAGCAACGATTGAGGCGATGCGCTCAACCTGTTCAGTTGTGACTCCCGCCATCTCGTTCGACATGTTTTCCTCCATGAAAAGTCAAATCGGGATGGCGTGTTTATATCATATTTTAACCATTTGTAGTAGGTATGTACTTACCTACTATATATCTTGCAAACTAATCGTTGTTAATAATGCAGATATAATCTGCCCCTTACTCTGCTGGTATTGTTGGCCACTCAATATCAGGTGCAGTTGATGTATCAACACGGTTCAGCAACACCCGATACTTTTTCCAGGCTTCCAGCAATGAGTTTTCTTCCTCCGTTGCGATTTCCAGATCTACAGCATCCTGAAGTGGCGCAATATGCTCACTGGCTACCTGCATCAGGTTGTTTTTTGTTTCTTCCGCCTCCCGGATCCGGAACAGTTTTTCTGCTTCCGTATCCTTCAACCAGGCTGTGCCGTTCCACTTCTGATATTCCCCTTCCGGCGATAACCAGGTAACATTTTCCGGTAACGGACCGAGTTCAGAAATAAATAACGCGTCGCCGGAAGCCACGTCATAAACCGTTTTACCCCGATGATCTTCAACGAGATGCCACGATGACTCATCACTGTTGAAAACAGCCACGAAGCCAGCCGGAATATCTGGCGGTGCAATATCGGTACTGTTTGCAGGCAGACCTGTATGAGGTGGAATATATGCGTCACCGTCACCAATAAATTCATTAGTTCCGGACAACAGATTATAAATTTTTATGGTCCGTGCTTGTTCACTCATTCTGAATGCCATTATGCAAGCCTCACAATATAGTTAAATGCGATGTTTTTGACGGTGTTTTCCGCGTTACCAGCAGCGTTAACGGTGATGGTGTGTCCATGTGAGCCAATCGCAACCGAGTGCGTATGCGCACCAATACCTACAGTATGTGCATGTGCGCCAGAACTTGCTGCAGTACCAGACAGCGAGTGGGTATGAGCACCTGCTGACTGTGTCTGAATACGTTGATAATACGATCTACTGGAAGAAGTCCCCGGGCTTACTTGATACTGTGAATCCTGGACATAAGTGAACCCACCGCCATCATAAAATGCTAACGCAGAACCGCCGCCTCCTGGCCAACGAATACCATTACCATGAGTATGAGCACCGGCAGCCCCCGTAGAGCCACTCAGACTGTGCGTATGCGCCCCGGTGTTATTCGTGGATTTAGTGCCGTAATCAAACGACGATGTGGTTTTCGTCCCCAAATCCGTACTGGATGCGCTGGCGCTGTGGGTGTGCGATTTAATGCCGTCCTGTTCCTGAGACAATACGGCGCGACCACTGGCAGGTTTGCCCTTAATCGTCCAGCCACGCATATCAGGGATCACGCCTGACGGATAAGCGGCTGCAAGTTTCGGGTAAGCAGATTTGTCAAAAGTCTGCCCCTGCATCAGGGCATAGCCAGACGGAACGGTATCTGATGGCCACGGGATTGGTGCACCGACTGGATAAAACTCTGCAGGAGGATGAGCCGAGGTGTAAAGCTGCGCCCACGGCGACCAGTTTGCGTCGGTCGTATCCCGTCGTGAACGAATAAATGCCGGAGCATGAGCACCGCTTGTACCACTCCAGCCAATTAGCAACTCTCCCTCACCAGCAACTCTCGCACCTTTCATGTGCAATACGTTGCCATACGTGGTCGGGTAGCTATTGTTGTACGCCTCGTACATTTGAATGCCAGCAGTGCCTTGAGTAGAGCCGCTTAACGCCGTAACTTGGCCACGAGATACCAATGTATTAATGTTGATATCGCCTGAGCCATCAAACTTAACACCATTGATGTTTCTCGCTGTTTGCAACTTCGTAGCTGTTGAAGCATTACCGTTCAAACTACCATTTACGCCACCAGTCACATTTAGTCCATTACCGATCGTAACAGCACCATTGGCATTGTTAATGATAAGCGGCCTTAAACTATTCCATGATCCAAGATTGTCACCCGAGGCGGTCAACATGAAGTATGTGTTTGAACCATCGTTTCGGATAAAGAATCCGTAGTTTCCGCAGACAATGCGCAGACCATTCGCCGATTTTGAAATGATCTCACCAGAAGATGTCAAACCTCCAGATAATGTACCACCGGTAAGAGGTAATGCACCGACATCAGAGGCTGTTGGTTTGTTTTTCGTGTTATATACTCTTCGCCATCCTGGAGAATAATCTGTGCCATTAAATACATAGATAAACTCCGCATTAGTGAGAGCACCAGAGACACTCGTCGTTGTGGCCGTTGTTATACGGATCGTATAATTGTTTGAGCTACTACCGTTATTAAATACCTCTATAACAGCTCCTGCCAATGGAATAACGCCACAACCAGTTTCACTATTTGGTATGGTTGCACTATTGGCATAGGCCCACGCACATCGAGCAATCCATGACCTTGTGGTAAACGCGCCGTTATTTTGCAATAACGTCACTAACTGTGCTGTTGTTATTGCTCCGCCATTACTTCCTGTAGTTAACCAACCAGTAGGAGATGCCGGGCAACCTATATCGGCAGGCCCCAACGATATATTTCTTGTGCCATCAAACGCAATACCGTTGATGGTTCTTGCGGTTTGCAACTTCGTAGCAGTAGCCGCGTTGCCCGTTGTATTCTGATTACCAGTCGTATTAACACCTGGCAAATTAATATTCGCAGTACCATCAAAGCTCACGCCGCCGATAGTTCTTGCCGTCTGAAGTTTTGTAGCAGTTGCAGCATTACCAGTGGTGTTCTGATTACCCGTAGTATTTACACCTGGAAGGTTGATATTTGCAGAACCGTCGAAACCAACTCCACCGATAGATCTTGCCGTCTGCAATTTCGTTGCTGTACTTGCATTACCATTTAATGTTCCGGTGATCCCACCAGTAACAGACAACGGACCTGAAACTGTTCCTCCGGTTGTTGGCAGTGCACCAATATCTAACGGCGTCGGTTTCTTATGTGTGCTATACATCGTATAAACAACACCATCGGTAACGCTGGAAGGCTTACTCGCTGAATATGTTGGCGATGTATAAATAGAAACTGTCGCATTTGCAGTACAATCCCAATGGATATTTACACTAGTCGCATAATTGCCAATCTCAACGTAAATATCATATGTATCGCCGGATGTGTTGATCCAGGCGAAATTCGTTAATCCGACGGCTGTACGCTTCCACAAAGCCCCGGTAATTCCTTTGGGCATTCCATTGCCTGCTCGTAGAACCAGTTCTGAAATGCCTGCCTGTTGAGGTGACCCCACGTTAAATCCCGCGCCACCAATCAATGCGATGTAAACGATGGAACTATTTTGTGGCATGGTAACCGTAGCCAGTTTGAACCACCCAGCCCCGCCAGAGAAAGACATCGTTATTGAATTTAAAGTACCAATATCTTTCGGCGTTAATGTGATATCCGCAGTCAGTGCTTTCCCGTTAATTTTTCGGTTAGATGGCACCCTGCTGTTCGCATTGTCATTGACTACTTTAACTGCTTTTGGCGTTGCGGCCAGCGATTCACTGGTGCTGTCGACAGCACTGCTAAGTTTCACAACACCTTTAGTTGTAAGGCTTGCGTCTTCCATCGCAACTGCACCGGCAATCTCTTCAGCACGATCAGCAGCAGCTTCCGCACGGGTCGCAGCGGATTCAGCAGCAGTTTTGCTCTGAGATGCTGCCGTCGCACTGCCAGCTGCCTCTGTCGCCTTCGTGGATGCCGTCGTGGCGCTGCTCTTCGCTGCTGACGCCTGTCTGGTCGCCTCATCTTTTGAAGCAGACGCCGATGATGCCGATGACGCCGCCGAACTGGCGGACGATGCGGCTGCCGTTTTTGAGGATTCTGCACGGGTTTCCGACGCTTTCGCGTTCGTTTCGGATGTCTTCGCTGCGGAAGCAGACCTCGCTGCTGCGCTGGCCTGTTCAGTGGCTTGGCCAGCCTTCGTTGTGGCAGTTGAAGCAGACGATGCGGCACTTTCTGCCGATTTTCCGGCGGCGGTGGCACTGGCTGAGGCCTGCCCGGCACTTGTTGACGCGGCACTGGCAGACGACGCAGCCGCTGTTTTTGAGCCTGCCGCAGCCGAGGCGCTCTGTCCCGCTGCCGTTTCAGAAGACCTGGCGTTCGTCTCGGACGTTTTTGCCGCCTTCGCGGAATTTCCTGCCGCCGTTGCCGAGGAAGCGGCATTACTGGCGCTCGAGGCTGCGCTCGTTTCTGATGATTTCGCTGCCTCTTTTGAGGCCGCCGCATCCCGGGCTGAGGTGGCAGCTTCTGACGCCTTCGTGGTCGCGGTGGATGCAGAAGTGGCTGCAGATTTTTGTGACGCTGCAGCATTCGTTTCAGATTTTTTCGCATCAGTTGCACTCGCACTTGCGGCACTTTGTGAGGATGCCGCAGCGGATGCACTTTGAGACGCTTGAGAGGCTTTTTCTCCAGCGGCATTGGCGCTTTTTGCTGCTGCGGCAGCACTGGCCGCCGCCTCACGAGCTTTGTCGCCAGCAGCATCAATCGCGTCAGTGTTATTTTTATACCACTCAACGTTTTCGTTGTGCTCGTTGACGATCTGCATTAGCGGCTTAACGGTCACTTCTGTACCGTCTTCACGCTCGATTGTCACCTCATCCAGCGCAGTCAACCAACTGCGTATGGACTTGGAATCAGCCGACATACGCGACATTAGCGCAGTAAAGCGCGCGCTAAACTGTGTTAAGTCGCCTTCATAGGTCGTAATGATTCGGCACGGAACTTCAGACTGAGTTTCGCCGGTATAAGGTTCTGAGAGAACAATGTTCGTATCACTGGTTACGCGCTTGATCTCATACAGCTTATTGTCGGGGCCAATGACGATCATCCCCGGCAACACACCATTAGCTGTTACGTTCCAGGCTGTCCCTGCCCCAACCAGAGTATTGCTGCCCTGTGTAAATGTGATAGTACCTTCCCTGTACCACATGTTGAATATGCTCCTTGATTTGGCGGGCTATCCTTGCCCGCCATTAAGTATATACTTACCTATTTTTACCGATATAAAATTTTTTTCCACCATCACAGACGGCCAATTCTTACTCGTAAGACGTTGTTATCGTCATAAACGTCAATCCGCTGACCATTTATAACCAATCGCCCATTGCCGCCGCTATTACCGTTGATCTCCAGCGTTCCATTTTTGCCGAACCGCCATCCAGATCTACCGCTAACAAAATTGGTAGATTGCAGATCGCCTACTTTTGCATTGGTGATTGTGCCATCCTTGATATACGCTCCATTCATATAGGCGATACTGTTTTCGATAACAAATGGCGTTGTGATCTTCCCGTTAACAGAGTTGACCAAACCAAACCTGTCCGCCTGAACCAAAAACTGAGATAGCCCAGTGGTGTCAATACCAAGCGCAATACCGGCAACATACTTCTGCCCTCCGCTCGTTGAAGTCTCCATTTTCAACGTCCACGCGGTTGATACTTTTTTGTTGGTATCAGCAATAGCTGTTGCCTGCTGTTGAATTGTCGCGGTATTTCCATCCACCTCTGCTTTCAGAGTATCGATTCGCCCACTCAGAGCATTATCTGCCTGCGTTCTCGCTGTCGTTTCAGTTGTTACCGCCGCGGAAATGTTGGCTGCCGTTTGAGACTCTAAGTTTGTGATTTGAGTCGCCAATGCAGCATCTTGCTCTGTACGCGTTTTCGTTTCGGTTGCTACAGCCGCTTTAATATCCTCTTTGTATTGAGAGGTCAGCTTGGTGATCTGAGACGACAACGCCGAGTCAGCATCAGTTCGAGCCTGCGTTTCAACTGCAACGGCCGCACTAATATCTTTCGCTGTCTGTGCTTTTAAACTTGAAACCTCTTTTGTTAAAGCGGTATCACCATCTGCACGAGCCGTTGTTTCTCTGGCAAGAGACGCCTCGAGATCATTAGCTTTTGCTGTAAGAGACGTAATCTGGGTAGACAATGCACTATCGGCATCAGTCCTTGCTTTTGTCTCTACAGCAACCGCTGCGGCAATATCAGTTCCGGTTTGTGCTCGCAGGCTGTTAATTTCTCGTGAGAGCGCCTGGTCAGCACTTGCCCTGGCCTCCTGCTCCTGAGTGATGGCAGCGGATATATCACCGTCAACCTTTGACTGAAGCTGGTTTATTTGTTTGGCTAACGCAGAGTCCCCGCTTGCTCGAGCCTCCTGCTCACTACGTATTGCAGCAGAAATATCATCATCAACCTTTGCCTGAAGTTGGGTGATCTGGCTTGCCAGAGCCGAATCTTCCGTTGCTCGGGCTTCTTGCTCTTCCTTAATAGCTGCGACGATATCGTTGCTTACTTTCGACTCAAGCTGAGTGATCTGTGTCGTCAGAGCTTCATCGGCAGATGTACGAGCCTCCTGCTCTGTACTAATCGCCGCGCTGATATCTCCTTCAAACTTAGATTGCAGCTGAGTGACACGCTTTGCCAACGCTTCATCGCCATCGGCACGAGCGGTGGACTCTTCCAGAATACTGGCCTTAATGTCTTCGCCAATTTCTACGCGAATTTCCTCAACCTTCGTGGCCATTGCAGACATATCATCAGCAAAGGTTTTCTGTGTTGTTGCGATCTTCGCGTTATTGACCATCTGCTTGTGCTGGTCTTCATCTTGACGAAGAGCCAGGTCAATATTTGTTTTGGCTAACGCCTCAATGTTCGTAGTCAGTTCTGCACTGGCACGATCGACCTCTGCAACCGTCTTTTTCATTTCTTCAACGGCAGCGGAGCTTTCCTCTACCGTTGACTGCAACACTTCCAGTTGTTTAGCGTTTGCAGCATCGCCTTCAACACGAGCCTCGCTTTCCTTAGCAATAAGAGCCGCCGCTTCATCTCTTGCAGCCTTTATTGCCTCGACTGTATTAGCGAGAGCTTTATCGTGTTCAGATACGGTGTTTTCGATTTCAACAATTGCAGCATCAGTAGCATCAATTTTTTCAAACGCTTCATTGACCTTGTCGATCGTTGCCGAAACCTCACCTTTAAGCTCGGTTTGTGCGTTCTCCAAAGCATCGCTACGCTCGTTGAATTTTATTTCAAAATCCGCGAGGTTATCGCTGAACTGCTTATCTAATTCAGCTATATCTTCCTTAACGTCGTTTACCGACCCCTCCAAAGATTCGACGCTCTGGTTGATATGCTCATTTAACTCGTCAACTGCTTCTTGAGAGGCTTTGCTGTTGATGTCCTCAAGCAGAGCCTGACCAAGCTCGGAAGATGTAATTTTGCCAGTCAGGAACGACAGTACATCGCGAGTTGTCGCCTCTGTACCCAAGTTTGAGTTCGGAGGACTTAACATACCTCGCTTGTTCGATGCTCGAACCCAGTAATACCACGTTTCGCTATCCCCAAGACCAGCATGTGTAAAGGTGGTGCTTGCAGACTCTGCGATCAGTTTCGCCGTATCCAGATTGTTGGTCTGGGATGCGTAAACATTAATGTGATCAAGGTCTACCGAATCTGGATTAACCCAATTCAGTATCACATTACGATAGTCTCCAACGGCCGTTAATGACGTTGGGGAATCCGGCGGTGTCATTGTGCCCAACACCTGATAAACGGTACTGATAATCTCTGTTTTTTTACCGTTGAATGAAACCGCATACAGCTGGAAGTCGTAGCGTCCATTCTCCGCGACATTAACGATTTCGTATTGCTCTTCGGTTACACGCGCCGATTGCCAGTTCGATACATTGTTTTCATCAGAACGTCGCCAACTGATCCAATACTCTGGAGATTTCCCTTCCCATGTTGCAGTCAGTTTTACTGACAGGTTGCCAGGGCTTGAGAGATAAGTCCCTTCGGTGATTTGCAAATTAGACGGCTTGGAGTAAGTCGGGTCCAATACCGTCGTATTCTGCGGGATAAGCGTTGCACCATTGTCGATTGCCTCATATTTAGACGGATTGTTCTCAACAGCGGTGATGTCAAAGCTACCCGGCGTTTCCCCCTGCGCGATGTTAACGATGCGAACGCGCATAGGTTCGAGATCTGGTTCTGTAATAGTCCAGACGCCGTTCAAAACAGGCGTTTCAGCCGAAGACAGGGATTTTGAAAACGTAACTTTTGTTATATTTTCGCCAGTTTCAAGAACATCGCGTTCAACGATTTTGCCTTCATGATTCAGTATTCGAATAAAGCAGCCGCCTTTGGCTAACGACACCGGCGCATCGAGTGTGACGCTGTTTTTGGTAAACGCCACAATTCGACCTGAGTTACGTTTGCCTGCGCGATATTTGTTCTGAATCAGAACGGTTTCACCAGGCATCAGAAATGACGCGTCTAAGCCGGCAGTAAATGTAATTACATCCGACTCCATTCTGGCGGTATATAAAAGCCACAAACCAACTCGGTGAGCCTGCCCTCGGCTTGTACAGCCAAATGCTACGACTTCTGTCTTACGCTCACCATAACGGCGCATTGCGTCCTGATCTTCAACGTACTCGATGTTTTGCTTATAACCGTCCTCCTTGTTGTTGTAGGTTACGAGCGCAACGGATGGGCGATCTTTACGCGCAGAACCTTTATAGGTAAACAATCCATCTTTGACGTTAGAGTTGGTAAACATCATTACCGGATCTGATGGGCTATCCTGCATGATGTTAACCATGCCACCAGCCCAAAACACCATACCGCGGAATGCACCGGCAATATCCTGAATTAGTCGGTATGCGTCCTGTCGACTGGTGATCTGCGTATTGATTGCAAAGCGTTTCTCTTTGCCACCAAAGCCATCATCGACCTCTTCGTCACAATATCGACCAATCTGGTACAACTGGCCAAGGTCAATCATAGATTCCGACACATACTGACCAAGGCCATATCGAGCATTGGTCAGCAAATCAAAGAGAATCCACGCGGGGTTCGAAGAAGACAACAGCTTAAAAGTGCCATCCCATACCCCAGCGTAAGTGTTACTGGACTCGTTATAGTTTGAAGGTACTCGAATTTTTAGGCCACGCACCAGATAAGAGCGAGATGGCATGGTGCTGCCGAATTGCTCAGAGTTTACCTTCAATCCAACTAAAACAGAGTTTGGATAGTTCATCGGTGTATCGACAATTTCCCCGATTGAATCCACCCATGTATCGTTATAGAGATACTGGCTACTGTTATCATCGGTAATACGGACTACACGAACCTTGTATGCGCGTCCAGGCTTAGGCAGCTTCAGCTCGTAGCTACGGTAATAAACGCCGGTCTTCTTTGCTGTTAGCTTAATGCCAACGCTTTTTTCACCTTCCGCGACCACATCTACAAATGTTGAGTCGCCATTTGCTATCTGGAACTTGTACTCAACAGTCGTACCGTTCGTGTCACCAGTTTTTTTATCTATGCTTCGCAAAGAAGGAAACTTCATGATGACACGAACCCGATCAGCTTCATCGTTATCGATTGAAACCGTTACATAATGTGTTTTTTTTAACTGGATATTGACGGATTTAGGCGTTTCAACGAAATCAAAGCCAGACATTGGAGTCTGGTCTTGTGAACCGTCGCGAAAATCCCATGTGATTCCGCTGAAGTTGGAGGAACCGTCTTCATTTACAATCGGCAGATCGTCGATAAAAATAGATCTTGCGCCATTTACTAAGCCGCCAATTACCCCTTCCCCAAGAAGATCGAGGATAGCGGCCATTGCACGAGAATTTACGGTATCGTCGGCTTCAACCGGTGTACGGCTGGAGCTTTTGCTGCTTTTTTTACCACCCGCACCGGCAATAAACAGCGGTAGCTTTTTCTTCTTGAACTGTTCCATGTTCAAAAAATCCTTGTTTACATTAGCTGGTCAATCGTGATTGAAGAACTCACAACCTGTGAGCCAACCAGAATTTCCTCGCCATAGATAAGTTGTACTGGGTTGCCCTGGTTTTCTGTATTTTGAGGGCCGTCGAAATAATAAGAGTTCGAGTTATCTGCCTGTCTCACACTTTCGTTAGTGGCTTGCGGCGATATGATTTGTGATATGCCGCCCATCATCAGTGACAAACCGAGAGGTGCTAAAGCAGGCATCACTACCGCCGATACAACCAACAAAGCGGCCCCTACTACCGTCTGAAACCACCCAAAAGCAGATCCACCGCTTCCTCGCGGAACAGGTGTAATGCGGATTTTGGCAATGTTGTCAGACTGCCCCATCATCTGATATTCACTTTCGTCAACAGACCACTTGTGGCCCTGTTTATTGGTGATCTGGATGTGGTAACGGTCATAGGTTTTGATATTGCGCTTCATCCATGCTTTAAACCCAGGCTTGTTGGCCTCAATTAAATCCAGAGCCTGTTTTGTATTGCGCACCTTTAGATGCCAGTGGCGGCCAAAATGTTTGGCCATAGGGCCGCCAAGCTGCACATGAACTAACTCAGACACGTCTCATCTCCCTTGAGCAAGTCTCTGTGACGCAAGTGATGCGTCGTATGTTTCTGATACATTCCGCCGTAATAAGCACGACAACTAAGACGGTCGATCTGGTGATGAAGAATCATTCCATCGCCGATATAAACCGCGCAGTGATCTGGCATTTTCCCGTATTGAATAAAGAAGACGTCCCCACGTTGAGGCTCTGTTCCAGGCGCAAGCCGTACCAATCCTTCGTTTCGGTAGTTCTGGTCGAGAATGTCGTTATCGCCGGTGTACCACGATGGAATATGCAGGTGTGCGTTCGGGTTTAGTTCGACGTTAAACTCACGCTTCAAATAGTCCCGACACAACATCCAGCAATCAAATACGCCAAATACATACGGTCTGCCCAGGTATGGCATTTCGAAACCATCAGGTGTGATCACATTCATCTCGCTAAAATGGAAAGGGGCATCTCCCTCAACATTCTTGCGAATAGCCAGAATCATCCACGGAACTTCCGTCGTTTCGCAGCCTGCACGATCGGCATAAGATGCTTCTGCTGATTCATCAGTATGTGAATGCCAGATTGCGATAACATCACCCGCATCCTCTGCCGCCATAATGTCGTCAACGTGCATTACAAAAGTGTTCTGCGGGTTCTCCGAAACATTCCGCGCTTCCATAAAGCGATATTTGTCGCCATTAGTTCTAACCAGAAAGCCACACGCTTCATTAGGGTAGCGATTTATGGCGCAGAGATAGATTTGCTGCATAACGTCAGAGCCAAGCTCAGGGATTGCTTTATTACCCATACCGCGTAGCTCCAATAAATCCGCCAAAATGGATCACACCGTCGGCAAAATAATTCCGACGCGCATTACAGGCGTCATAACGTTTTGTGCAGTAATCCGCACCAGACATAGACGTCTGCTGGTTATTTTTGTCGAAATATGGACCGGTATAGCCGCATTCTGGCCCTCGGTATTTCCACGGGCAGGTGTTTTTAATGATCTGACGATACGGCAGTTGCACCCCCATCAAATCGAACACACTGGACAATTCAAACTCGACAACCTGATGAGTTTCGAGAGTTTTCTGTTCGATAAACCACATTTCATCCGGGAAATGTTGGTTTGGATCTGCTGTTGGGTTGCCGTCTTTAAAATTAACGGCATCGAGGAAGCGAGCCAGCGTCATCTTGCGAATAATGCGGCAGCCAACAAGATCGTCGTTCGCCTGAACTTCCGCAGAGACGGTTCCGGCAAAGTTCGATACCTGAATTTTTGGACGTGGCAACGTTCCCTGGCCAGTTTTGTCAAAGCCTGATGCTTTGATTGGCCACGGCTCGTATGTCACTCCTTGCCAGACGACCGGTTGCATCAGTTCGTTTGTTCCGGCGTGGAAGAATAGCTTCCCCCCTGAAGTTGTGTTCGACATATCCAATACGAACAACTCAATGAGTGCAGAGGGAGATAAGCTCTGAATATCAGCTTTAATTCCCATTGTTTCATCCTTGAAATAAGTAGGCGCTAACATCCTGTCAGCGCCACAATGATAGTAAATTAGTACTTACTTATCCAGATGCTTAAGCCTCAAATACTTGTCTGAATGTAGCAGTTAAGACACAGTACCCCTGATATCGCTTGACCGTATGACTGTCACATACAACTACAATCTGCTTGCCTCTTGGATTAACCCAATAGAACGATTCAACACCTGATCGCTCAGTCAGGAAGTCATCGATTGCATTAATTTCGTTGTATGATCTGGTAAAGGTTAACGACCATTCTTCTTTAATACGATTAAGACCTTGAGCCTGTCGCTGCTCGTAGTCATCACCAAAATTAAGTACCGTTACATTCGGTTTTACGCTCTTTTCAGATTCGTAATCTGGATACCAATTAAACGTTTGTCTTTCCATCTCACATCCTTGTGAGACTGCCCCGGTCGGGGCAGTCGATAGTTAGTTACGTTGAGTGTTTGGGTTGAGTGATCCGCCAGGGCGTTTCTCTTGAGCGATAGTCTCAAGCGCGATTGCTTTCATCCGTTGAGCGGCATTGTTCCATATGCTTTCTGTATCGCCGGATTCTGTCGTGCTACCGTCACTATGGACGTTGATCTCAATTGATACAGGAGAAAGAACATTTCCGCCTCCACTCATACCATCGGTACTGAGCGTTACAGGGATTGTTCGGCCATCAGGCAATGGAACATACGCCTCATTCATAGAACCTTCCCCAAACAACGCTAATTGAGGCGAGTTAGCAATACCGCCTTTCTGGTATGCCCGGAGCGGGATCACGCCGTCTTTTCCGAATATTCCTCCATTTGCAAACTTCGGGATTGCAGGAATGCCTTTAGTTCCGTCAGCCACACTGCTGGTTGCGGTTTTAGCAGAGCTTGATGTCACGCTGTCGAAACCACCGCCAGCCCAAGCTGAAACAAGACCAGATGCAACCGTTGCTCCAAAACTCAACCACTTATTACCAGAGCCGGAAGCATTAGCTCCAAGCATTGCAAACGCGGCAGACAGCGCGCCGGTAACAGAGCTTAGGTTCTGCATCGAGAAGATGGAGTCCTTCACTGCTTTTGTCTCAGCATCTTTGGCTTCAGTGCTATCAAATAGCCCTGATACCCAGCTACCAATCGCATTTGTTGCTGTGCCAATTGCGCTGGTGGTCTGCTGTGTTGTTTGCCCCAATCCAGTTACCGAACTGGACGTCTCCTTCGTGGCTTCTCCTACTGACTTGTCGCCGTTAACAGTGTTACCCATTCGTACACCTTGATTGGCAACTGCGGAAGCAACCCCGGTGAGCAAATTACCACTCTGTAAACTACCAGCTGCGGTGGTTCCCATCCCCAACATGTTCATTAGAGGCAGCGTGATCTGCGACTTCACGACCATATTGGTGATATCTTTCAAAATGGACTGAGATAGGCTGGAGAAGCTCATCTTCCCGTTAATAACGAAATCAGTCAGGACATCAGTTAAGCCACTAAACAAATCAGTCCAGGTGCTTTCGATCTGCTCTGCCAGGTTTTCGTATTCCAGTGCCAACTTCTGCGTCGCAGTCCCCGTCTCTTTAATAAGCGCGGTATTGCCAGCAGCAATCAGTTGATTGATTTTCTTTGTATAAAGCGCCACAACTTTAGGATCAGACGCCTTATCACGAAGTTCTATCAACGCTTTGAGATTGCGGTTGTAGGTGTCTTCGAAATCAGCAACTTTCTCTTCACGAGACGGCGTATAGCCAGCACTAATAATGGAATCCGACTCCGGTGCCCAGGTGGAGATCATTTGCTCAACATTGCGGCGATTAAACATCTCGCGATATTCAGGTGTCGCATTTTTGAGGTCTTCAAGACGTTTTTTCGCCTTGTCGATCATCTCTTGAGTGATGAACTCGTTAGGAACCGCATTAGCCAAATCAGTCAGCGATTTCGTTGTATCGCGAAGAGACTGATCAAACGATACCGTAGCCTTAGAGCTTTCACCCATTTGCCCCATAAGCTGATCGGCTTTGTCCAGAGCCTTCTGGTATCCGGCTGCCAGTTTCTGTTGCGCTGCCTGTTCCTTCTTGGCCGCACGCTGCGAGGCGTTAGCTGATCGTTGGGCTGCTTTCTCGGCTGCTGCTGCATCCTGTTCACGAGCTTTAGTCAGTGCGGCAATGGCTGCGGCACGCTCTTCATCGCTCATTTTCTCCAGAGAGCTGGCACTGGATGCTTTCTGCAAATTAAGCTGCGTCTTGAGTTGTTTAGGCCCAATAATCGGCTTACCTTCGAAGTCCATCATCGGAGTGCCGTCAGGCAAAGTACGTTGATAAGTCGCAGAATCCATCTGGTTTCGCATATATTGCGCCAGCGCCTTCTGAGCTGCTTTATCAGTTGTACCTAACCCCAGAACAGTCCCCTGGTTTGACATTACGCCCTTACCAGTTTTGGCCGCGTTATCTCTCTCGAACTCTGCCTGAGTCAGTTCCTGAGCGACGACTTCCAAATTCTCCTGATAACCACGAATACTGCCTTGCAGTTTCTTGATCTGCTCGGTGTTTCCTTCCTTTTTCGCTTTTTCAAGCTGATCATTAAGAGTGGCTATTTGCCCCTCGACAGCATTCTTACGAGAAGAAAGTGAATCAACCAGTTTTTGCGCAGGCTCCAGATAGCTTTTGTTTACCGTTTCACGTAACGGTGCCAATAGTTTGTTCTTTTCGTCATCAGAAAGTGAATCGTCATCATTGATTTTTTGGATCTTCTCCAGAGCCTCTTGACGAGCTTTAGCGAATGTTGCCGCAAAGTCTCTATTCTCTTCCCGTATTTTCTCTATCTGTGATTCTGCCGCATCTTTTGCAAGACGTTTGGCTACAGCAATGTCTCCGCGTTCAATTGCCCCAGTAGTTTTATCGCGTTTCTTACGAAGGTCATTTAGCTCATTTTCTATACGCTTACGTTCATCCTGATTAATCTTTACTGTAGTTCCGGCCATACCCGGCCCATAAACCACCTTTTCGCCAGATTTTAACTCTTGTTCCTTTTGCGTGATTTGTTGCTCAAGACGCGCTTTATACTCCGCCATTTGTGCACGTTTGGCCGCTGTCATCGCTTCTGGTATTTTCCTAATCTCGTCAACGACCTTTGAAGTTTCGCTGCGGAGCATGGTCATGTACGTGATTAGGCCAGCAACAGCTACAGTGGCAACTGTAAATGCTGCCCCTATAGGGTTTGCTGCAATGAACGCCGTTAATCCAGCAAAAGCGCCTTTAAGCCCCGTAATCGCCCCACGGATGGCGAAAATAAGAGAGGGGATCGGAGCCAGCCCCATACGTGCCGCACGATTGAATCGAGTTACTGCTGTAGCGCCGAGGTTAAATGGAGTCTGTATGGCGGTCGCCATCGTGGCAAAGGTGCTAACCATCTGGCTGCCTGCGCCAACTACCCCCATGATCCCTGCTCGCATCAGTTTGAACGCAACCATCGCGGCCACGACCTTACCGAGATTAATTACCAGCTCTTGGTTCTTTGCTAACCATTGAGCAAGCTGACGCAACCCATCGATTGCCGTCGTTAACCCCGAACCTAAAGAATTGGCAAACGAAATCCCTTCGGCGCTATTCATGATTGAAGCCAGTTCTTTCATCCCCTTCGATAGAGAATCCAGATATCCGGCCTGACCAACCCGATCAGCAAATAACGTGAATGACGTCTGAAGTTGCGCCAGCGCACCTGTGTAGGTTTGCATCATGTCTTTCGCTGCGTTCTCATTCTCCGCACGCAGACCAACAAACATCAGAGACAACGCCTGTTTTGCCTCAACCGTACCGCTGGCAACGGCTTTAGTCAGTTCCCCCATAGTGATGCCTGCGGCGTCTGCCATTGCCTGCATCGCGTTAGGAACGGCTTCACCTAATTGCTGACGTAGCTCTTCCATTGACACAACGCCCTTACCGGACATCTGCTGAACGGCCACAGCCGCACGTTTCAACAGCTCACTATCACCACCAAAACGAGCAACGGAGTCCACCAGCGCCTTCAGAGAACCATCGGTTGGATCTAAGCCAGCAGAACGAAACTTCACGAAGGAGTCTGTTAACGCCTGCATCGCGAACGGCGCATTTTGAGCCATGTCTACGATGTACTTCATATCATCAGCGGCAGCCTGGCCCGGGTTGGACTTCTCCTTATTCAACCCTCGAAGCATCACCCGCATACGTTCCATTTCGGCCGCAGCTTCAACAATAGGCTTCTGCCACCCAAACATGATGTCAGTAACCGTTCTGGCTGCATCTCCGATCTCGCCAAGCAGGAAAATGTTGCCACGAAGGCCAGAGAACATACCTCCTTCGTTACTTTTACCGCTATGGCCAGAAGCGCCGCTACGCCGCCCGCTACCACCATCGCCACTTCCAGATGTACGAACGCGTACCGGCTTGCTAATCAGTTGCTGACGTCCGATAACTTCGTCCATCTGCTCACGAACCTTTTTCAGTCCCTCGGCAGCCTGACTCGTTGTGACACCCCAATTACTGAGTCGCTTCGTCGTGGTATTAAGGCGCGTATTCATGCCACTCACGGACGCAGAGGCTTCTTTGACCTCCGTACCAAAGCGGCTTGCGCTTTTGCTTGCATAGGTCGCCCAATCAGAGAAATCATTTAGCTCTGATTGCACTTTACGTAATGACGCGGTGAGTTTATCTACTGAAGAAGTTGTCGTATCGACGCGCTCAATCAGGGCTTTAAGACCAGAATTGAGGCTGGTGATGTTGCCACGCATTTTACGCGTAGCATCTGAAGCAAGCTCAAAACCGGCAGCTACATCCTGTAGTTTATCTGCCGTAGAATCGAGCTTGCTTTCCAGAACGCCAATGATACGGGCGACCGAACCCAAAGAGCGTTCAAAGGTTTGGATTTTTTGAGCAGGCTTTGTTACCTGCTCACCAAATCGAGTAAGCAGTTTCCCCGCACGATCGATTGACGCTGTAAACTGTTTGTCTTCCAGCGACAGGATAAACTCTACGTTTTGTGACATTCCCTTGTCATCCTCTGCCAAATATTTGCATCAGTTGCTCTTTGGCGTCAGGGTCTGCCTTATCCTGGCTTGGATCGTAGACTTTATCTGTTACGACTGGTCTTCCAATCCTGAGTTGCAAACCCTCCATGAACGCCTTCACAGCCTCGCCATCCGCCTGGGACGCACGAGCGACTTGTAAGTTGCGGACATCCTCTTCCGCACGCAGACGGTCTATATTGCGACTGAGCATCCAGAACATCGTGAGAGGAACGTTCAGTAGCTCTAATGGCGACACGGCGTAGTGAGCAACTACACGACTGAAATAGAATCCGAGATCTATTGAGACGGTCCTTGTCCCGGATTCATCGCGGGAAATTACTTTGCCCCTTCGCCAGCCGCTTTTTCGTTTTCTTCATCAATCACTTCCATAGCGAAGGTGAAGATCTGCTGGAGTTGCGGAACAGTCAGTTTTTCAAGAACTTCGTCAGGTACTGAAGGGATAACCTTACGAACCAGATCTGCATAAGCTGTCACTTGCTCAACAGGAGACATGTTCTTGAGATCTTTGCCTTCCATCTGCTTGATGGAAACAAAGAGGCCGACGGTCATTTCAACGATGGGATATTCTTTGCCACCAAATTTGATGCTTTTTTTCGGCGGCAGAATGGAGTCGAGATCGAGTAATTTGGTCATGGTTTAAATCCTTTTAAACTCATACAGAGGCCCATCCATGGGCCTCTTGGGTTATCACAATTTAGCTTGCGGCAGTTACAGAGACGGCTTTGGTCGCCTTCTTGGCACCGTCATTAGTTGTGAAGGTGATATTGGCTGAACCGACAGCTTTACCAGTTACCAGTCCGTTCTGATCTACGGTCGCTTTATCAGTCGCATCAGAGCTCCACACGCCAGTCTTATTGGTTGCATCGGCCGGGGTGAAGGTTGCGCTCAATTGAACTTTAGTGCCCACTTTTACGGTCGGTGAAGACGGGGTCAGCGTGACGCTCTCAACCGGCTTTGGGAGGCTCATTTTCCCCAACACGCCAGCGTCGTCCGGGTAAGCGGAAAACTCAACTGAGAACACGCGAACGTCGTCAGACTGGTAGGTCATGGTGAAGTTACCCGCGGTTGCTGCTTTAGGGATGGTCAGAACATAATCCGTCGCATCCTGCGGGGTCAGCACCAACTCTTTCGCAACGTCGATCAGGTTCACTCCCTGCGCAGACGTGATGGTTACGGTATCTTCGCCAGAACTCAGCGTGGAACCTGGCATCAGATCGACCATGTTTTTCAACACGGATTCAGCCAGCGGCGCAGTAATGGTGATGTTGCGGCCCTGGATCAGCTCGGAGATCGTGGTCTGGCCCAGCTGGTCTACGGTCACTTTCAGCGTTTCGGTTGCGATTTCAACCTGAACACCACCTTTGGTGTAACCCAAATCCACACCACCAAACGACACCTTACAGGCACCAAGTTTGATGTTTTTTACATGGGTATTAGACATTGATGGAAAACTCCTTTTTCCGTTAATTCTACGCATTCATTGCGCTAATAGTAAGTATATACTTACCAATTGAGTTAATTCAATAAATAGCCAGCAAATTCAACAGGAATGCCTGCTTCTATTAATGCCCCATCATTTTTGGGATAAATGATTGGCATCGCCATCGGTCGTACAAGTCGAAAATACACACCACCAGATTCCGTTTCCTCTACTGGAAACATCTCAATGATTTTATTGGCTTTCTCAACCGTCGTAGTAATTGACGAACCACGCACAATGATTGTGAATGATTCGTGATAAAAGCCCTGTAGCTCATGATCGATGCTGATGCCGGTATTTGGATTAATAAGCAGGACGCCAGATTTCACATTGGCAGGCAAGTAGTGACAGAAAATGTCAGTCCCGACCGTGCCAATCTTTGCCTTCTGCATCAAACTTGCAAACGCTTCAATAAACACATTAACCTCTCGTAAATCCGGCTTTTCTGGCAGCCTCAAGAATCGCTTCTGAGAACTGCTTCTCGCTAATTTCCACCGCTCTTTCCAGAAAGTGTGGCCCAACACGGGGTTTAACACCGGCAATTGGTGGGTTTGTCACGTTCTTCATTCGAGAAAGATAACCGAGTCGGTATTTACCCAGCTCCATGTACTTAGCATAGTCACCTACTTCTACACCCGGATGCCCCTGACGTGGTTTTGCTCCAGACACAGAAAGCTCAATGCGCAGCCCTGAATAACCTTCTTTAATCACCCTGGCAAAGATAGCTGTCTCCAGAGATCCGGTTTCCAGCGGGGCCATTGCACGGCTGAGGCGCTCAACCAAACGCGCCAGCTTTTCCATGTCCCGAATAAGATATCGCTTAAATGCTTTCTGGCTGTTATTGAGTCTATTCCCCGCACGTTTGAACTGATGCGCATCGTATTTCAGACCCATATATTCGCCCCTACTTCAAGATGCCCAGGTCTTCCTCGTAGCCCCCAGCGGCGATGAACACTGGACACCTTTAATTTTTGACCTTCAAGGATCAGTACATCATCAAGTTGTACAGCCGCTTCTAAAGGGACAACTAACACAGCATCAAACAGCTCCAGACTCGCCTTACCACGACTACCAGAGCTATCAGCACGAACTGACGATTTCTCATTACTCTGTTCGAACTTAACCACGCCGACATTCGTCTTCCTGACGAATTGTAATTGCGCCTCACCGTAAACGTTCTTTGCGCCAAAGCGGTAGATCGCAATTTCTGTTTGCCATGAAATATTCATGCTCTCTCCCTGTTGTTGTCGGTCGCTCTCATTACTGGCCAAAAACCCTTTAGACCAAAAGTAAATAATGCGACTGGCGTTACGCACGGCGAACAATCATACGGTTGTTGATGTAACTGACCAGCAAGCGCCAGGTGCTACGAGCCACATGCACGTTTGCAGCTTTACCGGTACGGTACATGTTGGTTGTTTCACCGATGGACTCTGACAAAATGCCATCCTCTCGTGCTGCGGCTACATCATTGCCATTTGCGATCTCACACGCTTCGTTGACAACGGCAAGCATCAACGCTTCTTTGAAGTAGTCAGGGAACTCTTCAAACTTCTCCTGCGTCATCTTTTCCCAATCGACTAAATCATGCCGGTACGCTCCATCTGCTCCCCACGGAATATCATACACATTCAGCATATTTTGAGGGCGATCGTATCGGTCAAAGTCGATACGTAGAATTTTGCGGATTGAGAACGGTAAAGTTTTAATTCGTCTGGTAGCCTCAATGAGACGCTTGCGCATTAAGCCTTCACCATCCGACAGCAAAGTGTCCCCATTCAGCATATCGATCGCCTGCATTTGAGCATCAGCGACAGTTGCAAACGACTGTTCTGGTATCGACAGTTCAAAACTATTCAGCAGAACATACATTTGCCGCTCTTCATGCGTCAGACCCGATGCAACAGCCTTCACAATGACGTACCGCAGATCTCGCTCTTTCTCAGAGAGCTGGTTATATTCAGCCGACACGACAACCGGAATCGACATTTGACCGTTGGTAATTTCTAGCGGCTCGCCATCAACGAGAATAGCCCCGGTGCTGTCCTTTACTGTGTAGGTGGCAGATTCGATATCCAGCACGTTGAAGGCAAATGAAAGAGAAACAGCTTCACCGCTACGATACGAGTCGATCTGCGCCATTACTCACCACCTTGTGCTTTCAGGATGCCGTCAATCATTTCGACAATTCCTTTCGCTTTGACACCAACCTGATTACCAATAACTCGTAGACCGGCAATACCTTCGTTGTCTGCAATTGACTCCAGTTCTTCTCGTGTGAAAGTCTGGATCTGTTTGGCCGGTTCATCTGGTGTCCCACGTTTCATTGGCACAATGTCAGGCGCTGCTGGCTCGGTAATCAGGTCTGCTGTCAATTCACCACGATCACTGTATGCGGCAGACGGAGAAACATTTTTGCCCTCTACTGTTGACGCTCGCATTGAAGCACAAATCCTCTGCTGATCGATAAAAGGCAACTCCGCTACGGATACCCCGTTCTCGAACTGAACGCCACACAGCATTCCCGAATAACCGGAAAATTGCGGTTCTAATAAAACAATTTTTGCTGGTTTCATAACGCTTTCTCTCCACTTGGGCGGCGAAAGCCGCCCAATATCGGTTATTCCTGTGCGGCAGTAACTTCTACAGTTGCTGTCGCTTTGTGGCTACCATCTTGGGTAGTAACCTCGATTGTGGCAGTACCAGCCGCAACGCCAGTTACAACACCGGTTTCGCTATCCACCGTTGCAAACTCGGTATTTTTGGATTCCCAAGTAACGGTTTTATTTGTGGCTCCTGCCGGCTCGACATTTGCGGTCAGCTGAACAGTTTTGTTTGCCTCAACGGTTGTGCTATTTGGGTCGATTTCGACGGCGGTAACAGCCACAACAGGCGCAGTTACTTCCACCGTTGCAGTTGCCTTTTTGCTGCCATCTTGGGAAACGATCTCAATCGTCGCAGTGCCAACTTCTACACCAGTAACGTTCCCGCTCTGGTCTACCGTTGCCTTATCTTCATTTTTGGAAGACCAGGTAACAGCCTTATTCGTCGCATTTGACGGCTGAACATTCGCTTTCAGACTGACTGATTTCCCTTTCTCAACAGACGTTGATTCTGGCGTTACCGTTACGGATTGAACGGCTACCGGATTTACGGTGACTTCCACTGAAGCGGAAAGCTGGGTTTCCTGATCAGTTGCAGTAATTTTTACTTTGCCTGGTGCTACGCCAGTTACTAATCCAGTGCCGTTAACGGTTGCAATTTGGTCATTTGCTGACTTCCAGGTGAATGAACTGGCACTCTTACCCATACTAATACCTGCACTAAGTTGAACAGTTTTCCCAACCAAAACTGACGGTGAAGCCGGGGTTATGTTTACGGATTGGGAGAGGGGAACCGCCTGCAAACAAGCAGATAGCTGACTTTGTTGCCGCTCGGTTAAAGGTTCATCGGAGATAGAATTGGTAAATCCGGCACGGCACATATGCCCCGTAAAATCCGAAAATGCCTCTTCCGTAATCTTCATCTTTTGTTCTGGCATTTCTCGCTCCTACAAAAAGGGTGGGCGTATAGCCCACCCTTTAACATAGATAACTACTTATCTACTACACTGATTAAATTTTTACATTGGTCAGTGCAGCGATAGCCTTATCGTGCTTATTCGCCAGAGAGCAGTACCACTTCACACGGGTACGTACTGCGTCTTTGTTCTGTACAGTACCAATGTTTTCAACAACGATACCTGCGTTGTCGCCGCCATACAGACCAGTAACGCCGTTCTCTTCTGACAGATGCAGGCAGTAGATGCTTGCTTTGCCAGAATCGGTCGGGATGAAGTCGTTGATGATGAACGGAACGCCGTTATGACACAGCATCGGACGACCGAAGTTCTCCATCATGATTTCAGACGGACCTACGTTTACTGTACGCAGCAGCGCACGGTAAGCACGCAGGTGCTCTGAACGCATCATGATGCAGTCAGCACCAAGATCTTTCACCGCATCGACCAGTTCGTCGAACATAGAGAAAGTCATAGATGCACCGGCGATATCGATCTTCTGATCTGCGTGCATCAGGCGTGGAATGCCGTCAAACGCCTTGTTGTTGGAGCTGGAGTCACCCAAAATCAGGTTGCGACGGAACGCACGAGCCAGACCTTTAACTTTCTGACGAACCTGAATAGCCAACTGGTTGTTGGTGTCGGCCATAGTGGTCGCCAGGAATTTATCAACGTCTACGTCACCAGCCAGAATACGCAGTTTCGCAACGCATTCTTCGAAGGTTGCTGCACCTTCAGGGATGGTGTCGTTAACGTCGATGAAGGTAGCTTCACTCAGCGTTTTTTCACGGTTGTACAGATATGCCTTTGAATTAATTTTCATAAAAGGCAGGATGGCAAACAGGTCATCGCGATCGATGATAGTTTCGATCACACCCTGTTCAAGTTCGTTGTTAGACAGCTTTTCAGCTTCTTCACGCAGTAATGGCATCTATCAATTCCCTTTGATTTAGATGTTACTTAAGTCCAATTTTCCCCAGACCGGAGGCCAACTTATCCATAGTCGACTTGTTCTTCGGTTGGGATATTGTGTAGGTCGATTTGGAATGTGAGCCTACACCCTGCTTGGCTTCGCTACGCATCAATGCGTCAGCTTCCGGATCTGCCCGCACAATGCGTTCAATCGCGGATTCAAACGGCAACGGCTTACCTTCACCGTCAACCAGAACAGCTCGTTCTTTGTGACCTGCCGGTTTGTCATAACCCACTACGCTACCGTCTTCACCCACTTCAAAATGAGAACCGTAGATCACGCGGGCTTTTGCCGGGGTCATCAGAACTTTGTCACGTAGGAAGAGAGAGTTACTGAAGGAAGCGCCCACGGTCATCTCGACTAATTGAGATTTCAGTGATGCGTTTTCACTTTCCAGTGCTGCATAACGTTCGTCACGCTGTGCCAGCTCTGCCTGGTGTGCTTCGATCATCTGTTTTTTAACAGCATCGAACTCACCACGACGCTCCAGTTCAGCTTGCTCCGCCTCACGACGTGCGTTTTCTGCGGCCTGTTCAGCTTCTAAAAGCTGGCGAGCACGAGCCGGATCGATATCACCGTACTGAGCAAGCTGATCGGCCAATGTGCGCTCTTTCTCTTTGCGCTTCATGTTCTCCTTCAGCAGTTCAGCACCAGCTTTCTTGGTTTTACGAAGTTCGGCCAGTAACTCTTCCTGAGTCATGCCAGCGTATTCGTCATCGCCCTTCGGCTGCTCTTTTTGTTCACCCTGTTTGTCAGGATCTTGTGTACTCTGCTCATTATCAGCAGCTACACCGCCAGCGCCTCCACGCTCATGCGCTTCAGCAACATCCATCAGACCACGACGGGCCAAAAGCATTTGCCACAGATTCATAAAAATTCCTTTTGTTACTTATCACTCGTTCTCTTGAGTAGATGAGTCCCCATTCCCTCGGGGTTGATCTTGCCCGCTTTCTTGGGCCGCACCACGATCATAAGTAAGTACTGACTTATTTTCAAGGGTATTTAGATCATTTTTTGGAGGAAAATTCAAGAGATCTTTATCAAATTCCTTTTTCATCGCCTCAGTAATGTTCGGGAAAATCTTCTCAATAAGCATTTCCATCTGGTGACGACGTACAGAGTCCGGTGCCTGAAGTAATGACAGTTTCTCGGCAACAGAAAATTCATCAGTAAGGCCACGAATATCGAAACTTTCTGGATACGCAATTAAAGAGTGGTCTTCGTCCAGATCTACCCCCATCCATTTCGCAACCAGTAGCATGATTTGGCGTTCAGCCCTTTCCAGACGCTCTGCTTTTGTGACAAGCAAGCTATTTACACGCTGGAAGTCATACATTTTTGCGGCACCAGATGAATTATCGATTCCCTGTGCGTTGTCCTGCTTCGTTCGCTCACCAGCTACACCAACTGAATGGTAGATTTCGTTAATCACCGTCTTAATCGTAGTGATGATCATCTGAGCTTGTTTCGGGTCTGGTGACAGATAAAACGGCTGGTTTCCACCTTCAGAATCGTAGGTGAAGACTCGCTTTGTGCCCATTTCAAGCACTTTAGTGTGGTTTTCATCACCAGGTAAAAGCGACTGTACCGGTATAGCCAACTGGCTAAATGTCTGATCCTGAATAATGGCATCAAGGTTTGACAGATAGTTTGCAACCGCACGATCAAGATAAGCAATATCATCGATCAACGATGGGCTGAAATACGGTGATTCACTTTCTCCAATACAATCAACAGGAAACACAGGAACTACGCCGAGATTATGCGCGCCGCTGTCCTCTAAAATAACTTTTGCCTGACGACGACCTGCTCCACCAGCCCCCTTCTTCACTTCCTCACGGAACAGATACCACTCGTTTTGTGTCCACAGACGATAACGTTGGTATTCCTGACCTGTAGAAGTAAAAGGATCTGCGTCATCGCGAGCGACTTCCACAATTAACGCCCATAACATATTCCCGTCGTCGTCCCATGCCACATCCAGCATTTGCTGAGGTGAAATCCAGTAGGCGTAGGCGCGAGCATCTTTCTTTTTCTCGTCAGCTACTGACTCAACATCACCACTCATCGTGCTATCGACAACAACCCATATGCGACCGTAAATAGACGACTGCAAATCAATAGCGGCCATAAATGAGTCAATAGAGGCATTCTGGCGAGTCGCACGTTTCCAGAAATTGCGGATCTGCTCTGGTGCCTCTTCGATATTTCTATGAATGTCTTCTTTAAAGAGATATTTGTTGATGAGGTTTACCACCTCACGAGTGTGGTTGAAGCGATAAGCACGCTCAACTCGCTCCTTAAACTCCTGATCTCCCTCTTTAAAGTAACGAAAGATATTGTCTGTAAACCAACCACGCCCGCCAGCGTAAGTGCTGGCGAGGAAGTCCCAATGTTCTTTTTTCTTTTCGTATTCCGGGTGGCGTCGCGCCACCAGATCCTTAATTTGTTTGTCGTTCAATTCCATTTGAATAACCTTAGATAATTACTTACCTATCTAGAACCACCAAGAATAACACGGTTTTTGACTGGATACCTACGATGTACTGGATAGCCCAATGCGTCTGCACTATGCTCAATGCCACCTGTCTTATCCATATCTCGTGTTCCAGGCTTGTAGATGACTTTTTCCAATGAATCAATCAAATGCTTGCACTTCGGATCGATATACAGCCGGATATCTCCAGATGCGGTCATCAGCATTCGGTTAACAGCATTAACACGATCCGCAATTGGCGGGTGCTTTTTCGAATAATCGACACGTAAGAATCCCTTCTCTTTGAATATGTCGACGTCAGACTCCCCGCGAGCATGTTGGCGATAAGCACCTGCCGGATCTGGAAATACCGTTATCTGTGATTTCCAGCGCCAGAAGCGTCTCTCAAGCTCATCACAAACCTCTGCCGTGTTAGAGGAAAAGAGCACCAATTCATCAATTGCCCATAGCTCACCATTTGGCTGAGGTTGCAAAATTACTGAAGACATCGGGTCAATGTTGAAGTCCTGCCCTACCCATATAGGCAACCGAGGGTTGAACTGAAGCGGTTTTACATGCACGTTACGATCGAACGGGTAGTAAACGCGCCCGGACATGTTCTCAAAGCTCGCCAGGTACTCCTGAGCGAACGATTTCGGGTCCATATCGTTCTTAGCAGCTTCAATTTCCGCCGTAGGCACAAACGGAGAATCGGCAGTTACAAACTGCCAGCTCTTCCACTGTCCCTTTCTTTGCAGCTCTACGTTCTGGCCTATAGTCCACAGTTTGTGAAATTCCGAGAAGCCTTTTGGCGTACCAATGATCAGTGCACCGCCGCGTGTCGATGAAAGAGTAGGTCGTAACACCTTGTACCAGGTGTCAGCCTTCATATCCTGAAATTCATCAAGCACTACAAAATGCAACGCTACGCCGCGCAGAGTGTCAGGCTTATCAGCACCTTTGAGGGCGATCTCCGAACCGTTCTTCAACACGATTGTCATCGTGGTGTCGTTCTTTTTCCTAACCCACTTACGAGGCAGAACTTCCTGTAGATCGTCCCACAAAATCTGGCGAGCCATCTGGTAAGTAGGAGCGACATACCAGACCCTTTGCTTTTTTTCCTTTGCCGCCGCACGAATAATAGTGGAGATCGACAACCGGGATTTTCCCCAGCGTCGACCAGCACAAACAACTTTAAATCGATGCGGAGACTGGAAGACTTTCATCTGTCCAGAATGCAGTTGCACAAGACTGAGCGAGGACGGGATTGCCATTATTCGTCCTCCCCTTCACTTCCATCATCTGTCGCATCAAATTCGCTTAGAGCTTCTTCTTCCAACGTCTCAAGCAATTCGTCATCGATGATTTCAGGCTCGTCGTCTTCCTGACGTAATTTCGCCACCTGGGAAGGCGTAAGCTCACCAAATACCAGGTTCGGAATTTCTTCCTCGTCATTTTCCGCATGATCCATGCCCAATGCTTTGGACGAAACTTCAAAGCATTTTGCAAGGGTATTACTGGCTCTCTGTAAGCTCTTGAGAGAATCCTCAATCGCCCCTAAAGGCCTACCCTCACGTTTGGCCGTAGTGACTTCGACCATCACCATCTGCCCCAACGCATACGCCCAGCCGTCATAACGTGTACGACGTTCTTCTATCTTTTCCGCACGGGCTTTAGCGCGAAGCTCTGCGTCAGATTTAAGAGACTCACGAACCATCTTCCCAACAGAGTCCGCGCCTTTCTCTAATCCTCGCTTTTTGAAATGTCTGGAGAGTGTTTCACGACGAATGCCGTACTCTTCCTCCAGCTTTGAGAGTGTATATTCGCCTGACGTCCATTTGGCTTCAGCTTCGGCCCACTCCGCTGGTGTCAGGCGAGTTTTTACCTCGTCTTTTTCGACCGTCATAGATCCCTCTAAAACACACAGAGCGCGTCCATGCGCTCTAAAACAACTTGTTTACTGCATCTGCTAACCAACTTGTTTTCTGGGGTGTTTAATTAGGTCTGGGCATGTCTTATTAAGCCTGCTTCCGTATATATTTAATAAGTTACTTATTATTTATATATACAGAAGCAGGTCTTTAAATAAGCTCCCAGACCGATTACATCACCAGTAACTTCGCTTTGGCTCGACCTAAAGTGGTTAACCCAAGAGTTCGGCGGTGATAGCGATTGTCACTGCGTTGGCGCGTATGCCCTTTCTCCACCAGCCCCTTTTTTATCAGAGCGCGAATTGAGAACTGGATACTTTGCTTGGTTGTCTTGTACGGCAAAACTTCAAGCAATTCGTCCAGATCAAGTAAATGACCTCGCTCATAACCGAGATTGAGCGTTTTGATGATGTCCTTTTGTTTATCGGTTAACGTCATGGCAAATCCTTATGCCGGTAAAGCAATTTCTAACGGTTTATCCAAAGGTTGTTTGTCGAATGCCAGCAGTGGCAGCGTGTCAGGCAGTCGACGACCAAAGTCAGGGTTTCGGTACACACCATACAACGGAGACGTAAAGCTCAGGTTGTGAATGTCCTTGAGCAGCTTCACAATGCTGGCCTCGTCCACCAGACTGTCGGCAATGTCCTGAATCGTCGTGCCACGATTCCGCCCAGCTTTTGCCAGGGAACTGTTCTTGTGGTAGTCCGCCACCAGATCACGCAGTGCACGGCGACGACGAGACTCGCTCATTGCGAACAACTCTTTGACGATCGCCTCGTTATCACCAGGGTCGGAACGGAAATGGCGCTGGAATACACGCAGTGCACTTTCATAGCTCTTCGGTCGCTCAGGGCGGATGAACTTAAACCCTGCTTTCATGGCGAAGGGATTGTATTTGCTCATCGAGGACTGGATCTCAATGATTGGCCGGTCATGCATCCTGCTAACCAGGTTAATCATTCGATAAGAGACGCCTACGCCACGATACTGAGTATCCACAACTGAGCGACTGATCACCGCAAAGTTGTTATTCACGTACCGACCCCAGTACTGGTTAGCCACGGTGGTATTAGTGGTTGGTTTCAACTTAGGAAACATGCGGTGGCGAGGTGCCAGCAGTAGTTTCGGGTAAGCCATAACCACGACGCCCACCAGACGGTCATCAAGTTCGCAGCGATAGTAAGTTGGCGCGAAAGGTTTGCCGTCTGTTTTGTAGTGAAGCGACTTAAGAGCGTGCCAGTCCTCTACAGTTCCCTTTGTGACAGTCATTCGCTCCAGAAAGTCCAGATGACGCGGAAACTCTTCAGGGCGGTAGCGTTTAATGATGATGTCCGTCATAAATGAACCTCATCATGACTACCATTGTGATATTCCACCTTCACGCGTTCTTTGTAGTGCTTGGTGATCTGCATATCCGGGCGCAGCGCGTTCTTCAGGTCTTCGTGAGTCGTCGCCACCATTACCGTCGCACCAACCTTTCGAGCGGCACGCTGGAGGTTAGATGCCACAACCTGAGCGGTTACACGGTCTAGAACAGCACCGAACTCGTCAGCAGCCCACACTTTAGCGCCTGACTCAATCAGTTTGGCAATCTTGAGACGATATTTCTGACCGTCTGACATTTCAGAAGGCTTGCGAACAAACAGATATGCATCGTTCAGACCAGCCATAGATAACAACCCAAGCGCATCGCTGGTCGTTTTGCCCAACTGATCGATGACGTTAACCTCATTATCGAAGGTAAAATCATCGATGGAGGCTACAGACAGCCCTTCATCCTTCATCTGTCGTTGCAACTCGCGCAGCACAACGGATTTGCCGGAACCGGATTGGCCGGTGATGTACACCACATCGCCCTGCTTCACTTCCAGCTCCAGATTGTCGTAAAGCGTCCACTCTTTTTCGTCCAGGCCAAGCCCGAACGACTCAGCGATTTCCAACGTGCGCGTGGTTTTATTTACGCGTGTCTGAAACGATACGTTGATGATGTATTTGCTCATGCAGCCATCTCCCCGGAAGAGATCTTCTCCGCATATGCCACAAATGCGTCTACACCGCTTTCTCCCGTCATTTCTTCCATATGGGCAAGCAAATCACCAACAACAATGGCAGAGCCAGCAGGGAGCGTTTTAAAGCCCAATACGTCGACAACACGTACTTCTTCCGCTGCAACTTCATGACTGATCTCGGTGTGTTCATCCTTCTGTCGTTTAGTTTCTTCGCCAAGATCGATAACTAGCGAGTCGGTGTCCATTTCTTCTGTCATGCTGCCAACGAGAACATTCAACTCACGCTCTTCAAAGCCGAAAACCTCGATATCGTCCAGAACAAGCGACTCAAGCTCTTTCTGTAGCTTAATTGCATCGTAATCAATGCTGGCAAGTCGGTTATCTTCAAGACGCTTCGCACGAACCTCGTCATCACTGAGATCATCGCGAACAATAACCGGTACGCGCTCAAGTCCAGCAAAAATTGCAGCCTCACGGCGGCCGTGGCCAGTAATAATTACGTCGTTCTTATCGACCGTAATTGGCTGGTCAAATCCGCGCTTTTTAATGGCTGCGGCCAGATCTCGGATCTGCTGTTCATCATGCTTTTTGGCATTCATCTCATAGGGAATAAGATCTGCCGGGTCGCGATATACGATTTCAAACTTTTTGGTCATTACATACGCTCCTTGTAGTAGTCGACCAGCCACACCAGAGCCTCACCAGCGTTTTCCATTTCATTGCCAGTATTAATTGCCTGGTCTTTGATGATGTTTTTTATGGTTTCTGCAACGCGATCTGACGCATCGAAAGTTACTTTGAAGCGCATGGTCTGATGTTCCGCACCGACACGTTCGGTTTTCTCTCGTTTGTCGGTATCGACAGGCTCATCACTACCACGAGACAACGCCTCCAGTGCTTCAAGGTCGATTGCCGCCTCTTTTGCTAAAACCATCGAGATTTCGTCGTCATACGGGGCGATTTCAGACAGTTGATAGTCAAGTTCTGACTGAATTTCTTCAATGAAGCGCTGCAATGCGATTTGGTCGTCTTCACCGTATCGCTCGTTGTCCACCAGTGACATCTGTTTAGCTACGACATCGCTAATTTTGCCCACAGAAAGCACCGGAACCGTTGAAATTCCTTGCTCAATAGCAGCACGCCAGCGATGTTCGCCGCCGAGGATTTCAAAAAATCCATCTTCAAGTTCACGAGCCAAAATTGGCTTAAAAAAGCCCAATTTTTCGATAGAACCTTTCAGTTTTTCAAAATTCTGCGCACCAACCGAATTGGTGTTCCAGGTATTCGGGCGAAGGTTGGCAACATCAACCTGCAAAATCGTGATTTTTACATCCATTTTATTGCTACAATCCACTATGTAATCACTTACTTATTATAATAGCCAAATAACATACAAAAGGCACTAAGGAAAGAGGTTTATGACTGTTCGGATTGTATCTAACGCAGTAAATGCACTTATTTCTGGCGCAGATGACAAGGTAAAGCAACTGGTGCAACAGATGTTGAGCTACGAAGTCGAGACTGGCGACTGGAAGGGCACAAGCACGATGTTCAACTGGAGTAAAAACTCGTTCCCTGCTGGCTTTGCCAAGCCTGTAGCGGCGAACTTGAACAAGGCGGGCATCAAATGTGTTCATATCCGCAAAGACAAAGCCCCGGCGCTTGGAAAGCCAAATCCGGCGGTCAACCCATTCCCATACAATCCTGATTATGCATATCAGGATCAGACTGTGGAAACACTGGTTCGAGAGGGAATGATGATTGCGCAGATCGCTACTGGTGGCGGGAAATCTAATGTTGCCTGCAAAGCAGCTGCACGTATCGGTCGAATGACATTATTTTTAACAACCCGCTCTGTTCTGATGTTTCAGATGGCCGAAAACTTCCAGAGATCCATCGACTACCGCGCCGAAAATGGCGAACCGTGGTTAAAAGACCAAAAGGTTGGAGTCATTGGCTCGGGTGAGTTCCAGGTATCACGACATATCAACGTCGCTACAGTTCAAACTCTGGCAAGTTTCCTTGAAGAACCACCACGCGATGCAACTCCAGATAAGAAGAGCTACCACCTCAAACGTCGGGACTTGGTGAAACGCTTCCTTTCAAGTGTGTCTCTTCTTATTCTGGAAGAGGCGCATGAGTCTTCAGGCTCTAATTTCTATGACATCGCCAGATTATGTGCGAACGCAGACTATCGCCTGGCGCTTACGGCAACGCCGTTCATGAAGGATTCTACGGAAGCCAACATGCGTCTGATGGCAGTGGCCGGGCGAATTGAAATAAAAGTCACGGAAAAGTATCTGATTGATAGAGGCATTCTGGCAAAGCCATACTTCCTTTATCATAAAGTTGCCTACAAGCCGGACGAGGCCAGAATCAAGGCAGAACTTGCCAACAAACACCTCAATTTTAGAGTAGGTATGAGCACTGCCTACCAAAAGGCTTATCAGTTGGGGATCGTGTATAATTTGGGACGTAATGAGGCCATTGTTCGCGAAGCATTGCTCTATAAGCAACATTCTCTCAATTGTATGACTCTGGTTCGTCTTAAACGCCACGGGCAAATCCTGATGGAAATGATGAAAGAGTCCGGCCTTAGAGTTGACTTCATTTATGGGGAATCGAACCAGTCGACAAGGCAAGCAAAGCTGAACAGTTTAGCGTCTGGCGACATAGATGTTTTAATAGGCTCGACTATTCTGGATGTCGGTGTTGATGTGCCAAACGTTGGTGCGGTCATTCTTGCTGGTGGTGGGAAAGCAGAAGTTGAAATGAGACAACGTGTCGGTCGTGGCTTACGAGCCAAGAAGAATCAGGCAAACGTGTGTTTTGTCACTGATTTCATTGACATTAGCAACAAATACCTGTTGTCTCACTCTTATGAGCGAAAACACATCATCGACACCACACCTGGCTTTGCAGAAGGTGTATTGCCTGTTGATGGCGCATTCGATTTTGGAGTTCTGAAACGAGATTAGTTATGAGCGAAAAGAAAACAACTTATTGCCAAGTGGCATTGTCTGATAAGGCCAATGAAAAACTTGGAAAATTTCAAATAAAACTCAAAGAGAAAAAAATCAAGATGTCTAAGGCTGAAGTTATCAATGCCATTCTGGAGACGATGACTATGGCTGAATTTGACAAAGTCACATCTGCCGTTGGGGTTTCCGCTAAGACGCGTGAGAAAATCATGCGCATCTATGAGAACTCCAATATGACAAAAAAAGATCTAGAGGAAATACTGAGCAGGTTGCCGTAACATTTCATATTTACCCCCTATCTACTAATTCTATGATGTGCTCACTTGTTAGAAAGGAGCACATCATGAGTTGGTTAAAAGAATTATCATTTGTTGACACCACTGGCGCTAAGAAAAATCATTCTTTCTGGAAAGTCAGCGATCCTTCTGATTTTCTTGTTGGTGCTAATGCTGCTTTTGAATTGCTTAACTTTTATCAACGTTATCCTGAAATGAAACACAGTCCACTCCTGTACAGAATAACAAACGATATGAATAGGTCTGGTTTATTATCAAGTGAGTCAGCGAAAGGCTTTTTTAGCAAAATTACGCCACACATATCATTCGATTCAGCAAACGAAATTGATTATCTACCCACGAAACCTCAAGAACAATTATCTGTACCACCTGAGAAAAAAGAAAGACGAATTTCCAGCATTGAAAATATATCGAAAGAGCTTCGCACAACAACGTTGAGGCTGCTGAACTTTCTTACGCTACTTAATTGGATAGATGATCAAACATTGATTCCATCAACCGATGCGTTGGATAACAGAGTCCTTAGGCTGAACAAAAAATCGCAATTTGGTTTTGTGTTCACCAAAAAAGGTGAAGATTTAATCAAAAGAAAATATAGATTATTGAATGATTAATAGTCTACATGCAGGTGTATGAGAGCACCTGCATGTGACACTCATCACATTTTTTGAAGCACACACCTCCGGCTGAAAAAATTTCTTGATTGGCTGAACGATATTTGTAGGCTTTTCAATTGATAACTAAGGTCGGATACTGTAGATGAGTATTTCTATAAACAAAATAATTAACTCTTTACGACATAAAATATCACATGGAAAAGATGTTCTTTTTAAAGAAAAATATTATCTATTCAACTTAGAGCCGTACAAATGTACAAAATTTTATATCACTCGGAACCGTAAATATTCAGTTTCAATCACAAAAGACATGAAGAAAATCTCTTCAGAAGAGTACTTCATATCACATATTTATATCTACCCATTTAAATTAGAACCATTAAATATAATTCTTCCTACAATAAAAGGGGTTGAACTTGAAGGTTATACTTTAAGCTCTAACTTTAATGATATGGGTGTACAAAAACCAGGGACAAGGTCATACTACGCCTACAAAGTAAAATGCAATAACTACAACGCACTTAACATGCTAATCAGCAAACTTGAAACGGAGATAGTCGAAGGAAATCTAAATGATGATCATGAAAAATTAGAACAAATAGAAAAACTTAGAAAGTGTGATGTTAAATAATTGGATTATCATGATATGAAAATGAAACTTTCGTTACTCCTTGCTTGTATATACCTCCCGGCGTTTCCCGCCAACGCATTATCAGATTTCGTCTCTGACATGCAAAAAACGTACAGCATGTTTACCTCCGAAGACGTAGTAGAATACAAATCACGAGGTCTGAATCAGCCAGTTTGGTTCAGATTCTCAGACAACGCAGAAGAAACAATACTTAATGGAGGAAAAGAAAGATTACGGTTGCAAATTAACGGGACCGCTGTACCAGAAAACGTTAATGTAAGCTCTGACGAAGCCATGAAGCCATCTGGAATTGTTTTAGAAGTTCAAGACGGCACACTTTACTGTGATGAAATGGCTACAACAGGTTGCCAAGTAAACATTAGGGTTGGCAATGAAGAGCCTATCGTTACTTACGCCAAGGCTGAAGGGAATACAAGTGGAAAGGTATTGTTTATCGATGAAAATATCTCAAAACGTATCGTTCGTGACATACAGAAAACAGCTAACTCTAAATCCGTCGATAAAAAAATCTATGTTGAGGTTCCCTTCTTTGTCGTTGGTAACAAAGAATTTAAATTTGGGTTGCTGAAAACACCTCTAAGAGTATCAGAATGAGAACATTGGACATCACCTACGGCATACCGGCTGAAGTCTGGCCGCGAGACTACGAACATGCTGAGAACATACTTATGTTCTGGCGGAAGAACAACATTCCTGTAAGAGTCACGCTTGAAGACGGTCAGGTGTTTTGCATGTACGTTCAGGGGACAATGCCTTCACGCAATAAGCTAGATTTATGCCCGATTCCATATGATAAAGAAAATCGTATAAGACTCCCACTTGAGCGCATTAGCACAATTGAATCAGGTGTAATCGATGGCATTGCTCGCGAGTTCAAAGGTAGGCTAACAATACATCCAGACTATGTTGACAATCAGCCATCACGCCGTGACTTTTTTGCGATATGTCGCAAGGCTTATCAAAACGACCAATCTATAAGGGTCTACATGACAGACGGTCGTGAAATAGAAGGGGTGTCAAGAGGCGTTGATGCTTGCCAGGTCACTCTTAAGTTAGAAGACGGCAGAAAAATACTTGTTTTCTTCGATTGGGTTGAACGAATCCTTCCATTTTAAATCTATAAGGGTAATAACCGGCTAAGTCCGGTTATTATTTTACATGCCATTCATTTAAAACTCTTTCAATGCCACCCCGTATAAATATATAAGGTTAAAGGCCCGAATTGATTATTTATTTAGGGAACACCTTCGACGATCTCGCTTTTATTTCTAGGACTTTCATCCCTGCAGAAAATTTAAAAAAAAACACTTGCAATCTTTTTTCACGTATTGATAATTGAACTCGTCGAAAGCGAGCTGGCTAACGACAGTAAAAATAAATTCATTTTAATTTTTCGTAAGGATGTCCATCATGGCTAACATTATCATTTCTAAAAAGTCCATCATTGAAGCTGCTGCCATTGTATCCGACGAGCTGCGCGAAAAAGCAGATCTGGCAACTCAAACATATAACGAACATTATAAAAATGGTACGCACACAAAAGCAGACAAAGCAAACATGCAAGCTGCGACCACTAAACTTGCTTACTTCATCAACAACGTTGTGAACGCAGTAGAAGACGAAAAATTATGCTCTGTTTTCTACTATGCGATTAAAGCAAGCAAACAAGCGCCAGAAGTATTTTTCCGTGATGCAATGACTAATAGTTATTCTCTGGAAAAACTGGTTTATCTGGTTAAATCAATTAAATCTGGTAAATGCGTTTACTCCATCGCTGATATGTCTGGATCTCGTGTATTCGCTTTAATCGATATGATTAACGACGAGATCGACACGTTCACCAATGGCGCTGTTTTCGATTTAATGAATGAAGCTAAAAAAGCGTGCGAAATTAAATTGGACGCTGGCTATACTCAAGCCAACCAGTTGATCAATCTTTGCGAACGTCTTGGACTTGTTGAGAAAGTCAAAGGAATGGGAAGCGCAAAAGCTGGTACGCAGCAATATCGCTTTATTAAAAATGATTTCTATAACTATCTGGCTGATGCTTTCAAAGCGTAATTAATGGAATCTTGCGCCCACTATGGGCGCTTTTAAGGAGCTTAATCATGTTTATTCTTATCGCTGGCGTTAACGTGCGCAATGAATATTTTGTTAATCGCATCGCTGGGATCGCTGGTTACGCTGGGCGCGCAGTCGAGTTCATAAATGAAACAACGCGAAGAATTGACTTATTGAACGACCAGGAGCGAAAAAAAGCAGACGTGAATGACGCTGATATATTTTTAATGTTGAAAGCGTTTGTAGAAATGGGATTCAAAATTAGTTTACACAAATAAAATCGAGCGCCCACTATGGGCGCTTTTTTCGTTTCCAATACTCCCACCATAACGCGCCATCATTGGCGCGTTTTTTATTGTCTTTAACTCGCTCCAACAACATAAAAATAAGCACCAAAATAACGCCATAGACGCGCTTTTATATCCTTGTCAGTACATACCCATTACTTAACACATTAACGCGCTTAAAACGCGTTATATTGCGCTATAGAGTATGGTTAATCATTGGCTTTTAGTCTTGCTATGTGATCCGCGTTTATTTGTCGGCGCGGATCGGCTCTTTGTGTTGTTTTGTATCCGCTCGCGTATTATGTGCGCGTGATTTTTCACATAATCACACCACTTAATCACATATGTGATTACGCTACGAAAGAAATCTGGATGTCTCAGGCGACGAAAGTCATCATAATTTTCCCCGCTCACCTGTCCGACAACCGCTGGTTGGATTCCACCAGCTTCCCGATGTTTTTTCTACATAAAGGCGAATGCAGCCGTTTCCCGAAAAAATCCTGGCCGTTTCCCGTCGGCTCATGAATGCGTTCCTCGCCGTTTCTGAAAATTTCCCTGCGGCAGCTGGTGGCTATAGAGAAAGGGCCGTTTCTGGCCCTCTTCTCAGTTACACGCCATCAAGGATGTGGATGCGGTTGCTTGCGTATACATTCAGCATAAAGTTAGCGCAAAACAGTTTCCATGTATCAACGCCAGCGGTATACGTAATGTTTTTGCATTTAATTGCATTGTTGGCGATCCGCATCCCCTGCGATACTGCTTCATCGTCGGAAAATTTGAACGACGATTGAGTTTTAATCCAGACAGAAATCTGCGTAGCGAACTCAATCAGCTTGGACTGGCAGAATCGCCCGGAGCGCACCGGAAAGACGAACGTTCCGAATCCAGAATTTACCACATACGCTTTCTCAAATACCCGCGAGTAACGACGATTGCCAATGATGTCGCGTGCAATAATGCATTTTTCTTGTGCTGACAGTTCTACCGTCTCATTGTCGCGCCATGCACCAAGTACTCGTTTTTCAATGTCAGAGAACGTTACAGCGATATTGCCATGTGCGGGTGCGTTTACAGTAGCGATAAAATTCATGATTAATTCCTTATCGTAAATAACAAATTGTTTTCTTGTTGGTGTTAATTATCGTTGTACGAATAAGGCGTCAAAGTGGAAAGTTGCGGTAGCCGGACGGGAACAGGTGGGTTTGTCGGTTGCCTGGAGGTAAGAGGTTGGTGTTTTTAGCCTGCGGGAAACAGGATGGTCATTTAAGGCCACCAATGCTGATGGCCTTAATAATTATCGCCCTATTACGCTAAGGATCTTTTCCTCAACTGATTTGTTGTTGCGACTAAACTGCCTTGCGTATCTGATGACAGAAGAGGCGTTTTGCTTTCTGACCAATTCGACTCTTTCCTTCAGGGTTTTCTTGAAATCGCCCATATTTACCACCAGGCGCAGAAGGTCAGTCTGTTATTGTGAAAGTCGTGGTTCCTGATCAGGTCTTCCACAAGTTTTTTCAGCTTATCCACGTCATGCCAGTAACCTTCGTCGTACTCCTGACTGCCGAAGAAAAAACCTTCCCGAGTAGGCAAGTACTCTTCGCAATTGCTTTCGTTTATGTGCATCAAATGAGCTTTCAGAAGACAAATGTCATTCATCGTTAATTCTAAAAGCTCACAATTTTCGACTTCACCTACGTTGCGCTCCATCCACCCAACGAGCGCATTGAACTTACGGAAGTAAGCAACCTGCTTTCTGGATGCCTCGTTATTCAGATCGTTTTTAGGCTGTGTCTCGATATAGATATCAAGTCCCATGATGGTTTCCTTATTAAGTTGCTTCAGTGAAATCATTTTCACAAATCAGATAAGGCAGAAAACAAATTGTTATCGGGCATAATAAAATGGCGCGGTTTACGCGCCATTTAAAGAGGATTAAGCGAATACGCTTTCAGGGATTAAGGTGTCGGCAGGAATGCCAGAGGTAATGCGCAGACCGTACTGGCCAATCCAGGTGGTGCTGGTGTTCAGGCTGGAGGCGAATACGGTGTTAACCATATTCATCATGGTTTCAAACACCTCTTCATCAACCTGGCGGAAGTAGTTCTCGATTTTCAGCAGCAGCGGGTCAGTTGCATCGAGAATGGACTGGTATTGAGTCGCGTACTCGCCGCCGGAGGCATCACCTTTACGCACGATCGTACTGGCCTGGACTTCGGCACCAGTTTCGGTGTTGTACGTAACAACGGTAATTTTTGCCACATTCTTACCTTCGGCGGTTTCAGAGGCATAGTAAACATCAACTGTCAGTTTTTCGCGTTTAACGGTCATTTCACTCTCCGTAGTGTCTTGGTTATTTTTATATTCTATGATCGTAAGTATGTACTTACAATACAAAAAAGCCCCGTAAGGATGGCGGGGCTGTCGTACGGTCGACTAATTACCACTTGCACATTATCAGGCTATTGCCATCACTGATGCTCTCTGAATCTCTTGCTGGGCCACGCGGTTAACTTCCATCAAAGCCAGTTCGAGCTGATGTTCCGGCCACATTCTTTGAAATGCCACCCAGCCTTTTCCACGCTGGCGACGAACATTCATTACATAACGAGTAAAGGTGTTTTTATCGAAAGACACCGCTGTTTCACGGAACAGACGAATAGAGGTTCCATTGGCAACGATGTCCAGCAAAGTTAATTGAGCAACCAGCGCAGGCTTCTCTTTTCTCTTCTGGTCTTTGTCCAGACCAAGAACCAATGATTTTTTCATCACAACTCCGTAAACAACTTGTTTTCTCAATGGCGTAAATAATACCAGTAAGAAAACGGCTACAAAGCATATTGATCAGGTGCATGAGCGATATGCAGGTTCTTCCCTGCGGCTATAGAGAAATTAAGCCAGCAATGCTGGCTTTGGTTGGGGTTACTCGAATACTTCAAGAAACTCCTGAACGTCCCAATGCTGGACGAGGTGAAGATAGACCTTAGAAATCACGTCATTTTCGCTATCGCATGTGAAGTAGTACTTCTGGCTGCGGTTGTATGTGTCCACACAAAATTCGCTCATATCCATAAAGTCAGCATCTTCACCCATGTCGCAAATCATCAAAGCAGGTGCGTCATCACGAGTCATCAGCTCCAGCACCCATCTTGAATTAATCAGAGTGGAAGACCAACCTTCCAGCTCATAGAACTGGTCAAACTCTTTTTGAGTCAATTTCTTGATTTGGTTGATGTCGATATTTGCAAACATAAAGCAATCCTTAAACAACATGTTTTCTTGATGGTGTTATTATCGCAATAACGCACAGGCGAAAAAGGATTTTATTCCGGTGAATGTGGTTTTGGCAGTGAGTTTTCAGGTTCAGTACCGAGTACACTTTTTACATTATTCTGATTTAGTGGCCGAAGGTGGCTGGTGGGCAGAATAATCATCTCCCCGAAAACCTACTGAAATCGATTGTGACCCGCTGACTGTCTGGCACAATTACGCTGTAGTTGGGCATTCAGAGGGAATCCAGCGGTAAGTAAGTTCGCCTGCACGTGAGCGCCTCTCTTCTTCCCGCACATTACAGGTGGGTAGCCGCAACTCTCCCTATCGCTATACCGGTACGCCGCCGTTCCTGAACCGGCATCGAGCCTTTTCCCGAAATCCACACAGGCAACTCGACCGTTTCCCTGAAAACCTCCAGCCGTTCCCCGAAGGCAACCCAGCCGTTTCTGTAGCGGGATGCAGCCTTTTCCCTGTATGGACCTAAGGCTGACCGTAGGGGTGTTACGGGGGATAAAATCAGGAGTTGATTAAATACGAAAAAGGAGGCGACACCCCTCCTTCCCTCCCCACTTATACATACCTGTCTTGTTCGCTATACATGTTGTGTTTTCTTCGTGTTTTATCTGTCTCAACCTCTCTATAGGCGTTAATGCTCACTCCTTCCAGAATGTTCTATACGGCGACTATTTCTGTTGGTGAATTGGGTGTGTTGTTTTCTCTGTCGGTGTATGTGGTTTCGTTCGTTTTGCGGTGGTTCTTCTATGGGGTGTTCTCGTCGTTTTGGTGATTGTTCTTCTCCGTGTATGGAGTAATGGCAGGTGGGCGATTCCTTTCGTTATTGTGTTTGAGTTGTTTGTCTGGAGTGTGAAAGGCTTTTGTAGTTATTCGTGTATTGGGTAATGGCGTTTCCCGTGATTGTTATGTTTCGTGTCTTTTGGGATTGAGAGAAACCTTGCGGTTACAGGCTTCGTTGGGGTTTCAGTGATTCTGGTGTTTCTTCGCTGTTTGGGTAATGGCGTGTCGTGGGTATCGCGCGTATGAATGTTTTCGGATTGCCTGTGAAAGTTAGGTTGGTTGTCCGGTAGCCTGGGGAGAAGAGGTGGGTCTTTTCGGTAGCCTGCCATAAAGAGGTTGGTTGTTTTGGGGAATGGCATGTGTGTTATTTAGTTGTTTTGTTATGCCTGAAAATAAGTTGTTTATATGGTTGTGTAACGCAACGGGAACGATTTTGAGCGTGTGTTTTTGTTGGTGGTGTGTTGGGTCGTCTGTGGTGAAAATTGGACGCTGTGGCGCTGTCTGCTGCGTAGAATTACGGGTATAAGAAGTGATGTGTGAATACGTCAATTTTTTAGACCAAATCGGGTGAAAGCGTTGACGTTTCGTTGATCTGTTATTCAGTTGTTTTCTTATTGGTATAAACAACGTTAACCTATTGATATTTAAAGGTGTGATTGCAGGTATGGAAGGAGAGTAGTGGCGATCAACAGATTCTTATAGAAAAGAATCAAATTGTGACCGCCATTATCAATAAGTTGCAACCGTTAGTTGTTCAGATAAACATTTGGAACACGGACGTAGAAGTTCCTGTCGCCGGTAAGTTCCAGAGTAATGTTAATGTCATTACCATTGTCTAGTGTAGCCGTTGCTCTATAGAACTTATCCGTCACCTTGTCCTCTATTGTCACCTTCATACATTTTGGTGCAGTCGAACCGTTATTCTCTTTCAGAATAGTTGTCACGAGAGGGCAGGCTGCTTCTTCAAGAGCAACCTCGTCCTTGTGTGGGATGCCGATGAAGATAATCCAAGCCAGCGACGCAACGATTATGATAAATGGCACTCTGCTGCCTTTTGTAATAGTCGCGCGCTTCCAGAGATAGACAGGCAGGAGGAATACCCCCCATAGAATTGAAGGTGGTTCACAGCCAGACTCCGATAGAGCCATTCTGTCAGCTACTAACAAACCGATGGTAGTTACACCCCCAATTATAATAGCGTAATTGGTATACTCTTCCGGCGATACTCCAAAGAAGAAAGGCATGAACGCTAGAATCCACGCATAAATGTTATTCAGAGGTTTTGTTTGTTGGTTCTGGGTTTCCATCACATCCATTCCATCACATAAAAATCGCGTTTATATATTATCAATTTTCTCACTTGTATAACCTAAATACGCATCCGTTTATCAATCCACCTTCCACAAACATCAGCTTTAGCTATGAAAAATAACAATCTCAAAGTGAAAACCATTATCATAGGAAACGATTAGATGAGATGGTCTAATTCATCATCTATCATTGCTTTAACACTTGAGTCATTAACCCCGTATTGATTTATGAGCCGTTTCAGCTCCGGTGAAAACTGAAGGTAGATATCGTGAGCGTTTTTCACTGTAGGTTCAACGCCACGCATTTCAAGCGCCTTTAGTAGATATGAGTCTTCTTTAAGCATAAATTCTCCGTTATCTAGTATGAAGCGATTGCCGGATTACCATTGCCAGCACTCTAGCCCTTCAACGACCGGTGCACCACAATCAAAATGTACAGAGTCAAAGCCTACATCAAGTACTTTCTGAATGTTAGCAATCGCGCCTTCGGATATACCATATCGACGCAAGTCATCTTTCCAGACATCATCCTGTAACCCGGCGTGGACAATACAACCGCCATCAATTTGTGAAACCCAATCCAGCTCATTGCTTGCGATCATGAATCGGCGAGCATCTTCCTCTGATGTATGAGATGAACTGATCAATGCCACCTGGTAGGCTTGGGTAATGTTCAACATTTCAACAACTCCGAAACAATTTGTTTTCTTATGTGGCTTATTATCTCAATCAACAAAAGGTAGAAAACAAATTGTTTTAGGGTTTGTTAAAGTCAGAAGGGGTTGTGTCTATATGAAAATGCCCAGCGTGTTGCCGGGCATTGCGAACAGAGGTTGTTTAATTACTTAACCTGGTGGCCTGGTTTAGCACCAGCATCCGGGCTTAACAGGAAGATATCTTTCCCGCCGGGGCCAGCAGCCATCACCATGCCTTCGGAGATACCGAAGCGCATTTTACGCGGAGCCAGGTTAGCCACCATAATGGTGTGACGACCAATCAGTGCCTGTGGGTCTGGATAAGCAGAACGGATGCCTGAGAAGACATTACGCTTTTCACCACCGAGATCCAGTGTCAGACGCAGCAGTTTGTCAGAACCTTCGACAAACTCCGCGTTTTCAATCAGCGCCACACGCAGGTCAACTTTGGCGAAGTCGTCAAAGGTGATGGTTTCCTGAATCGGGTCGTCAGCCAGTGGGCCAGTTACCGGTGCAGCTGTGGCTTTCACTTCTTCTTTGGATGCTTCCACCAGTGCTTCCACCTGTTTCATATCGATACGGTTATACAGTGCCTTGAACGGATTCACTTTATGGCCCAGCAGCGGTTGCTGGATACCATCCCAGGTCAGTTCTGTATTCAGGAATGCTTCTGCACGTTCAGTCAGTTTCGGCAGTACCGGTTTCAGGTACGTCATCAGCACGCGGAACAGGTTAATGCCCATAGAGCAAATCGCCTGCAGGTCGGCATCGCGGCCTTCCTGCTTCGCCACCACCCACGGAGCCTGTTCATCAACATAGCGGTTAGCCAGGTCAGCCAGTGACATGATTTCACGGATAGCTTTGCCAAATTCGCGGCTTTCCCACGCTTCACCAATCACTTCAGCGGCATCAGTGAAGGTTTTGTACAGTTGCGGGTCAGCCAGTTCGCTTGCCAGCACGCCGTCAAAACGTTTGTTGATAAAACCTGCATTACGGGAGGCCAGGTTAACCACTTTGTTCACGATATCGGCATTCACGCGCTGAACAAAATCTTCCAGGTTGAGATCGATATCATCAATGCGCGAAGAGAGTTTCGCAGTGTAGTAGTAACGCAGGCTGTCGGCGTCAAAATGATTCAGCCAGGTGCTGGCTTTAATAAAGGTGCCGCGAGACTTGGACATCTTCGCGCCGTTCACCGTCACATAGCCGTGAACAAACAGGTTGGTCGGCTTGCGGAAGTTGCTGCCTTCCAGCATGGCAGGCCAGAACAGGCTGTGGAAGTAAACGATATCTTTACCGATGAAGTGGTACAGCTCGGCGGTGGAGTCTTTCTTCCAGTATTCGTCGAAGCTGGTAGTGTCGCCGCGTTTGTCGCACAGATTCTTGAAGGAACCCATGTAGCCAATCGGCGCGTCCAGCCAGACGTAGAAATATTTGCCCGGTGCGTTCGGAATTTCAAAACCGAAGTACGGCGCATCGCGGGAGATATCCCACTGTTGCAGGCCAGATTCAAACCACTCCTGCATTTTGTTTGCCACCTGCTCCTGCAACGCACCGCTGCGGGTCCATGCCTGCAACATTTCGCTGAAAGAGGGCAGATCAAAGAAGAAGTGTTCAGAATCACGCATTACCGGCGTAGCGCCAGAAACCACCGATTTCGGCTCGATCAATTCAGTCGGGCTATATGTTGCGCCGCAGACTTCACAGTTATCGCCGTATTGATCTGGCGCTTTACATTTAGGACAGGTGCCTTTTACAAAACGGTCCGGCAGGAACATGCCTTTTTCCGGGTCGTACAACTGAGAGATAGTGCGGTTTTTAATAAAACCGTTCTCTTTCAGGCGAGTATAGATAAGCTCAGACAACTGACGGTTCTCTTCGCTGTGCGTCGAGTGATAGTTGTCATAGCTGATGTTAAAGCCTGCGAAATCAGTCTGGTGTTCCTGACTCATTTCGCCAATCATCTGCTCCGGTGTGATACCAAGCTGCTGTGCTTTCAGCATGATCGGCGTACCGTGGGCATCGTCGGCACAGATGAAATTAACCTCGTGGCCGCGCATTCGCTGGTAACGAACCCAGACATCAGCCTGGATGTGCTCCAGCATATGGCCGAGGTGGATTGAGCCGTTAGCGTACGGCAGCGCGCACGTCACCAGAATTTTCTTCGCGACTTGGGTCATAGTAGGCATTACTTCTTTGTAGTGAAAAGGGGCTTGATAGTAACAAAATGGCCTTATGTCTGCCATGTGATAACAGCATTTCTCATAAATGATTAAATGTCGTAGCTGGAGTACACTACAAGGCGACAATTGCGCAAATTAAAATAAAGGAGACGGGATGAGCGAGTCCAAATCGCCGGATGCCCTGAGAGCAATGGTAGCCGGTACGCTGGCTAATTTTCAGCACCCAACCCTGAAACACAACCTGACTACGCTTAAAGCGTTACACCATGTTGCGTTGATGGATGACACACTGCATGTCGAACTAATCATGCCTTTCGTGTGGAATAAGCCTTTTGAAGACCTGAAAGAGCAATGTAGTGGTGATCTGCTCCGTATCACTGGCGCAAAGGCTATTGACTGGAAGCTGTCGTACAACATTGCCACGCTTAAGCGCGTCAAAAACCAACCAGGCATTAATGGCGTTAAGAACATTATCGCCGTCAGCTCAGGCAAGGGCGGCGTGGGTAAATCCTCCACGGCGGTAAACCTGGCACTGGCGTTGGCTGCTGAAGGTGCGAAAGTTGGTATTTTGGATGCCGATATCTATGGTCCATCAATTCCAACCATGCTGGGCGCGGAAAACCAACGTCCAACCTCACCTGACGGTACTCACATGGCACCTATCATGTCTCATGGCCTGGCAACCAACTCTATTGGTTATCTGGTCACCGACGACAATGCAATGGTGTGGCGTGGACCGATGGCCAGCAAGGCGCTGATGCAGATGTTGCAGGAAACTCTATGGCCTGATCTGGACTATCTCGTTCTCGATATGCCGCCGGGCACTGGTGATATTCAGTTGACGCTGGCGCAGAACATTCCTGTAACTGGTGCGGTTGTGGTAACTACGCCGCAAGACATCGCGCTGATCGATGCGAAGAAAGGCATTGTGATGTTCGAAAAAGTCGAAGTGCCGGTACTGGGTATCGTCGAAAACATGAGTGTGCATATTTGCAGTAACTGCGGTCATCACGAGCCAATTTTTGGCACCGGTGGCGCACAGAAACTGGCCGAGAAATACAACACGCAGTTGTTAGGCCAAATGCCACTTCATATCTCTCTTCGTGAAGATCTGGATAACGGAACACCAACCGTTATTAGTCGTCCAGATAGCGAATTTACGGCTATTTATCGTGACCTCGCAGATCGCGTTGCTGCCCAAATGTATTGGCAAGGTGAAGTAATACCTGGCGAAATCGCATTCCGCGCAGTGTGATAAAAAGGCGGTGCATTGCACCGCCTAATCAGTTCTCCTACATCACGGGACAATCATCAAACTCGCCACTTCTTGCGTCGTTGATAATGTGAGTGATCACACCAAACACGGCATTGCTGCCCGTGCATCCATCGTCATCCTTTGGCAATGCTTCCTTCTTACCGGTTCTTAAATCCTCCAGATGCTGACGTGGGTACTTCCGGTATCTTTTTACGCGATATTCCCCATCCAGAGCGCATACAAGCAGAGAACCATCAACCGGGGTAAGTGAGGAATCGACCACCAGCAATGCACCCTGTAATATTCCCTCACGATGATGACTATCAGCTGCCCTCATGAAGTAGGTCGCTGAAGGATGTCTAATTATCTGCTGATCAAGAGAAATACGGCTCTCAGCATAATCCGCCGCAGGAGAAGGGAAGCCCATAGCGTTTTCACCTCAGAGTACTGTTTATCCATACAGTATACATTAAAGATGCTTGAAGTGTGCAATAGCGCGATGCTTTGCGCTCGCCTGGTGGCGCGTTATTTTTTGGCTATATCTTCTTTCTGATATACCGGATCGTTTCCTTTTGGCAGCAGGAGGCTTAACTGCCGGTAGTGCCGTAGCCGTTCCATGAAATAGGTGCGCAGGTTCTCAGGTTGCTCACGGGCTACCTGTTCCGCTATGACGGGTATGTTCAATCGCTCTTTGTAGGCAACCCCCCTGGCAGCCAGGTCAACGTTAACTTTATTCCTTTCTTCCTGGCTTTTAGCTGCTATGTTCCATTCGTTCATATTAAATCCCATCCAGAATAATTGAATAACGGCTATTATTTAGTCGCCGCAATATCTTCAAAGTTTTTTTTCTCACCCCATTGCTTTTTGCGCACAGCTTATCTGGCTTGCGGTGCGCGAAATGTAAATTCGCCTTCAGAGTTATCCACAAAGTTATGCACTTGCAACGGGGCCATTTTCCTCATACCGTGTTTGCACACACAGGAAATGGATATTTTATTAATTGAATTTTATTAAATAATAATGATAAGGAGAAAATTTGAGATGTAATCATGACATTAATAGATAGGGCCTGCATTACAGGCCCCAACTACATCAAGGAATTCACAGTTCCCTGATTTTTATACCGAAAACATGTGCCGTAAGTTCACGTTAACGACTTTCTTTCACCGAATCCAACTATATAGAGGTTGGGTTTCTACGTCAACGTGAGAGCACGCAGCTTTACATTAGACGAGGATTACCCTGATGATTGTATTTTTTCAGTTTCTAAGTGCATTTTTAAATGCGCCTGTTCTTAGCCAAGTGCTGGCGATTGTCTTCATCGTGGTTCTGATATGGTTTTTCAAGTCAGTGATAAACAGAGGCGTGCGCTGGCTTATTTAATGTCGCGATGAGATATTAATTCCCTTGCTGTTTAACCATTTTTTGTGTGTGCTGGTGAGCGTGTGAAGGCTCAATTTGTTGCCCACCAGTATTTACTATTTCTAAGCTCCACAGTGTCACTTCCGCACAAACAACTTAGCGCGGAATCAGTATTCGGCCCAAGATGTAAAAAGCCAACCTGCGTTATGGTTCGCATTTCCAAATAGTGTTCTGAACGCCCTTGCCGGGCGCGAGATGTAGATTAGCGTTCACGCTATGCTGATATACGGCTTTAGACTTTCCATATTGCTGACAGGCTTTATCTGCGGTTTTTTGCAGGCTATCCAGCCCATACCAGCCATCAGACTGGATGCTTACCTTTTCACCGTCATTGTATTGCACCATCGCGCACCCAAACATGGCTATCATCGCACCGACAATACCACTTTTCCAAAAAGCTCTAATTAGGTCATTCGTTACCTAATGTCCGAACTGCTAAAGCATCCAAGTTGCTGTAGAATCACCGCCAATTACATAAGCCTGAAATAAGTGGATGAAAATGACAAGTATTCAACAACGTGCAGAGCTTCATCGTCAAATCTGGCAAATTGCTAACGATGTCAGGGGTTCGGTCGATGGATGGGATTTTAAGCAATACGTTCTGGGCGCACTTTTCTACCGTTTTATCAGCGAAAATTTTTCCAGTTATATTGAAGCCGGTGATGACAGTATCTGTTATGCGAAACTGGATGACAGCGTAATTACTGATGACATTAAAGACGATGCCATCAAAACTAAAGGCTACTTCATCTACCCCAGTCAGCTTTTCTGCAACGTAGCTGCGAAAGCAAATACTAATGACAGACTGAATGCAGATTTAAACAGCATCTTCGTTGCTATCGAAAGTTCTGCTTACGGTTATCCTTCAGAAGCAGACATCAAAGGTTTGTTTGCTGATTTCGATACCACCAGTAACCGCCTGGGTAACACCGTTAAAGATAAAAATGCCCGCCTGGCTGCGGTTCTGAAAGGGGTTGAAGGGTTAAAACTTGGTGACTTCAACGAACATCAGATTGACCTGTTCGGTGATGCCTATGAGTTCCTGATTTCTAACTATGCGGCAAATGCCGGTAAGTCAGGCGGTGAGTTCTTTACACCGCAGCACGTCTCCAGGCTGATTGCACAACTGGCAATGCATGGCCAGACCCACGTTAACAAAATCTACGACCCGGCAGCGGGTTCCGGCTCACTGTTGTTGCAGGCGAAAAAACAGTTTGATAACCACATCATCGAAGAAGGCTTTTTCGGTCAGGAAATCAACCATACGACCTATAACCTGGCGCGTATGAACATGTTTTTGCACAATATCAACTACGACAAGTTTGATATCAAGCTGGGTAATACACTGACTGAGCCGCACTTCAGAGATGAAAAACCGTTTGACGCCATCGTATCTAACCCACCGTATTCGGTGAAATGGATTGGCAGCGATGACCCGACGCTGATTAACGATGAGCGTTTTGCCCCGGCTGGCGTTCTGGCCCCCAAATCCAAAGCTGACTTTGCGTTTGTATTACATGCACTGAACTATCTTTCTGCCAAAGGTCGTGCTGCGATTGTCTGCTTCCCGGGTATTTTTTACCGTGGCGGCGCGGAGCAGAAAATCCGTCAGTATCTGGTCGATAATAACTATGTCGAAACCGTGATTTCACTGGCACCGAACCTGTTCTTTGGCACCACCATTGCAGTAAACATTCTGGTGCTGTCTAAACATAAAACGGATACCAACGTTCAGTTTATTGACGCCAGCGAACTGTTCAAAAAAGAGACTAACAACAATATCCTGACCGATGCCCATATCGAACAGATTATGCAGGTATTTGCCAGCAAGGAAGATGTTGCTCATCTGGCGAAATCTGTCACGTTTGAGACCGTTGTCGCGAATGACTATAACCTGTCGGTAAGCAGCTATGTGGAAGCGAAAGATACTCGCGAAATTATCGATATCGCTGAGTTGAATGCAGAACTGAAAACCACGGTCAGCAAAATCGACCAGTTGCGTAAAGATATTGATGCGATTGTGGCTGAAATTGAAGGCTGCGAGGTGCAGAAATGAGCGAGTTGAGTTATCTGGAAAAATTGCTGGATGGGGTTGAGGTTGAGTGGTTGCCATTGGGGAAACTAGGTGAATTAGTTCGTGGAAATGGATTGCCTAAGTCTGATTTTACCGAATCTGGGGTTCCTGCCATACACTATGGTCAGATATATACTTTTTACGGATTATCTACTGAAACAACAAAGTCATTTGTTTCCCATGAAACGGCGAAGAAGCTTAAAAAGGTTAACTCTGGTGATGTTGTTATTACTAACACAAGCGAAAATTTTACTGATGTTGGTAAGGCGCTTGTTTATCTAGGTAAAGAGCAAGCTGTTACTGGTGGCCATGCAACTATTTTCAAGCCAAATAGCACTATTATTGGGAAATACTTTGCCTATTTCACGCAAACGGATTCTTTTGCAAATGAGAAAAGGAAATACTCCAAGGGAACTAAAGTAATTGATGTGTCTGCATCGGATATGGCGAAAATTATTATCCCTATCCCCTGTCCGGAAAATCCCAAAAAATCCCTTGCTATCCAGTCTGAAATCGTTCGGATTCTGGACAAATTTACTGCACTTACCGCTGAGCTTACCGCTGAGCTTACCATGCGTAAAAAACAGTACAACTACTATCGCGACCAATTGCTGAGTTTTAAAGAAGGTGAGGTTGAGTGGAAAACTTTGGGAGAAGTGGCTCAATACTCGAAAACAAGAATTAGTTTCGAACTACTTGATGAAAGGAATTATGTTGGCGTAGATAATCTGCTGCAAAACAGAGCAGGAAAATCATTATCTAATCATGTACCCACATCAGGTAAATTAACGGAGTTTATACCTAACGATATACTGATTGGGAATATCCGCCCATATTTGAAAAAAATTTGGCAAGCAGATTGTATCGGTGGAACAAATGGCGATGTATTGGTTATTCGTTGCATAGATAGCTCAATAAATACCAGATATCTATATCAGATTTTGGCAGATGACAAATTCTTTGAATACAACATGCAGCATGCTAAAGGAGCAAAAATGCCGCGTGGCAGTAAAGAGGATATAATGAAATACCCAATCCCTGTACCGCCACTCACCTTGCAAGCTCGCATTGTCGAAATACTCAACAAATTCGATACCCTGACAAACTCCATCACTGAAGGTCTTCCGCGTGAAATCGAATTACGCCAGAAACAATACGAATACTACCGTGATTTACTGTTCAGTTTCCCAAAACCTGAAACTGTCAGTAATTAATTGACCATTGCTACCGACCGGGCCACCTTAACACCCGGTCTGTATATAGACTATTTTTTACGCGCCGGAAGTCACTCTTAACGCCCTTCCGGCCCTTGCCAGGCGGCACAAAGGATGCGCTATGACTCATCAAACACACACCATTGCTGAATCCAATAACTTTATCGTCCTTGATAAGTACATCAAAGCTGAGCAAACAAGCGACAGCTACCAGAGCGAATCGGACCTGGAACGTGAACTGATTCAGGACCTGCGGAATCAGGGTTATGAATTTATTTCCGTAAAATCACAGTCGGCAATGCTGTCCAATGTTCGGGAACAGCTTCAGAGCCTCAATGGTGTGATGTTTAATGACAGCGAGTGGCGGCGCTTCACGGAGCAGTATCTGGACAATCCCAGCGATGGTATTCTGGATAAGACCCGTAAAATCCATATCGACTATATCTGCGACTTTATTTTTGACGACGGGCGTCTTGAGAACATCTATCTGATCGATAAAAAGAATCTCATGCGCAACAAAGTGCAGATTATCCAGCAGTTTGAACAGGCAGGTTCTCATGCTAACCGTTATGACGTCACGATCCTGGTTAATGGCTTGCCTCTGGTGCAAATCGAACTGAAAAAGCGCGGCGTGGCGATTCGTGAGGCTTTCAACCAGATACATCGTTACAGCAAAGAGAGTTTTAACAGCGAAAATTCCCTGTTTAAGTATCTGCAACTGTTTGTCATTTCTAACGGCACCGATACCCGTTATTTTGCCAACACCACAAAGCGCGATAAAAACAGTTTTGACTTCACCATGAACTGGGCGAAATCAGACAACACGCTGATTAAAGACCTCAAAGACTTTACCGCTACCTTTTTCCAGAAACATACCCTGCTTAATGTTCTGGTGAACTACAGCGTGTTTGACAGTAGTCAGACGCTACTGGTGATGCGACCGTACCAGATTGCAGCTACCGAACGGATCTTATGGAAAATCAACAGCTCCTATAAAGCGAAAAACTGGTCTAACCCCGAAAGCGGTGGCTTTATCTGGCACACCACTGGTTCCGGTAAAACACTGACCAGCTTTAAAGCCGCGCGTCTGGCAACTGAACTGGACTTTATTGATAAAGTCTTCTTCGTGGTCGACAGGAAAGACCTCGATTACCAGACCATGAAGGAATATCAGCGTTTTTCGCCAGACAGCGTCAACGGCTCGGAAAATACCGCAGGTCTTAAACGAAATCTGGATAAGGACGATAACAAAATTATCGTCACCACTATTCAGAAACTTAATAACCTGATGAAAGCAGAAAGCGACCTGCCTGTATACAATCAGCAAGTGGTGTTTATATTTGATGAATGCCACCGCAGCCAGTTTGGAGAAGCGCAGAAAAACCTGAAGAAGAAATTCAAACGCTATTATCAGTTTGGTTTTACCGGCACCCCTATTTTCCCGGAAAATGCCTTAGGCTCAGAAACGACCGCCAGCGTATTTGGTCGTGAATTGCATTCGTATGTAATTACCGATGCGATTCGTGACGAAAAAGTGCTCAAATTCAAGGTGGACTACAACGATGTGCGGCCACAGTTTAAGTCTTTAGAGACAGAAACTGACGAGAAAAAACTGAGTGCGGCTGAAAATCAGCAGGCGTTTCTTCATCCCATGCGTATTCAGGAAATCACGCAATATATCCTGAACAACTTCCGCCAGAAGACTCACCGTACTTACCCCGGCTCCAAAGGTTTTAATGCCATGCTGGCAGTAAGCAGCGTGGATGCCGCGAAAGCCTATTACGCGACGTTTAAACGGTTACAAGAGGAAGCCGCTAATAAATCTGCTACCTATAAACCACTGCGTGTTGCGACAATCTTCTCCTTTGCCGCCAATGAAGAACAAAATGCCATTGGTGAAATTTCCGATGAAACTTTTGATACCAGCGCAATGGACAGCAGTGCTAAAGAGTTTCTTGACGCTGCAATTCGTGAGTATAACAGCTATTTTAAAACTAACTTCAGCACCGACAGTAACGGTTTTCAGAACTACTATCGTGATTTAGCCCAACGGGTTAAAAATCAGGATATCGATCTGTTAATTGTCGTTGGGATGTTTTTAACCGGCTTCGACGCTCCAACATTGAACACGCTATTCGTCGATAAAAACTTGCGTTTTCACGGCCTGATGCAGGCATTCTCCCGTACCAACCGCATTTATGACGCTACTAAAACCTTCGGTAACATCGTCACTTTTCGGGATCTGGAACGCTCAACCATTGATGCCATAACGCTGTTTGGTGATAAAAATACTAAAAATGTGGTGTTAGAAAAGAGTTATGCAGAGTATATGGAAGGCTTTACTGATGCTGCTACAGGTGAAGCTAAACGCGGCTTTATGGCAGTAGTTTCAGAACTGGAACAACGGTTCCCTGACCCTGCCAGTATTGAAAGTGAAAAAGAGAAGAAAGACTTCGTTAAACTGTTTGGCGAATACCTGCGTGCCGAGAACATCCTGCAAAACTATGATGAATTTGCCACGCTGAAAGCCCTGCAACAAATCGATCTTAGCGATCCTGTTGCGGTAGAAAAATTCAAAGAAGAACATTATGTGGATGATGAAAAGTTCGCTGAATTGCAAACGATTCGTCTCCCTGCTGAACGCAAGATTCAGGATTATCGTTCTGCCTATAACGATATTCGTGACTGGCAGCGCCGCGAGAAAGAAGCTGATAAAAAAGAAAAATCAACCACTGACTGGGATGACGTGGTTTTTGAGGTCGATTTGCTGAAGTCTCAGGAAATAAACCTGGATTATATCCTTGGACTGATTTTCGAACACAACAGACAAAATAAAGGCAAGGGCGAAATGATCGAAGAGGTCAAACGCTTAATTCGTTCAAGCCTGGGGAACCGGGCGAAAGAGGGCCTGGTGGTCGATTTTATTCAGCAAACGAACCTGGATGATTTACCAGACAAAGCCAGCATCATTGACGCGTTCTTTACCTTTGCTCAACACGAACAGCTACGTGAAGCAGAAGCGTTGATTAAAGAAGAAAATCTCAATGAAGAGGCGGCGAAACGCTATATTCGCACGTCTTTAAAACGCGAATACGCCACCGAAAATGGCACAGAATTAAACGAGACATTACCAAAACTTAGTCCGTTAAACCCGCAATATAAAACGAAAAAACAGACGGTTTTCCAGAAAATCGTCACGTTTATTGAAAAGTTCAAAGGAGTAGGTGGGCAGATATAGTGTATTAATCTGAACCAGATCTGGCAGATATCTGTGCAAATTGCAGATAGCTGTCAGATCAAGCCATCGTAGGGATGTCTGTATCCACTTTGAACTCCGGTACACCAACGAACTCTTTAACCTTCATCTGATAGCCGGTTCTGTCAGTTTTGATGACTTCCTGCTTGCCCTCGATAAATTGCTCACGCCACTCGTCGCGACGGGAAGCTGGCATGATCAGCAAAACGTTAGTCATATCCGTGACCTTCCTCCAGTACTCGGCCCAAATATTCTGTTTCACCCATTCCAGATCGACTTTATCCAGCCAAGCTCGATTCAAACGTGAGCGATCTTCATCTGGTCGATGGTTTAGTCTCAGCAGGCGATTAATCATGTTGTGGCGTTCGTCGCCATAAACGAAGTCGTGTACCTGATACATGAAGGCGATCTCTTTCTCGCACTCGGCCACGATTTCGTGGATGACATTCATTTCCTGCCGATAGTCGATAGTCGATAGCAGCGTTTGAGTTGGGATCGTCGATGATGGAAAGGGCTGTATTCATAATAGCACCATTAAGAAGTGATTTGTTTAATGGTGCTATTATTTCAAAAATGAAAAGGTACTAAATAGAAATAAACCGGCAATCCTTCAAATAAAGGCATTGTCTAATCATACTTGGAGGTATTTATCACCAGAATTTTGTTTGTATAAATCTTCTTAATATCCCATGTGACATTACCGGAATACCATTGGCCGTTATACACTTGGTTTCCAGTTGCACCTGTCATAGTTACATAGACAGGTCTGTCGTAATCGGTTCGTCTATAGTTATATACCCCAACCATAGCAGGCATTACTGCGCACGGATACCCCATATCTATTGTAAATTGTGGGTCAGAAATAGTGATAAGTTTCGCATCAAGGGGCATCATCTCACCGTGATACACCATTGCGCCTGCGCTGTTATACATGGCAATGCCATAGCCAGAATGTGGTAACACCATATCAGAAAAAGCATAAACTGTTATTGTTCCGGGGCTACCATTTACCTGATGCAATCTGAGAGCATTGTATCCGTTACTATTTTCATGAATAAACATCATGTTCGCCTTATTACTGCTTTTTATGAAGAAAAAGCATGATTTGTTTGATGGGATTGATGTTTTAAAAACAGAACCTTTAGATGCAGACATTGTCCCTTTATTAATCAGATTTTGCGGAGTAAATTCTGGACTCATCCACAAACCTCCATCTGATTGAGTAATTGACATCCCGAACATAATTATCCCCAGTATGTGTATATGTAAGAACCAAGCCCCGTATATAAATTTGACCAACTAACCGTATTTCCATTAATAGTAACTTTCGGAACAGGTAAATTGATGTAGTTGTCGTTGTTAAGAGGCATCAATGACCACACGGCATGAAGTGATTTACCCGGTGGCGGATTAGAGTACGTCTTAGAGCCTGATGACGCCGTAAATCGATCAAGAAAAAAAATAGGTGTAAGGAAGCCAGTAACGTTAATTCCTTTATTGTTGTAAATCCCTGTACCGTATGCCATTTTTCACCCTTGTTTTTATCAACACAATATGGCCGATCATGCGGCCATATCAGATCAATTAGAGCTTTGAAAGACTTTGTGTGGTTGTGTTGCGAGGTTATGTCGATGGCTTAACTCACGCATCATGTCTTCAAGGCGACTCTTTGTGTCGTCGAGTTGGTCGGCCATTGCTCCCAAAAGCTGACGAACGGCCATCGGATCATCGCTGTTTAGTGATGGCATTTTATAACCCGCCTGAGAAGACATAAGATTGAACGCAGACATCAACATCGTTAGAGAGGATTTAAGCCCAGCAATTTCACGATCTTTGCTGGCAATAATCGCCTCACTCTTGTTAGTGTCATCAGTACGTTGAGTCTCGCTCACCATATCCAAAGTCGCCTGCAACTTATCAGCGAGCTCTTTTTCAGCAAGATAATGAACGCCGAAATGATGTGCTAAAGCTACAACCTGAGTTGGTTCTTCAAAGGTGGAATTAAAATTAAGTACTGTAAACAGTCTCTCAAATATGGAAACGTCTTCTGTTCCCCGAACAATACCTAACATTTTGACAAGTTCATTAGCATCCATTTCTTCGAATAGGGCGTTTTGTTCATCAGCTATTGCTTTGCATTTCTCGCACATGTGTTTTCCTTAATTCTTAAACAAGTTGTTTTCTTATTGGGTTTATTGTGATGTGGCATATAAGGGGAGCAAGCTAAACGTAAAGGTGCAAACTCTCTATTTTGGTCAACGAAACACAAGGGCCATTTGGCCCTTGCCATTAACACGTTGCTTTACGGACTAGCGGATAGGCGAAGTAGATCGCCAAACCAATGAGGACGCCATCAGAAATGACAGACATCATCTTTCCCGTAAAATCCACCAACACCGCCATCACCAGAAGAGCAATGACGGTCACAAGCCGGAATCTCTCAAGCATTAGAGATAAGCATCCAGTGACAACTGAAGCGCCTGGGCGATCTTTTTCAGTGCCTGCTCTTCTTGTTCACCAATGCCGTCCTGGTCGGCAATATCAAGGCACAGACACAGAACATCGACCGCCTCTGGAGTGCCCGCAATATCAGCCAGCTCACGCATAGCCTGCGCATTCGCAGAACGAGGGGACGCTTCGTAACGAGCACGGATATTGGCGCTCATTTGGGCAATTTCACCAGCAAACGGAGAAAACGCAGGCAGAGCTGCAATTGTCTTCTCAAGAATGGCAATTTCTTTTGCGTCACATGTGCCGTCGGCATAGGAGATCATGTACGCGCCCCACACGGTGGCCTCAACCGCATCACGGTTCTCCATTTTTTTGACTTCGATAACAGCTTTACGAGTTTTCTTTTTGAAGAAACCTAACATGTGTTTTCCTTTTGTTATTTGTCAAAACAAGTTGTTTTATAGTTTCATAAATTGCTTACGCAAAGATGGTCAATGCATATGCACTAACAACCGTCAGAAATAACCAAGTACCGAACCGACTGGAAAAACAAAAATCCCAACTACACGAGCCAAGGTCATGCCAGCCTGAAACTTGAGATCACCTGAGCAAACGAGTTTTATAATGTTGGATACCCAACCGGCGGCCATGAGAGCCAGAATTGCCAGCCAAATTTTCCCAAAGTGATTTGAAAGCCAGTTCATACAACCACCTTAGTCACAACATGATCCTGAGTAACTGGATGAACTTGAGGTATCGCATCCACCGTCATCCCATCCAGAGTGACAGGACGCTCTACTGTAGTGGTGGTAATTGTCGTCGACGGAGGTGTGGTGATGGATGAATCCGGCATCAAAAGGCTCTGACCGGCTGGTACGGTAATCGCTGCCAGAGTTGCCAAAATCACTCCGTAGGCCATTGGCTTCAGTCGATTTCGTTGAAAATTTTCCATGAGAACTGTCCTTGTGTGTCCGGGTTTCACGCAACACACGAGAAGCGACGCTATTACGCACCTTCTCCATGCCTACTGTCGTGCCCAGATTAGCTATGGCGGTAGCTTGCGCATTAATGCGCTTCTCCAGTTCAAACACTCGTTCTTCCAGTTCCGTAAGGCGTGCGGAAACACGACCACTAAACAGCTCGGTCAGCACCAGGCGAATTGAACGGGGACGTTTATTGAAAGAAGTGAAAGACGTTTGACGGGCCATGTGGATTCCATTCAGTGTCAGAAAGAGTTGCGGCTGGCCAAGCCAGCCGCCTTTTGGCGTTCCATCCTGGAACCGTACCTAACCGGTACTTCGTCATCCTGACGATTTATAAGATACCTGATTTATTATAGTGGGTAAATACTTACTTATCTTTTTGTGACAAAAACCCAATGTCATGCTTGTGAGGCATATCAGCTGCGGAATAGGCGGCGATCTTCGCCAGACGGTCACACATTTCGTTCTCGCGATGACCTGCATGGCCTTTAACCCACTTCCAGCGGACATTATGACGACTGGCGGCCGCGTCGAGACGTTTCCAGAGATCCACGTTTTTGACTGGCTTCTTCTCAGACGTGATCCATCCGTTACGCTTCCAGCCTTTCATCCAGAGCGTCATGCCGTTTTTAAGATACTGGCTGTCGGAATGCAGGATCACGTTGCAGGGGTACTTCAGACGCTCCAGCGCAATCAGGGCGCCCATCATCTCCATCCGATTGTTGGTCGTGCTGTGAAAGCCCTCAGAAAGCTCGCGCTCTTCGCCTCGATACTGGAGAACGATGCCGTAACCGCCCGGCCCGCCCGGATTTTTGAGGCAAGAGCCATCACTGAATACTTTTACGGTTTTGAGCTGGGGATTGAACTCGACTACGGGGGTTTTGAAGTTGGTACGGGATTGCTGGTGGGTTTGGTATCTGGCTTTGGACTTCGTGCGGCAGCCAGTATGTTGCCGGGCTGGGGTCTTGGTCGTCATTTTGGCTCCAGAATCGCGCGCCGCGACGATTTTTTTTTCCCTCGCGCGTGTGCGCACGCGTGCGTGTAAATATTAAAAATTTTTTAGAAAAGAAAAATTACTTCCCAGAACAGGTTTTAATAAAACCTGAACTGAACGAACGAAGTGAGTGAAGTTCACCTCGAACGAAGTGAGAGGTTGTCTTTTCAGGTAATACTCTCCCAGGGAGGTGAGTACAAAATTACCTCACCAACCTGGTCGTTTCATAACCTGAAAAGTTATGACCTAAGTCTACTGCCAGCTTAGGCTTGGGAAGTTATGGATGACAGCACCCCAGAACCGAGATCTTCCCACACTTTATGAAGGGGAGTACTGGATTCAACCTCTCGAAACACTCCAGACTCGACAATCATAAAGTGACCCTTCTCTCTGCCCACTTTGGTTCCCCCTTCCCCAACCCCTAAACGGTGCCGGTTCTACGCTGGTAGTGAGCTTTTTTAAACCTGACGCCAGTGACGCTATCCCCCACCCATCAGGTCGAGCTGCCAAAAGTATCCGGAAGCGGATAGATTGTATCACTGGTTAGTGGTGTTTTGAATGGTAAGTACTTACATATTATATTGATTGATTAATTTCTCGCCCATGAAGCTGGACGTTCAGGGCAAACACCTCATTGATGAGTTCCCCTAACAGCTGCTCCACCAGCTCTTTGTGCTCGCCTGAATGAAGACATTTGAGCGACCATTCGTAGAGACTGAAAGCCTTATCGCGATCTTTCATCATGTCGCGCACTGTGGCCAGAAAATCGCTCTCAACGAGCGCTACGACGTTCGTCGGGTATACCATGATAGTTTTCCTTACTGTGGTTCATAAAATCGATTCTAGAGCGTCTGGAGAGGGGCTCCAGTAGGTTCTGAAGGTGTAAAACGGTCTGGGAGTTGTTTGGAAATCACGTCTTAAAAAGCCTGCGTCTGTATATATTAATAATTAGTACTTAGTTATTTATATATACGGAAGCAGGTTCTCAAACTAACTCCCAGACTGGTGTTTACGCTGCCTTTTTACGTGGTCTCTTCTTCCTGACAACATTGGCAGGGTCATAACCAACCAGCTTTTTCATCACCGCCAGCGGTATTTTACTGATGGTGTGCCCAGCTTCCTGACAGTAGCCACGGAAGATAAGCAACATGCTGCCACCAGGGTTGATGTCTACTTCCACCAGCCCAAGTTCAACATCCGGCTCAACAAATGCCACGCGGCCACCTGACAAGATGACTGTTTCGTTTGCGCACTCAGCCGCACGCTCATACCACCGCGTATCGAGGGATTGTGGTATCAGCATGATCGTCGTCACTCCACGCGTCTGCTCGCGAATGGCCGCTTCTATCCAGGGGGTGATTTTGGAGTAAGGCGGGTTAAGGAACGCCACAGTGCCAGGTTCTCCCCAACTGCACTTGAGCGCATCACGCTCAACACCGATAAAGTTCGGCAGGAGAGCATTATCTTTGTTGCAGGCGACGTCCACATCGAACTTTACGCCTATGTAACGTTGGATGGCGACAAACAACCACTGCGGTGTGCGCCAAAGGTCGCGAAGAGAGGCATCACGCTCTCGCTTTTTGATTTTTTCGGCTGCGATCATTACTTTACTCTGATAGGTAAATACTTACCTATTTTTTCATTTAATCCAACGGATAGCAAACAAAGAAGAACGCGCCAGATTCGCAAACGGGAAGCTCTCTGGCGCGTTTTATCGATGCTGGGTATGCAATGAGCTTACCCAGCGTCCTAAAGCTCTCAGGGTGCTTTAGATCGCGCAGAGGAACATTGTTCAATGGAATACTCCGCTATGAATTTTTTGACGATCGGCGACTCTTTATTAAGCGTTAGATTTCCACCTTCTCTGGTGGCAATGCCTGTGGCCGGAAACACAGCCATCATCTGGCCAGCCTGAGTCGAAGCCGTGTTAAGTGGATATGGTTTCTCCGGGTAGCTCATTAGCGCCAGTTTAATGCTATTGCTGGTCGCCGTGTTCGTATCAAGAATATGGCGCATTGCGATTACCGTGTAGACGCTGATTTCCGGGCCACCACTAAACCAGTTCAGGAGGTTTAAGATTTTGTCTTTCGCTTTGACCGGCGCGCCTTCAAATGCGGCAGTAAAGCGCTCACTATCCAGACCGGCTGTCACATAGAACGATTCATCCTTACCCTCCAGCGTGAAGCGAGGTTTGGTCGGCGCACGCTTTGATTGTGCCTTCTGGTGTTTTGGCTGCTCTTCTTCAGGTTTAGGCCCAGACTCCACTGAAGGTAAAAGCGTTGGAGCTATATCGGTGGTCTCAGCGCTTCGAGCATCAAGTTCAGGTGTTGGCTCGTCCACTATCTCCGCAATAGGGCCACGCTCTGGCACCTCGACCTTCACCGATTCGTGTGCAATCTCAAGCTCTTCCAGAACGCCACTCAGATCGCCGGTAGAGCTGACATTCATGACTTCATCTGCCACCGCCTCGACTGGTTTTGCGATTGCATCATCCAGACCAGAAAGAAGATCGTCGATCTCGTCGACACCGCTCATTTTCGCAGCTTTCTGAACCGGTTCTTCGAGAGATTGCAGCATTGCAGTCAATTCATCCAGGTCATCGTTTTTAACAATGTTTGAAACTGCGCTCATTTTTAACTCCTTATGTTTTCGTTGGTGCATTTCCGCGTTTTGGTTGAGCTTATTCTGGCAAAACCTATCAGGCAGAAAAGTCATAACTACAGGCAGTTAAAGGAACTGGAGGCAAAGAAAAAGCGCCATCAGGCGCTTTCGAATGGGAGTTTGAAGAAGCCGTATTTCTCTCGGGCTTTGAAGAAACACTGCATCATCAGATCAGTATCGTAGAGAGCACTGTGGGCTTTCTCACGGTCGTAAGTGAACCCAAGTGAGAATGCCAGCTCTTCCAGGCGTGGGCGCTTCCCATCCTCGGTAGCCCACAGGGAAAATAGAGTGTCAACCAGAGGGATTTCTGGCAATTTCACTCCATAGCTTCCGAACTCGTGGCGAATGAACGGAAGGTCAAAAGCCTCCCCGTTATGGGCGACTAACGCGCTACATGCCCCCATATATGCAGCAATCTTACCTGCGTGATCAGCCAACAGCGGTTCAGCAGCCAGTTCTTCCAGAGAGATACCATGTACAGCCTGCGCCTTCGGATCGATGCTACGACGCGGGTTGAAGCGCATCTCAAGGCTGTCAATGCGCTTCTGGGTTTCCAGTTCATAACGAGATATCGCGATTTCGATAATTTTGTGGCCGGATGTGAAGTCCAGCCCCGTGGACTCAATATCGACGCCACCGACAATCGTGGTCATTGGTACTCCTTACAGCTTCTTCGCGCCTTTCAGCAGTGCGCCACGCACAAACTGAGCAGCCTTTTTTAGTGCGTCCTCGCCGCTTTCGCAGACGACCGGCTCACGCCATTCGCCCGTTGACGTGTTGAGGAGCTGGATTTGGTTAGTCTCCAGGCAAACGGACACATACAAAACCGTACCGCCCGAGAGTTTGAGATGCATAGGAAACAGAGAGCGCTTGGTGCCGCCATTGAATTGCGACATCGCCGCATTAATGGCTTCACCAACCTCTTCCCCAACAAGACCTTGAACGGACTCAAACACTGCTCGGATAGCCAGACGTGCTTCACGTTCACTCATTAAGGAACGGGATTGTTCGTCAGCAATACGGATCAGTGCTTCAATCGCTTTGCGATCTAATTCATCCGACAGGGGAAGTTCATCTATCATTCTGTTTTTCCTCAATTCATTTCGCGTGTCTTATTGTCACACTGCCCAACAGGGGAACAACATTCAGTGGAAGGTCACTCGTCCTGTTATACGGCTCTCGATGTTTTCAGTGGCTCTTTCCAGCACACGCAATACCGATCTGGCTCGCGCCTCAACCGTGCGGCACTTTTCAGAGATAATGAAAACCTGCAAATCGCCGGTATGGGGAAGGGCACTAATTTTCGTCAGCTCGCCACACATAAGTGCATCGATGCGAGCAACATAGAGACGGTCAAGCGATCCTCGCTGGGGACGCGCGAGATCTTTGCCGGAAAGATCAACGCCCGGGCGAAGACCCGCTATAGCATTAAAGTTGGAAATGGCCGCTTTGTGGCAAAACTGCTCAATGTCGAGAGCCAGCTCGATGCAGCGGTCTTCGTTGGTCTGGCCGACCAGGTCAAGCGTATAAGCCATGACATCGGCTGGCGTGCGGTCGATGACAAAACCTTCAACGCCGCGGGTGATCATCTCGATGTGTCTGGCAATCTCCATCTGAACCTGAAGACGCTCGTAAAGGGGCAAACGCTCGCCAACCTTCACCCCCAGACTGCTCATCAGCTTGCCAACACCGGCATCCACATACGGAATGCCATAGTGCGCATCGATGTACCTTGCCAGGGTTGTTTTCCCACTGCCCTGTGCGCCAGTGATTCCAATCCGGTAATCCATTACGACCTTCTGTATACGATCTGCAAAAAGCCAGGCTCATCCTCATTTGCACGTTGGGTATAAGCCGTTTCGACTGGTACGAACCCTAAAGAACGCATCATTGGCGCCGGGAAGAACGCATCCGCGCACGGCACATCCACGCCAATATGCGATAGCCAGATCTCTTCTACGTATGGCAGAAATAGCGAATAAATCTGCCCGCCACCAATCACCCAGACCGGAGCTGGTAGTTTCAAAACGTCATCGATGCCAGCGGGGTAGAAACCATTGGGGATATAGCCACGAGAGCGCGTCAAAATGAGGTTATGGCGCTCTGGCAGCGGGCGTTTGAGACTTTCCATCGTCTTACGTCCCATCACGACAGTGGCGTTTTTGGTGAGTTGTTTGAACAGTTTCAGATCGGTCGGGCAACGCCAGGGAAGTTCGTTGCCAATGCCGATTTCATAGTTGCGGCCGACAGCTGCAATCATCTTCATTGGCTTACCTCATAGATGGTTGGTCGCTGGTGAGAATCTGCCAGCGCAGAACGCAGACGCGGATCATGAACCAGTGCGGCGATAAGTAAGTCGCCTTTGTGCTCTGCCAGCGTGCGCTTGATATGGGTTTCAAAACTGACACCGCGCGGAACCAGGTGGAGCCAGTCATAATCAATGCCGAAGTCCTTCAGCCAGCGCTTGGTTGGGCCTTCGAGCGCTTCCGGACGACTACTGATAAGCACCACTTCAGCACCGGAGCGAGCAAAACCACGCAACATGCGGCTGGTGGGAAAGATGAGTTCATCACCGGCAATGAGAGCGCCTGCATCCGCATCAGGCACTGCTTTGCGATGGCTGGCTCTCGCCAGCACACCTTCAATTTCACACAACACATACATCCCTCTGGCCATATCACACCGCCACTGGAACCTTGATCCACGGAAGAGGGCTGTAGCCGCACACCTGCACACCTTCCCATTTGAAGTCGTCCAGTTCGGCCCATTCATGCGGGAAGATGACTACCGGGTCGGACTCTTTGGGCGGCTCGCGCTTCATCAGTTCCTCAACGCCTTCCATGTGGTTGTCGTAGAGATGAACGTCAAAGCCAAAATGCACGAATGCGCCAGCCATGTGGCCGGTGATCTTCGCGAGGAAGTGGGTGAGAATGCCGTAACCGGCGATGTTGAACGGCATACCAACAAAGGTATCGACACTGCGTTGAACCAGGCATGAGTTCAGAATGCGTTTCGGGATGCCCAGCTCGTCCAGCATGTTCTCAGTAATGCCGCCATCTCTTTCCAGAAGACACAGCATCTGGGTGTAAATGGACTCGTGGCCGTGGCGGTTGTGCTGTATGCCAATGTCGGTGGCCATAGTCAGTCGGGTCTCAAAGTCCAGCTCGCGACTCCACAGTGAAAACACGAAATGGCATGGCGGCAGCTTCATATCTTCCAGTTCGCCAACATTCCAGGCATTCAGCAGGATGCGACGATCTGTAGGGTTGGTGCGAAGCGTGTCAACGATACGCTGTAGCTGGTCAATTTCACGGGACAACACAACGCGATCTTCACTTACGCCCAGATACCCCTCGACCTTGTACCCGCGCTCACGGAACGTGTCGATTTTGCGCAGATACTCGCTATGGCTCACGATGCGAGTGTCTTCCCACCGACGCCATTGCTTGCCATAGACCGGGCCTAAATCGCCATTTTCATCGGCCCAGGCATCCCAGATTTTGACGCCATTGTCTTTCAGGAACTGGATGTTGCCTGTTCCTTTGAGATACCACTCCAGCTCAACCAGTAACGGCTTCAGATTGACGGCTTTTCCGGAGATAAGTGGAACAGATCCGCCCGTCAGCATGTAGCAGGAAGGGACATATGAAACACTTTTTGTGCCGGTTCCGGTGCGATCACCCGCGTGAACGCCAGTGTTGAGCACCGTTTCAACCACTTTGGCATACGAACCACTGGCAAACTGACCGTTCGTAAAGTCTCGATTCAGTAGGATAGACAAAATCAACCTCACACAAGATAAGTAAGCACATACCTATTATTTTATACAAGTTTATCTGTCAGAAGTGTGTAAGGCTAGGAGGGGAGTAAAAAAAATGGTGGCTCTTCGGCCACCATTGCAATGAGCAATTAAGAACTTGGACAATAAAACACGCCAAGGCAATATATAATGATAAGTACTCACTTACAATTATTTTTTACCATCTCGTAAAGAGATGAGGACTTCGCCTTCTCAACAAAGCAAGTCAGATCCACATCGCTGTAGGTGGGAGATTTGAGGATCTTGCCATCAGAAACCCTGAAACCGATCATCATGTCAGTCCCTTCAGCATGGCAGAAGCCCAGGTCTTCCTTGTCATATTTGCAATTCTCTACCGCCACACGACGCTCTTCGGCGTCAGCCGGCCACAGCTTGGTCATGTTGGAACGGTGGATTTCTGCCACCAGCTCAACAATATCGATTCCGAGAAAATCAGCCAGACGGTAGGTCATCATGCAGGCAACGTAGATTTTGTTCATCACGCGGCGCAGCTCCTGCACCAATTCGGAATCGCTTATCGGCTTCGCTTCAAGTTTGTCAGCCAACGCATTCAGCATTAATGCAGCTTCTTTTGCTTCTTCAAACGGGATAGCCATATCGTCAAAGACCGTGTTGCCCGGAACCATGATGGTGTGGATGAAGCGATCAACACTCTGCTCTTGGGTGTAGTAACTCATGCCCGTCGAGATGCCGCCTTTGATGGCCACCATTGTGCCGACGCCCACGTAAAGGAAGTCAGCCATCGCGTCCAGCAGTGCCGTCATATCCCCATTTTTGGCTGCCGGGATGCCCTCGGTAACTGCTTCTTCGTGGATCAGCTTGGCACGCAGACGCAGTAATGCCGGATCTGGAATGGCACGGCGTGGGTGCTGAAACAGTGTGTGGAACTGGTCAACCATCAGGTAGATGCTTTCCGTTGTCTTGCCGAAACCGGGATTCAACTCGTAAGGCTCTGGTTTAAACCCCACGAGTTTGTCTGCGGCAAGTTTCAGATGATCGGTCAGTTTCGTAAATTTCATGTTTTCTTTCCTTTAGACTTCTTTTGATACGCCAATTTTGACCCAGCAGCGCCAGGCCACAAAGTGGTTAAACTCGGCTTAGAGGTATTCGAACTGGCTCGGGCCAGTGCAATCGACAGCGAACTTTGTCAGCGCTTCATGCAGCTGGCAGCGGCTCGGTGGGCGTTACGTTTTACGATACTTATTATGTGTAGCCCAATTAAAAAGACCACTATATATAGTGGCCTCATGGTAATAGATAAGCACTTACCTATCAATTATCAACTTATAAAATTCCAGCAAGAACATCGCGAACCTGACGGAATTGATCAGTTTGCATACCGGTGTAAATCGATGCGACAGCGTCCGCAAGGTGCTCGTTTTTATTCACCAGCACTTCCTTGCCCGATTGCTTCCGGCGCAACCACGGGGCGTTTGGCTGCTTCTGCGTAGCCCACTGAATGATCTCTTCTTTCGACGTAGTCAGCTTATTCCCGACATAGTACTTAATCTCGTTTGGCGTGACCTGTATCAGTGGCTTATCCACACACGCCAGTACGCCAAGACAACCACCATAAGAAACCATCGCTCTAGCAGATTGACTGCCTACTGGCAGTTCACAGAACACTAAATGAACTTGGTCAATCAGTGGCTTAATACCACGCCAAATCTCGTTCAACCGCCGCATATCGTCACTGTTAACGCGAACTTGCTTTTTCGTATCACCAGCTTTCGTCTCAATGAGATGCAACTTATTGACCTGCAATGCACCTGAATCCAGTTCTATTTCTCCGATGGCAACGCCAAAATTTGACAGAGATGGATCGAGACCTGCAACTTTGATTACTTTTTTCACTCTGTGACCTCCATTTCAACAAAATGCGGTAGATTGTGCTCTTCGATAAATCGCTTACGCGCTAAGTAAGCCTCCAATTCATCGTGACATTGATACAAGAAGACACACTCTCCTTTCCACACAACTCTAGCAACCCAAACCTTGTTCGTTTTGCAGTAATGAACGCCAGTAAACTTCGACGTACTACCATCCACTTTCCCTTGTTTATTTGCACTCTGGACGTGCTTGTCAGCCCACCTCAGATTCCCTGGTTCATATCCCTTGCTGGAGTCGATGCGATCAAGCGTAACCCCCTCTACAACTCTCTCCGTATCGGAAAACGGATAGCCCTCAAGTACGGAAACATACCTGTAAAAATTATCAAAATCCTCGAACCCGGTGGCGTAAGATATTCCCCGTCCTCCATACTTTTCGTATCTTGCCCGATTTGGATTGTTACAACGCGCCTTCATACTTGCCCAAGTCCAGTACAGAGGGTTTTCCATGACTTTATATTCTGCGTTCTGGCGATATATTCCGGCACATTTGTTTGAGCAGGTCTTCTGTCTGACTCGCTTCGCGTTCTCAAGGTTTGCAGAGAATCGATGACCGCAGATAAAGCATTCAAGCTCAACAATTCGGCGCTTACGCCCCCTTGAATCAAATATTGGCTCCAACTCTCTAATGAAATTTCCGTCGAAATCGTCGGGATTGATAGGTTTCGCATCTTTTCTTAATTTTGTCGCTCTTCCTCTCACTTTTGGTCTCCTTACCACGTAGCCCAGGTTGGGCATTCCATTAGTTTCTGTTCAAGTGTCTTCTCCGGCTCGCGAGTTGGCGGCTTCGGAATGTCGTTAACTACGTGAATGCCATCGTTGATCAGAACGCCTGCAGCAATATCTGCATCAATAATGCTCTGGCCGATGAAATGCCGCATGATGTCAATAAGTTGGCACGCAGCCTTTTCATTCGCGTTGAATACGTGGGGGAGGAGAACTTCAATAATCGCTACTTCACATCCCTTCTCGTAAAAGCAGAGTTTCGCCCGCTTTGAAATTGGCGCGTGCCGGTCATAGTCAACAGAGAAGCTGGCGAAGGCAGCACCCGGCATTGCAACGTGATCCGCGCGTGCGTTAGCGTGTCGAATCAGATTAGTGAATGCGGTGCTGATGTGCGTCTCCATTGCATTGAAGAGTGCATTTTCTTGGATGTTCAGCGTTCCGGTTTCAGGAATCACAACGAACCCCGGCCCAGAATGTGGGAGATATCCACCTTCCGTAAATGGATTAATAAGGATCGGCGCAGTGCTTCCTGACGGCAGATTAGCCAAGCTCGGCATCAAAGGAGTCGATGACAATAGATTGGTTAATACCGAGAACTGGTTGTCGCTGATGTTTACGTTTTTCCACAAAAGTGCAGGCGGAGTTACTTTTGCTGTATGGTTGTTTATCAGCTTTATAGACTGCATCACGGCAAACATCTGCAAAAACTGCGTGCGGCTCAAGTTAAACGACATAGCTGCGCCCCTCTTTAACTTCGACAGTGATAATTTCCCGGAACCACGATTTCATCTCTTTGTGGGAGATGATCATCACTGTGCCACGTTCACGCGCTTTGGCTTCCAGAATCCCCATGAGACGCTCCAGACCGGCTGTGTCGAGCGCGTCGTCAATTTCATCACCGATAAATAGCTCGATATTCTTACTGGCGCGACTGGCAACCAGATCCTGCAAAGCCAGAGAGCACGCAATACGTACCTTACGCTTCTCACCACCAGACAAAGTCTGGAAGGATTTGCTGGAGCCTGTTTTGATTACGCTGATATTGAATTTGTCGCGATACTCACCTTTCTTCGTTGTCTCCATTGTCGACCATTCGGCAACGATATTGCCGTCCGACAGCGTGTTGAGATACTCCGCAGTCCTGATGTTCAGGAAAGGCGTAACGGAGGTCAGGATGTGTGAACGCACGCCTGCTGGGGAGTAAACCTGGCGGGCCTTCTCCAGCAACAGAGCCTGTTCCTGAATGCTCTTTAACTCATTTTTAAGTACTGCATGATTAGATTTATTGGCAGCCAGGTTGTCTTCATGGCGCTTAATAACGGCCAGAAATGGGTTTGCTTCCGCCATGATGCGATTCACTTCAGTACGCGCCCGCGCAACCATCGCTTCGACGGCCACAACTTCACGTTCGCGATGACGCAGCGCACTTAGCTCATTGGTCAGGCGTTCTATTGTGGAGATGATTTCTGAGACGTCGGGTGTGGCTGCGACCAGTGCAGACTCGATACCGAGTGCTTTCTCAAGACGAGTCTTGTGTTGAGCCACTGCCGCTGCTGATGTCTGCGCAAGGCCGATCTCATTGCGCGCTTGTTCAATGAAGCTCTCCTTCACCGTGGATAAATCTTCTTCGCAGTAGGGCTTTCCGCACGTAATGCAGGGTGCCCCGATCTTTGTGCTGACCTCTTCAGCTTTGGTTTTAAACGAGCGAGCACGGTTTATCGACTCGTTCTGTGCCGCTTCTGAAGTACGGATGCTTGAGCGGATCTCAGTAATAGCACTGCGCACCTTCAGCAGTTTGGCGTCATGCTCTTCTTTGGAGGCCAGCTTGCTGCGTTCGCCAGCAATCGCATTTTCCGTATCACGGATCTGTTCTGGCAGCGAGCGAATTTCCATCTCGACTTCAGACAGTGTTACCTCCGCGCCAGCCAAATCGGCTCGGGCCTTGTCCAGACGCTCGCCGCGATCGCGCTCCCAGCTTTCAGAGGACGCTTTGGCCGCCTCAATCTCTGACTGTGCAGTCTCGATAAGCGTGAGACAGGCGTCCATTTTGGATTTGGTAACGTCCATACGTGCGGCAGCTGCATTAGCACGCTCGCGGGCAATGGCATAGGCTCGCGTCAATCGGTCGACGCCAGCAGCTTCTTCAACGATGGTTTTGAGGCTCTTGTCGGACATACCGGGCAGATCTGGCATCGCTTCCTGACTGGCGTAGATGGACGCCATGAACACCTCTTTCGATGCCCCAATCAGACGTTCTACGAACGTCTGTGTCAGCGTGTCCTTGCCTTTGGTCATATCACCGTCTTCACCACGGACGATTAGTCGGTTCTTGAACTCTTTGTGTTTACGATGGCGAATGATCGCGTATTTCTTACCTTCGTCTTCAACTGTAACCATCACACGGCAGTTCTTCTCATGGCCCGTCGACAGCACGTCATCGCCTTTGACGCCATGTGCAGTCTCACCATACAGACACCACATTAAGCTATTCATCAGAGTGGATTTCCCGGCGCCATTGCTGGCAGCAGACGTATCGCCACTGTTCACACCCTGGATCAGCACCAGTCCACGCTGGTCTAACTCGACTTCTGCGCTGGCGATTGCCATAAAATTTTCAACCTGGAGCTTTAAAAACTTCATATAACACCTCTGATATCGTGTGTTAACTTTTGACCATCTTTCAATCTGAACTCCGTATGCGCGGGGAAGGATCTGCGATTCAATAAGCCTTTTCTGGTTAGCCTTCCAAGATAAAACGCTACGGGATTTCCTCCTGAAGGGTATGGCTTGTGAAACATAACCGTCTGGCCTTTTTGAAGTTTTTTCATCACGATGGCAAACTCTCGAAAGCTCCCATAATAACGTTGCCTCACACAGCCTCCGCACTCTCTGCTTCGGTCAAGATCTCCTGACACAGTATGTCCAGCTTGCTCAGGTCGAAGCCACCGTCAGTGTCGTGAACGATCTTGCAGTACGCCGCAACGGACTCGCCCAGGCTGTCAATTTTGCTGGTTTCCGCAGTACTGGCAGCGCCTTCCATCATCGATGCCTTGCGAATGAAGTTGCAGACGACACCCTTCGCGCCCATTGTTTTCAGGACGTTCTGAAGTTTGATGCCTTCTTCATCGCTCTCAACAACGGCACGGAAGCGCACGTAGTTGCCGCGAATCTGATCGTCATCTACATCGTCCTCAAGGTTCACGAATTTAGGTGCCGAGGTTTCGTGGTGAGTGAATGAGCCGTCCGGTTTGACGATCATGAAGCCGGCCAGTGAACCAACATCCCCCCAATTCTGGTGTGTCAGCGCCCCGATACTTACCACTCCAGGCAGCACTTCTTTGTGGTTGTGGTAGTGCCCGGACAACAATAAACGGAAGCCGATATCTTTCAGTTCCTGTGCGTCGATGCCGACATCGGGCATGGTGGGGATCGCTTTGTTGATTGAGGTATGTACAACAACATCATGGTTGTCACCATCCAGCCCGGAACGCAGCGTTTTGAGATCGCTGATAAGTTCTGCGTGGTTATTACGCCAGCTAATCAGATGGACGGTTACGTCGCCCATTTTGATGGAATGAGGACGTTTGCCGCAGACGATTTCCACACCGATTGAGCGCAGAGAGGCTGCTGCATTGGCGCTGTATACGGAATTGTTGGTTTCGAGGTCGTGGTTGCCAGCCAGCATTACCACCTTGAGACCCAACTCTTTGATGATCCACTCGTAAGTTTCGGTCACGAAATGCAGAACGGAAGGTGATATAGCACCGCGAACATGGAAGGTATCACCAGCTACCAGCATGTGCTTACAGCCAGCAGCTTTCATCGCTTTGGCCGCCTCCTTCGTAGCGTCCAGTTGGATCTCCAGCCGAGAGTTAAGCCCGTCAGCGTTTGTTGTCGCAAAAGCATCCCAACGATGATAATGGGGATCTGATATTACCCCGTATGGCAATGTCATGTGTCTTTTCCTTTGTGGTTATTTTGATACAAATTCTAAGCGTGCATAAGAGGCATACAACCCAGACAACACGGCACACAAAAGAATATAAAGGCACATGATAATGACAAAAAAATAAGTAAGTAAATACCTATCAGATAGGGCAGCAACGATTTCTAAACGTCACAAGCAATTTTATGAGAGCAGTCATTTACTGATGACAAGAAATGAAAAAGGAGAACGGACGGTGAAGTTGTGAGATGACATCTACGGCGTTTGCGTGTGTCGTCTTCAAACGCATCCGTCGGCCACAGTTTCTGCTCTTGAATAAAATTCACTCATGCATTAATCCCTAAAGCTCTCAGTGTCTTTCTAAGACACCATATTTTATGCCCGGTAAAAAGCATGAGTTTGCCTTTAAAACGTCTCTGAGGGCTTCTGACGCGCTCTGCTGATGTCTATTACCCCAGCTTTTGGACGAGGGTCTACAAGATTCAACTCTTCAGCACTGTGATACTCCGTGTCGAACTCCCGATCGACATGGCGAATGTAAATGGCTGTCAGAAGGCTGTTATCATTCAGAAAGTGTCCGTAAGATTTGCGAATTACTTCGCCAACCTTCTCAATCTTCTCTCCGCCCATGCAGAGATGGTTAAATCGGCTGTGTTTCCGCAGCATTTCATCCACCGGGCCTGAGTAGACCTTATCAACTCTCCCGAACCGGATGATATTTCCGGTATCAGCTTCAACCAGACAAACGAGTTTGCCAGGTTCGACACGATCTCGCCAAGTGACACCAGAGCGCAGTGTGTTGAAGTAGGGAGCATCCAATCCGATGATCGGTTTACGAAATGCTAGTAGTGGCACGTAACGTATGCAGCTGTTTAGGTGGAAATGCGCACCGGCGTCGTGGAGTTTAAGCCGGGTTTCGTTAATCGGGCATTTCGAAGCAATGCCGCAAAGGTCGCAGAGCAACTTCTGTTTGTTCAGACTAGTGTTTGATTCAATGGTGTAGGAGCCATCTTCAAGACGGCGAACCCAGCGCGTGCGTTTAAGATCCATAATTCTTGTTCAAATAATTTTGTCCGGGGCAACGATAACGGATAAGGCGCACCGGAGTTTGCAAATGCCTGTTTACTTATTCACTTTATTCACAGGCCCGATCCAATATTTAGATCCCCAGAGAGATCCTACAGAAGATCAAAAGAGATCCCAGATCGTCTCCAGCGCTTGCGGTTACTGGCTTGAGAAGGGGTTACTATCCACTATAGGGAGCAAAATAACCACTGTAGAGAGCATAATAACCGCTATGAAGAGCAAAACAACCTCTCTGGAGAGTAGTCGGTATCCACTGTAGTGAGTAGGAGACAATGTTTTAACTGGATAACTCCGAGCCTGTTTTTCTGCGGCAGATGGCTGATATTCTTGGAAATATTGTAAATTTTGCGCTGCGGCGTGTTTATTTCGATCACACATTATCCCCAGAAGGGGAGTGATGCCTGATTTTGTAATTATCTGATTTTTATACACAGGCCCGATCCAGTAATTCAGATCCCTGTTAGAACCAAAGAGAACCACAAAGACCCAAAGAGATCCCCGGCCCCTGCAAACCGTTGTGCCACATGGCTTTAGAGGTTATCGATATCCACTATAGTGAGAATAACAACCACTATAGAGAGTAAATCAACCACTATGGAGAGTAGAAAAACCGCTGTAGGCGGTAGGATAACCACTGTGATGGGTGCTACTATCCACTGTAATCAGTAAAGGCACCCAAGCCGTCGAATAAAAAGAGACATTTGGAATGAGCGTAAACGACAATAAAAACATTGCGATAAGCGAAGCATTTTCCGAAACAGACAAAAAGACCGGCGAAGTTGTTACGTTAGTTCCTAACACCAACAACACAGTTCAGCCTGTTGCTCTGATGCGTCTTGGTCTCTTCGTTCCGACGCTGAAATCGACATCCAGGGGTAGAAAGGGGCAAATGGTCTCTATGGACGCCTCCGCTGAACTCAAACAGCTGTCTCTGGCCAAAGCCGAAGGGTACGAGGATATAAGGATTGCTGGTCTTCGTCTTGATATGGATAACGATTTCAAAACATGGGTGGGCATCATCCACGCGTTCGCCAAGCACAAGGTTGTTGGTGACACCGTCACGTTGCCGTTCGTCGAGTTCGTCAGACTTTGTGGCATACCAACAGCCAGATCGTCCGCGAAGTTACGTAAGCGCCTGGACAGCTCTCTAAGTCGTATCGCCACAAACACCATCTCATTCCGCAGCAAAGGCTCTGAAGAGTATTACGTTACGCACCTTGTGCAGACGGCAAAGTACAGTACCAAGAATGACACGGTCGAACTGAAGGCCGATCCTAAGATTTTCGAACTTTACCAGTTCGACAAAAAGGTGCTTTTGCAACTTCGGGCCATCAACGAACTCTCCAGAAAGGAATCCGCGCAGGCGCTCTACACCTTCATTGAAAGTTTGCCACCAGACCCGGCGCCAATCTCATTGGCTCGCTTACGCGCCAGACTTAACTTAACCAGCCGTACCATTACCCAGAATGCGACAGTCAGGAAGGCGATGGAGCAACTGCGAGAGATCGGCTATCTCGATTACACTGAAGTGAAACGCGGCAGCTCGGTCTACTTCGTCATCCACTATAGACGGCCGAAGTTACGTTCGGCACTGCCGCCATCTATGGCCACGCCTGAAGATCCAGAAGATATCTTGTCAGGTGATGATCCGGAGGACATTATCGATGTTGCTCCTGAAGAAAAAGACGGGGAAATGGTCATGTTGAGCAAGGAAGAACTGGCGATTCTCGAAGAGCTGCGCAAGGCAAAGGCTCGCAAATAGCCCAACCACTGTAGAGAGTAAAAAGGCTCACTATCCACTGTAGTGAGCCTTTTTGTTTATCGGAAATGCAATATCCACTGTAGTGAGTAAAAGAAACCGAAGAATAACCACTGTAGGCAGTGCGCACAAATCGCGAAGTAAATGTTAGTGGTTGCAAACATAGATAAAACAAGGGCTGAGAGGTTAGCGGTCACTGGGTATCTCTGTTAAGTCTACTCTCTACAGCGGTTATCGTCGCTCTCCTCATTGTTGACTATCCACTGTGAAGAGCAGAATTGGCTGACTTGACCTCTATCCACTGTAGTGAGTGGATATCCGTTTAAAACAGCGAAGATTTACTCTCCATAGTGGATATCCGCTGGAGGGGGCATTCCATCACTCTCTATAGTGGTTGTTTGTAGTCAGTGAACGCCTGTTTACTCACTACAGTGTATAGCGACCCCGATAATCACCAATTTACTCACTACAGTGGATAGTTGATATCGTGGCAGAGGGTTTGCTCACTACAGTGGTTGGGGTGCATACCTGAAGGGTGTTCTACTCGCTACAGTGGTTATGAGCCGGATTCACACGCGGTGAGCTGGCTACTCACCGCAGTGGATAGTGTTATCAGTGGATTTTCTTCAGCAGACCCCAGAGTGTCCCGGCCTTCGTTGCGAGCTTACCTGTTTCCGGATCGTACATGCGCCATTCACGTCGCTGGTGGACAATATACCCATCTTCACGTTCCAGTCGTTCCAGTACGCCGGACTGCTTGAACCCTTTGGCACGCCAGGTGATGCTGCCAACTTACTGATTTAGTGTATGATGGTGTTTTTGAGGTGCTC